TGGTACGGGTAGCCGGACTTGAACCGGCAAGACCTAATGGTCGAGGGGTTTTAAGCCCCTTGTGTTTACCAAATTTCACCATACCCGCATAAATCATTTATATTATACTTCAATATTAGGTTTTGTATAACACTTTATAAATAAAGTCTGTTGTGTATACCAATTCCACCAACCCGGCTCAAGCTTCATTGTAACCCAATAATGGGAAATTTACACGTTATAGCGCTACTTTCGGAGATTGCTTAATAGATCAATCATTACTAAGCTCGAGCAGCTGGCGACGCCACTGAAAAGCGCTGCATCATTCTCACCAAGAGAAATTGAAAAGATCATCACGACGATGTTTATGCCCAGAAGAAAATATGAAAATACGAGATGGTGCAAAAATCCCAACTTACACCTCGACTTTGTATCCGACTTCAACAAGCTCACCATAGTCAGGAACAAATCCTAACTGAACCGTATTTGTCTCTTCAATATACTCCCAGTCCCATGTTGGAGCTCTTTCAACATAGACAACTATCGACTTGACAATAGGATCAGTCTCAGTTAAAACTATGCTACTTTCTCGGCTTGTGATAAAGGATGACTCTGAAAGCCATAAGGACCAGTCCTCGTCACAAATATCTAATGCGCTTTTGTTATACAGGCCTGCGAGCTCTTCATACTTCCAGCCATAATCCCACAAGATGCCACAGTCACTTTCACTGTCGTTTAACGTAGTAATTGATACAGTGTCATGCCGAACATCAACAAATAATGCCTGCAACCAATCATAGAACGCCTGTGCAGATATACTGCTCTGCTCATCCTCATCTGAGATTAAGAATAATAAAAAATCAGAATCGGGTCGAAAAAATTCAATTCCAGACGAGGAAGATAGAAATGTGTATGTCGATGCAAAACCTTCTTCATAGATTGTCTGCGGCAAAAGGCTTGGAGCCATCATCATGTCTATTGGGCTTGAACTAGAATCATACGGCCCTACAAATCCGAGACGAGTGGAATCAGCTGTAATATACCCAAATTTATAATCTAGGGTCAAGCTCTCAATATCAGACCTTAATAGTTCCATCCCGCTTGAAACATTTGAAAAATTGTCGCTCATAGAGCAGGATGTATCAAGAGCAACAAGAACGTCTATCTTCTCAACTTGGTCTACTTGCACAAATGAATCAATTACTACTCTAGTCTCTGAGTGGTCTATTACTGTAAAATCTTGCGAACAACCTGTCGAGGCTAGCAATACTATAAAAGCTACCCAGCTCTTGACTACAAAGGCAAAAGCATATTTTTCAAATCTCGTAACTCTGTCTATGATACTCAGACTCATATCTGCCTATTAAATACATATGAGGCAAATACCTTACAGCCGAGTATGCTATGAAAAGTTCACATATGGCTTCAATAAATCATCTACTAGGCTCATCAGCTTCTCACAAAACACCGCGACATCTCTCTGTCTCATCATAGAAACAGATGGATTTTCACTTCCATCAAGTGATTTATATTTTTCTAATACAGATTCTCTAACCTTAAGTAATTTTTGTAGATCTTCCTGTTGCATAACTCTTTCCTGTTTGTTATATATGCGTAATTCATACTCAGCTTGAGAGGCCCAGTAAAAACATACCTGATTATCATATCATTTAAGATATCGGGTAATATCTGGTGCTGTCTGAGAGCATCTGCGCTGTATTAATCGTACAGCACGTCTAGAACTTCGTAGTAGCTGACGCCTTTTGGTGTCTCAAATTCAACTGTTTCACCTGCGCTGGTGCCAAGAATTGCTCGGGCAAGAGGAGATTTATAGCTTAGCTTTCCATTCGGAATGTCTGATTCAGTTTCGCCCACCACTCTGTATATATGCTGTGTGTCTGTGTCACAGTTAAGCAGCTTTGCACGCACACCAAAGACAACCCGACCGTCCCTTGCTAGATGATAATTTGTCATAATTTCAGCGGTAGAAAGAAAGTTTTTAAGATAAGAAATGCGTAATTCGTTAGATTGCTGACGATCCTTGGCATAGTCAAATTCCGCATTTTCACTAATATCACCGTGACCTCTTGCTGTTTCGATCTCATTAGCTATTTCAATACGAACTTTCGATGTGCGATGATTTAGTTCAGCTAAAAGATCATTATACCCCTGCTGTGTGATTGGATTTCTCATCTTCATCCTCCTTGTCTTGAATGCCCTTTACAAGCCAGCTGCTACTCTGAATTTTTCCGCCGCCGATACCGAATAACATCTCTATTCCAAGATTCTCGCAGACATCCATCTCAGGTGTATTTTTGTCTCCTCTGTCTCCGCCATTTGCAAAGTAGTCCAGACTAATAACCTTCTTTAGATCAGTGAGTGATTTACAAACTGTATTATCATAATCTGATGCCTTGACAACTTCGATGACACCACGAATTGAATGCAGAATTTCCGCTCTCTCTTGCCATGGCATAAAGACATAATCTTTCTTTCTTGTCAGCCATTCATCACTATTCAAAATAATAATTACATCTCCATGCTCTGCAGCTTCTAAGATCATTCTCACATGTCCAACATGAATAGGATCAAATCCACCACTAACAGCCACTGTCTTTCTTTCACTCATGATCACTCTCCTATTAAAATGAGATCATCCTCAAAAAACTCACCAACAAAGTTTGATGACATTACTACCATCAAATTAACAAGCTCACCTGTTCCTCTAGCGTTGTTGTAACCTGCAAAGGTCCTTTCACTAATATCAACAATAAGCCCATATTTCTCTTCAGGTTCTAACCCGATGGACAACATTGCTGTATCATTTAATTTCACAAGGTTTCCCGGTTGCATTGAAATGATATTACAACTGCAACGAGACTTTTACAAAGATTATCCCACACCCTCAAACTTGGGAAGCGTCACGTTATTATCTGAGCCTGTGAGTGTACCTGTTAGCACTGGGAACTGTGTTGTCTCTATGCCTGTCAATCCTGCAACCACGCTAAAGCTTGACGGGCTAGGATCTGCATCATTACAAAACCAGATCTCCTTACACCGTATTTCTAGTCGATCAGTTGTCTGGTTGCCAGAGACTAGCAGATAATTATTCGTCGCATGGTTTCCACTTGTTCCTGTGACACCATTCTCTGTAAATCCCACTCTTATCCAGTTATCAGATGTGTTATGAACGACAAAGAATCGTGTCACATATGGAAACTTGACTCGGATGGGGATGGAGTGCAACTCGCTCGAATTCGAGCTAGTCACATACGGAACACCCGAGACCTCATAGGCTGGAACAAAATTTGCGCCTTGTTTTACTCTGTTATCAATGCCCACTTAAAATACCTCACTCATGCAATATTAAATATATTCTGTTGGACGAAATTGTGAATATCATTATTCTATGATTTATCCTGTGTCTGTCTTGAACTTCCTATACTCCTCAACAATGTCATGACAGTCACTTTCATCTTGATTTTCCGGTGCAATGCCACACTGTGCCATGTAGAAGTGAGTAAGCTCATGAACAAGAATGTCATCTGACGGCTTGTCACAATCAGAACAAATGAATGACCACGCAATATTAGGAAAAACGTACGTCGTTACTCCGTAGAATTCTTTTCCAGCAGGTTCATCCTTTGTAAACGTCATAATGTTTCTATCATTTAGTTTTTTATCAGGAATAATGTGAATATTAATCAGACCATCTGTGCATGGAATTGCTTGAAGACTAGATACCCGCTTAGAAACAAATGGCACAGCCTTTCTCGTTAGAGCATTAAGCCTTTTAAAATCATCATGTGTGGTTGCATCAGAATATACAATTGTCTCACCCGTAACAGATGATGCAAAGATCTGACGAGACCCGACATATGGACCTGCATTGGTTCGTGATTGCGAAACAAGAGACACATGTGTCGGTTCTGCACATGCAAGAAGAAGAGAAATAAGGGAAAGTCTAAAAATCACTAGTATTACCTCCTACAAGATAATACCACAAGCCCTGGTATGTTGCACGAAACTAAGACATCACGGTGCACTGCGATGATGCTAGTTAGATTTTGCCCATGCCATCGTTACTTTCTGAACTTCGTCGCTGGGAAATTGTCCCCGATTTTTGACAACATAGTTAATAAGGTCTGTTTTAGACATATCGCCTGCTGCGATGTGGCCTTTAAGCATCCCCTTGACAGCGGCTGCGAGCTTGGAGCTAAGAAGATGATCTTCAAATGCTGAATCAGGCGTTACACCTTTCTGCTTAGCTGCATCAAGTACGTGTTTCGGATTGTATGCTTCGGAGTCGGAATCTACTGCTGCCGCATATTGAGAGTCTGCACCGGCAGGAAATTTCGCTGCCAGACGAACCATCTTTGCTGCAACGTGATCTGGCCCACCTGGAGGATACATCTTTCTGATCTCCTCAGCAGATGCCTCAGGTAAAAGGTGCCTCTCTAGCTCCTCTCTGATGATTCTTCGTAGTTGATCTTTGCTAATTTTCATTGTGGTGTGCCCCTGCAAAACATTATTAAATATTCTCTTTGATGTGTATTTTCACCAGTTCTGCTAGTTGTAATCCTCATCATCTACTGTTATCTTTCTTGTAAGGTAATCGACGTTTTTATCTCCGGACTTAATCCGTGCCATGACAAATCTAGGGTCAGCCATGAGTTTGGAGCGAATCTCATCCATCTCATCACAAAAGTCGAGGAATTCCTCAATTAAAAACGCGATAGATATTCTGTCTACCATTATAACAATTGAGTCAGTCGTCTCTTCGAGCCATGCGTTTTCTGTTAGCAGCTTGGGCTCTTTCATTTTCGACTCTCTGCAGATTGTGTTGCGACCATGTTTTCATCCCGCCTGCTGTTAAAACTCGCCAATAGAGCTTATGAGGCTCATCCTGACAAATGATTACTCCTAGTTCATCATCCCTCTCGTTTTTGACGAGAGTTCCTGGTAAATAACTATAGCGTTCTTGACTCAAGCTCATTCTTATTGAACCTTGTGCAGCACATAAAGCATAGATGTGTATTCAGGCATACCTGGTGCTGTTATCTTCTTAGGCTTTTTTCCCAGCAACCCTGGGATCACATCAACATCACGAGCTCGAAATATCACCTTGTGCTCTGGAAACTGGCTAACAAGATCTATCTCCGACAAAATCAAGCCTCTGAGAAAATTCTCTGAATCTGCATATTCTTTATAACACGATCTCTCCCACGTGTTCACGTCGGTTATCATTGTTTTGATAACAATGTACTCTGGCGATATCACTCTCCAGCAATTTGCAATTGCTTCAAAGTATTCAAATGATGGAAAGTGGTAAATGACAGAGAATGAAATAATCATATCAAAGCGCTTCTTAATCAAGCCTCTAATAGCTCGATTAAATGTGGGCTTATCAACAATTACATCTGTTGTTGCATGCGGAATTGACTTTTTCGCAACGTCAATCACCTCACTAGACACATCAACAAGGTGAATGTCTGTCTCCGGAGAGAGCATTTCTGATGTCCAGCCAGATCCAGGGCCCCAGTCAAGAACACTATGCACACGTGCTAGCTCACACTCATTTAGGCATTTTTGGAATGCTGTCTGTGTGTAATACTTCTTCTTTCTAACTGCGTCACCGATCTGCTTAATATGTCTCCAGCCAGGTGACACCTCATTCCAAAGCTCTGTTAGCTTGCTGTGGATGTCTTTTTTCTGGATGTTCTCGATTTCTTTGCCGTCGGTTTGGTTGTTGTGCTTTTTGTTTTCTTCTTTTCAGCAACTTTCTTCACCTTCTTCGGTGGAGATGGTGACACTAGCTTTTTCTGCGGCTCTTCTACCTTTGACTCTACTTTAATCTCTTCTACCTCTGGCTCTACCTTGGGTTCCTCTTGAGCTACAGGACGAAGGTCATCCCATGTTGGAGGAGCTTCTGGTCGAAATGCGTCCCAGAGATCATCGTCTCCAAGTGCATACTCTGAAAGCAGGGAAGCAATTACTTCCTGTGTAGGTGGTGAAACACCCCTTCTAACAAGAGCACTCACAAAATCCTCATATGTTCTTATCTTGTGTTGCCTGATAAATGTCTCAGGATCAACTCGCCTTCGCTTAGTAAAAAAATCCCAGCTCATTCCCATAACAAACTCCTCATGTCACATCAGAAATAATTATGCCACACTATGCAATCATAACTGCGACTCTTAAATATCCATCTCCTTAATCATATCCAGAATAGCTGACTGGAATCTTGGGTCTGCAGAAATACGTTTAATATTTTCTCTAGTTGGCTGAGCATCATATAGTGAGCAAGCATTTGTAGCAAACTTAGACATCGCTGAAAGAAAAATATTTCGAGCAGTGGAGTGATTCATTTTATCTCCACTGTCTGTCATATGTTCTGCAATTTCACGATAGCCCAAGCCACTTTCAGAAGCTCTAACTGTTGCATATCCATGTGTTGTCTTAAATCCCTTTGGCATTGACATTTACTTGCCCTCCTTTTGTGATACTAATTTAGCTTCTGATCCTGTCAAATTAAAGTCACTGGTATCATTAAAATTCTCTGCGATTCCAAAGCGTAGACGAAGAATTTGCTCCTCCCTGGGACTGAGCCTTTGCAGGCAATCACGAACCACGAGCAAGATCTTTTCCTTGTCAATTATTCCGTCTATGTCAATCTGATTAAAGTCAGGAACGACTTCGGAAATAGATCTGTTACCATCCTTGTTTCCAATTGTTCCATCAATAGAAATCATATTTTGAAACTTAATTGATGCGAGGCTTGCGTTAATCATATTCTCAGATACACCCAAGATATCTGACAGTTCAGCAATGCTTGGCTTTTGACCCAGATCTTCCTCATATTCCTTCGTAACTGCTTGAATCTTATAAGCCAGTGATGCGGTATGTGCCGGAACCTTAACAGTATTCCTACTTGTTCCGATATGACGACACACAGACTGTTTAATCCACCAGCTAGCATATGTACTGAACTTGAATCCTCTGCGCCAATCAAACTTTTCTACAGCTTTCATTAGGCCGATATTTGACTCTTGAATAAGATCCTCGATATTGCACCCACTTCTATAGTATTTTTTAGCAATACTAATCGCAAGTCGTAGGTTAGATTCAATCATTATGCTTCTTGCTTCTTGATCTCCCTTTTCAATTCTTTGTGAGAGCATTACTTCCTCCTCACGTGTGAGAAGATTAGTCTTAGAAACATCTTTAAAGTATGAATCGAGCGATTGTGACATTATGATTCCTGTTCTTTAGTGGGGTAAGCTTATTTTATACTGGTTCTTTTTTATTTGCACGTCATGGGCTATGATAATGTAGACACACAAGGGTGTTTGAAAAGGCCCATGAGATAAAAAGTTATGCAGACTGTCTATTGTGCTTTGCAGCTGTGTAGTTCAAATGTGCAATTTTACGAGATCGCCTTACCTCAAGCTCTCTGTAGATGTAGCAAAGCTCGACTTCGATGCCTTCGCGTGAATCTCCCTTTCGCCTACTACGAAGTCTGTTTGTGAGACTTGCATAAATCCGAGACAGATCGCCTTCATCCATTTTGCTAAGTTCATCAAAGCTGTACATTCTCATTTGTTACTCCTTGCTAGATGCATTTCAATATTACTACATTCTAGCAAAGTTTACACGTATTAGACAACGTTTATAAAGCTTCCGAACCTATCTTTAATGAGATTTCGAAGATCTTGCTTACTAGTTCTTACACGAACCTTAACTGCGTAGCGCTTTCCAGATTTGGAACCGATCTCTCTAATTTTTCCTACAGATTTTATTGCCTTGTTTGATCTCGCCCAGCGCAATCCCAACTGCAAGTCTGACAAATATGCTGCAACTATCGTTGCTGTCCTAGCTTTAGGCTTTTTCATCACACTACGATCGGCTTGCCTTTAAATGTGACCCTTCTGCCATCCATAGTCAAAACTCTGACCATTTTTACACCAGGTAGTCTCTTGATTAGCTTGCTTAAGGACAAAAGATTCTTGTAGTCACTACCAGATCTGGGCAAGTACTTTACATAAATCTCAAGCATCGTCTTTCCCTTTGGCGTTCTTTGTACGGGTTCCTTCTGGCCTACAACAGAAACTGTTGGCAGCACTCGAACACGTGTAAGTGTGTCAGGTACATGAGCGTTTGTTGTCATAGTCAAAAGACATGTGACATTAACGAGATCTCTTTTAAGACGCAGCTCTTCCTGTTCTTTAAGAATGTGGCCCACAACTAATCTAAGTTTTGACTCTTCTAGCATAGTATGATATCCCAGCCATAAATATCATGGGAAAACTGAAAGGCTAGAAATCATTATTCTGTTCTGAATCTGGGTCATCGATCATTGCACATCCAACAGTTAGCATCATGCCTGCAGCAGATGCAGCATTTTCAAGTGCAGCTCTTACAACCTTGAGAGGATCGATAATTCCCATAACAAGCATATCACCATATTCATCCGTCAGCGCATTATATCCGTGATTTGTCTTCATTCTCTTAATCTTTGCTAGTACAAGATCAGGTGTACCGCCTGAATTTTCTACTATTTGTCGGAGGGGTGCCCTGCATGCATTCTTAACCACATTAACTCCTACTTCATAACCTTCAAATTTCTCTGCTCTGTCTAGCTTAAATTCAGATGCTCTAACTAAAGCAACTCCGCCGCCTGGTACAATTCCCTCCTGCATAGCTGCTCGTGTTGCGCTCAAAGCATCATCTACTCTATCTTTTCTTTCTCCCAGTTCAGACTCTGTTGCACCGCCCACACGTAAAATTGCGACGCCGCCGCTTAGTTTCGAGATTCGAAGACGTAGAGCGCTGTACTCATCCTCATCAGCATCATCAGATTCCATCTGACTTTGTAGCTCAAGAATCCGGGCAGAGATCTCCTCCTGTGAGCCTAGCCCACCAATGAAGACAGAAGCACCTCTTCCTATGATAACCTTCTTACATGCTCCGAGATCACTAAGATCAATGCCCTCCAGAGAATCTCCAGACACTGCTGTGAAGACCTTTCCATTCACAGTGACAGCTAGATCCTGCAGCATGCTAACACGAGATTCACCGAAGCCTGGCGCCCGGACAGCACACACCTTAAGTGATCCCTTCATCTTATTGACAACTAATCCCTGTAGTGCATCTCCGTCCACATCATCTGCAACAATAAGCAGGCTTCGTTGCTCATTTAGAACTTTTTCCAATACCGGTGTTATCTCCTTCATGTTGTCTATTTTCTTATTACAGAGAAGAATATACGGATCATTAAGCTCTGCTGTCATCTTATCCTGGTTGGTGACAAAATAAGGAGAAAGATAACCTCTTTCTATCTGCATTCCCTCAACAATTGTCAGGCTGCTATTAAATCCCTTAGCCTCTTCGACTGTCACAACACCATCCTTTCCAACTGCATCAATTGCCTTGCATATTAGATTACCGATCTCTTCTTCTCCATTTGCAGAAATTGTTGCAATCTGTCTAATCTCATTATCACCTGCAGCAGGAATAGAAATATTCTTTAAGTTTTCAATGACCTGATGAACTGCAAAGTCTATTCCCTTTTTTATCATAGATGCAGAATATCCTGCAGCAAGCATTTTTAATCCCTCTGCATAAATTGCCTGTGATAGCACTGTTGCAGTAGTTGTACCATCACCTGCAACATCAGCAGTGCGAGATGCAGCCTCCTTAATCATTTGAACACCTAAATTTGAAAAAGAATCCCTAAGATTAACCGCACGTGCAACAGTTACACCGTCTTTTGTTAGTACTGGGTGCTGGCCAGGTTGCTCAATTACAACATTTCTACCTCGAGGTCCCATTGTTACCTTCACAGCATCTGCTAGAATATTAATTCCCTGCAGCAAATCCTCTCTAGCGTCAGTATCAAACCTAACAATTTTAAATCTATTTTGCATCATAAATTCCTATTCGGTGAAACTAGCGTCGCTTAAAGCTTCAATATTGACTCTTGCTTTCACGCCGTCTCCCATGTCAATTTCAACACTATCAGAGCTATTCTGTAAACCTTCCTGAAGCGGTGCCTCACTTCCAAATGCCTTTTTCTGAACATTGGCGGCATTTTCAACTACTCTTGTAATGGCAACTGTCGCCTCATGTAAAAGATGATCTCTAAGAAGATCAAGCGACACAAAAAGTTCTGCATCTATACTTTCGAGTGGTACTCGACTTGATTTTTTGTCAGGCAGCTCAATTACGTACGACTCCTCCTCGCCCTCGAGTGTTCGTCTTGAAATTTGCTCAACAACCCTTGCGGGAAAAATTCGTGTATCTTTCTTCGACACAAGATACACAATCTGACTAACCTGATAACCCATCCATGACTCCTGAGCAGATTATACAGCAAAAACTTGCGCAATATACAAAAACAGCCCGCATTGCGGGCTGTTTGTACTGGAAGAATCTAATCTCTACTTAAAGCCAATTCCTGGAAACATCATGTTAACAAGGCCTTCTCTGCTGTTCTCAGGCTGATCATCCCCATAAAGCCAGGAGCTATCAGATCTGTAAACACCCAGTTCTTCTAGGATGCTCTGGATTTCTCCTCTGACTGCTTCCCGAAGCCTTGCTTCGTCAAGTCTTTCTTTCTCAGCTCGTGCAACCGCCTCACGAAGCTCACCATCATCTATTTCAAGAGTTTCATCATCTGCTTGTGAATCTTCGTTGAGAGTATCTTCGCCACCCTCAGCATCTAGATATGACTCTAGACCGGGATCTTCTCGCTTACTACGATTTCCTGCTTCTTGCAGCATACCTGCCTGCTCATCACCAGGCAGACCAGCTAGCTTGGCAAGTCTGTTTATATCAAAATTCATTGCTTATCCTCCAGCATAAATTAAGTATTTAGCTTTGAGAAAAACATCCCTAGCTAGTCATCTAGATTCTGACGAATTCTAGAAGAAATCGCCTGGCCTTTTTGAACCGCTGTCGAGAGAGGTTCCAATCCCAACGCTACTCTAACCAGATCAAATGTGTAGCCATCAAGATTTTGCTTCAGCACAACCATGTCCGCATATTGATGCAAATCCCACTGTGACACAGGGACATCCTCACCCTCAAGCCCAGGTTCATAGTCACCTGTCTCACGAGACTCGAACATGTAGAGGAGACAGGGCATCTCCTCTCCCTCAGGAACAATAACAAACGGAATACTTGATGTCGATCCGTCTGCATTTTCCTCATAAAGAATCTCAGGGATCCAATTGCTTTCACTCATTACCACTCCTGTCTACCTCGGAATTATTCCATTTATAAACGGAAACGTTTATAGCAGCTAGAGAGAAAGCTTTTCTCTAACATTATCGAATAGCTCCAGCAGCTGGGCTTTTTGTTCTGGAAAGTCTTTGCCCAGCTCGTCGGTCAAAGCACTAAATCCCTGTTGCCATTCTCCAAACATGCCATCGATCCATTCAGGAATCTCTTGACTTCTCAGCGCATTTTCAAGAGCAGCTAGATCGCCTGTCACCTCTGCACTATGCTTTGCCAAAAAGTCAGAGATTTTACTTATATCAACATCAACACCGATAAAGCTGCCATACTTGGTGACCATTTCCTGCAAGTCGGAAGACCTTGAAATATCATTCAACTTACTAGCAACGCGATCGAGGTCACTTGATAGACTTTTCTTTAAGGCAGAAACATCTCCCATACTTAGATTCTCTGCCTCCTTGCCTGCCACTTCTGAAAAATGCTCAGCTACAGATGGAAAAATCTCTAGAAAACCCTTGGTGCCCTTTTTATTAATATCTGCTAAAATTTTTGAAAAATCAGCCGCGAGATCACCGCTACCAACTCCAAGGTATTGAGCTATTTTTCCTGGCTTCACATCAGCCAGGAACATTGCTGTAATCGCTCCTCCGAATGTCGTTAGAGACTTTGGAACTCTGAAAAAGAGCCACTGTGCAGGCTCTTGCCCGTATAGCTCATAAAATGTCATAAATTGATTTTCCTGGGCTCTCTGGCCTAGCTGGAAACCCACCTTACCTATCTTCTCGCTAAGAAGGTCTCTCACAATATGTTTTAACTGTTCACGATCAGAGGACACCAAACATCTCCCTTCTCTCTGCAAGTGTACGAAGCTTTAGGTCAACACCTGTCTGCTCCCTATAATAATTAATTAGCTCCTTCTCAAAATCATTCAACCACTGCTCCTTTGTCCTCGAATCACGACGAGAAAATCTTTTACGCAGCGGTGAGGGTATTCCTCGAAGAATCTCCTTCTTGACAGTCACCCAGTCATCGCAATCTCCAACATAGGATGCAACAAAGCGTAGCTGCTCTAAGATCCTATTCATTCCTTGGTCAGATGCTTCCATTGTACCTTGAAATTAAGCCCTGTAGTGCCCGAGTCACACTTGCAACCTCATTTGTAGATCCTGGAGAGCTCTCAGCAGCAATTGATCTTGGGTCTGGAAGATTTAAAGTTGACACAAGCTTAGCAAACTCCTCGCGGTCCCTCTCTGCATCAAGATCAATACCAGACTGTTTTAGTCTACGTAACGGCGAATTTTTAAGCTGAGATCTGATACCATAGTTTCCACCTCTAAAATTTCTAAAATAAACTGCACCCTGTGCAGGTGAGAAGTCAAAAAACTCTGATGATCTGCTGTTACCATTCTCATCTGTTAGTGTGATCTTAAAGTCTGGATGCAGGTGAAACAAGCCTTTTCCCTTCACCTGAACTAGACCTGCCTTTTTAAGCATGTAATACTTCCGGAGCACATCTGCTGAAACAGTGTAAACAGCAAGCAACGCGCCTGAAATATTCTCTCCCATGCTTCGAAGAGCGGGTAATACCACATCCCTATACTCCTCTTTGCTTATCTTAGCGAGGATGCTCTCTATCTCAGGCAGGTCATTCTTAGACCGATAGTCATTTATCACATCCCTTACAAGTATCAACCTCCTGTTCACCTCAGCTGCTGTTGGATCCATGTTTATAAGATCTGCAATATCTTGGTTTTGCGGCTTAGGGTTTGAAGCAAAAAACTCACCTTTGTCAAAGTCATACTTTAGTGTGGGCTCTCCTGCTTGAGCGTTTGGAAGCTTTACCTCGATGCCGAGCATTCCGCTGGCCATGGGAACATAGACATCAGATACAGAGTTATCCTCTCCGCTTTGTACTTGGAGACCAGCTGCCTTGAGATTCTCACCTACATCAATCTCATACACATATCCTGCCTTCCGTTGGCCTCCGGTGACTCCAGCAATTCCAAAAATCACCATGAGGTCATCGAGATCAGGCATGACATATGCTGGATACTTGCTACTGGGGTTAGGATGCTCATCAGGTGCAAGCTCAATGATGCCCCTCGTGCGATCAGGTGATAATCTATCGTACATAAGGTTTAATATCTTATTGATATCATGACGATCATCGACACCTGGAGCCAAGCCAAGCCTAACTAGTTTGTTTGCACCTGACACATTGATTATTTTCTGTATGTCATTTCCGAAAAAATCAGGTGATTTAAGAATGTCAAAGATAACTCTTGACTTTTCAGTGAAGGATTTCGCGCTCTCATATGTCTCAGAACTCTCGTATAGCAGCTCTCTAACCTTTTGTCTAAAGCGCAGCTCAGCTAATTCACTTTCTGATGGGGCTTTAGAAATTGTAGCATTGATCACATCGATGGCCTTGCGGGCCTCATCCCTTACCTTCTCCGAGCTGGCATTTAATCTGTGTCCAATATATTCCTCAAATCTTTCTAGAGCTTCTCTAAATTCAGGTGTGTTCGCCATCAGCATATGAGACAAGAGATCCTCAAAGGTTCTGACAGAATTCTTATCCTCTACCTGCACGCCTAGCTTAGGAAGGTAATCATCAGGATCAGGTATCCTTCCTGATACATCTTCGACACCGTTAACTTTTTCACGTAGTCCGCCTGGAAAAGCTATTGTGTACTTAATAACCCTGTCTGATGTTGACTCTCTCTCACCTTTTATTTTAGCTAGAAGAGAAAACATTAGCTTATGATATTCACCCTTAACCTTTCCTTCTCCCCCACCAGAAAGTTCCCAGGATGTATCATCCATGCTAACACTTGGAAACAGGTCAACCTGAAATAATTGACCTGTTTCTGCATCCTTGACCATTATGGCGATAAGCTGTCCCACCTTTAACACACGCGGTACACCTTCGACCAATTCATCACTGAGGTATGGCGAACTCAACATCTTTTGGTATAGTGTTTCCTTATCAGGCTCACTTACAACAAGATCAATATCACCGATCATTTGCTTGTCAGTTGCTGTACTACCCACAGGTAAGAACTTCATGCCTGACGGTTCCAGTAGATTCTTCTCAAGATCTTGGATTATCCTATCAGCCTGCTGTCTGGATATTCTATCATCTGATGTTGCAACAATCTTATTTCCCTGATCATCCTTCTTTTTAAAGGCCTTTCCACCCTCGGAGAGAATCTTCATTAAAATCTTATTCACTGTTTCACTTAGATCTTTATCACCTTCTCGGTCTGACATTTTTGCCTTGCCGTATGAAAAGAATCCACGCAATCTATTAATGGGTGTAAAAAGACCGGTTAACTTATAGGTCTTATTATTGTGTGTAAAGACAATGCCCTCTGTGGCGCGAGTAAATAAATCTTCATTAGCTTCAAGCCTCGCCAGGGCTACACGAATCCCCTCTAGTGTCTTCTCATCTTCAGATCCCAATCCAAAGTTAAACCCAGATTCAAATGCACCCCTAACACCTTTAACAAATCCTAGCAGATCTTCCTGATTACTAGCCTGGAGGGCAAGATCAAGCTTATCAATAATCATAATACCCAGTCGCTGAATGATATTCTCAAGCGGAACAATTGCTTCTTGAACTACTCTAGTCTTTACTTTGTCGAGCGATCGAAAGCGCTGATAGTCTTCGGGGGATACCATCTTCTTAAGTCGTAGTGCAACTTTTCCCTTTCCTGTCATAAATCTGTCAGCGACATCAGGAATCAGATCATCAGGAATAAATTTATATTTCTCACGAATAAACTCCTCTAGCCTCGCTTTAACATAATCACCAACTGTATTATTGCCAATTGAAAGCCCAACCTCTCCAACAACTGACTCTAAGTCTTTCTCTAGTTGCTCAAGTGCACCATCATCCTCTTTAAGACCTTTCATAAGAGAGGCCGTCGGCACCTTGTCCATAGTAAAAGCGTCTGTTGAAGACTCCCGCATCTCTGACATGAAGGATGACAGTGCATCCTGGTTAGCAGGCTCTTCTGTCAGAGAAACGGCAAGAACTGTCCTTAGAGAGTCCTCATCATATAAAATTGTATTAGGATTCTTTGAAACCATTATCTGTGATACCATCACAACCTCTCCATTTCTAAAGAGTGAATCCTGATATGGTAATGCTACGGGCTCTAGTGCCTCATAGGCAATTGCAAAACCTTCTGCAATGTTTGATCTATCTCCCGTATATGCAGACATAATCTGATTTAGCGTCATTCCGCCGCCAGCTCCACCTGCTCGAATTAGCTCTAGCCGTCGATCCTTTGCCCTCTGGCTCTGAAGGTCCATCTTAGTAAAAAATCTTAGCTGTCCATCAACAACTGTGAAAGCTAGAAACTGACCATCCATTTTTTCCTGAACATTCTCTAGTTTTCCTTCAAGCCCTAGACGGCCAATCTCAATAATATCGCTGAGAGGCATTCCTAGTTCTTCATACAGATTGTATATGTGTGCTTCCTCACCAGGCTTAGCGGTGTCTTTATCATCTTGCTCTGATAGAATTTTTATAGCAGAAAACTTTGTTGCAGCTCTTTTTATAACAATTTCTGAAATGGCTGGCTCATTTATACTGCCCAGAAGAATTTCAATGATCTTGTCCTTTTCATCATTGTTAAGAAAAGGAGGAAGATATCGCTTGGCTTCTTCTGCTGTCTCTGGAGAAGATGCGAGATCTCTAACTCGAGTACCTCTAACAGACTGCAACTGTGCAATATCCTCGTCAGACAGGTCCTTTCGAGCTTCTCCTTCTAACCCAGCATAATATCCCCTTAGTGCATCACGCGCTTCTTCTTCGGCGCGGGCCATTAGGCTATCTAACCTATCTGGATCCAGGTAGTCTTCTGGGCTTTCGGGAATGGCGCCGCCAAATTGGATCTTTCCCGCTGTCACAAAGTCTTTAAATTTTGGGCTTTTCATGTAAGGCATCATCGAAGATTTATCTCCATAGATAGTTACCTTTTCATACATGTCGGGATTCTCAACAAACTCCTCAAGATTCTTGAATATCGCTGTTACGGGTGCTCGAACTGCAGCGAGATCTCCCTGTTCATCCCTGGCCTGACTTTGCACCAGAACTACCTCGACGCCTGGGATTCTATCGAGTGCAGTCTTGTATATTTGAAAGATAGACTCAGCAACTTTCTCGTCATACTCTCTCTTTGTCTTGCCTATTCTTCTAAACTTCTGTCGAGGTGCCAGCGGCTTACCCCTCTTCCCGTATCTAATGGGCTCCACTTGCTGCATGCCGTAAAATAGATACACCTTGTCATTATCGCGTATCGCGTCAGCCAACCTTGCAAAATGTCCAGTTGTGAAGGGCTTGAATCCTCCGCCGTAAAGTCCAAGCTTCATTCTCTTCTCCTCGGCCAGTGCCCTTGCATCACTCTATATATTTCCTCGACAGCGCCGGGAAAATCTTGCATATTAATTGATAAATGTGCCCGAAGTGTTTCACCATCCAGGCGGATATCACACCACTCATTTGACGTTTCACTCTTCTTTGTCGAGACAAGATCACACAGCCTATCAACATGAATTGGCGAGAAGCCCCAGATGTCACAGCTAACATTGATCCTCTTTCCCCTAGTCCTGGGTGATATATGAATATGTCCATGAATTAAAAGATCATGATCAGAAAATAGCCTCTCGGGCACAGGATGGTGCTGCACTAGTGCTTTTTGTCCATTTGGCAGTGTGTAATTCATCTTTCTATGGCACTCATCAAATCCAACCTCCTTCATCTTCTTGAGACTCAGATCATGATTTCCCTTTACAAGAACCTTGTAGCCTTTTAGCTGTGACATTATCTCTGGCATTTTTTGCTTACCACACAAAAACATGTCACCCACAACTATCACTCTATCATCGTTGCCAACCACACCATTCCAATTGTCAATCAATGCACTATTCATCTCATCAACATTCGAAAATGGTCTATCACAATGCTTGATAATATTTCTATGTCCGAAATGTAAGTCTGATGTGAAAAAGTCCATTAGAGGCCAAACTCCTCCGACATCATTCTAACAGCAGCATCATTCATCTTTAGCAGCTTCTGGTAGTCTTTCTCATTTAAGCCTCTGGCTTTTTTCTGCTCTACATTTCTTCTAAGATTTTCCTCATAGTGTGCTTTAATGGCATTCATCATATCCAGCGCGTCATAGTCCCCTCCAGTCTCAAGAGTCAGAGCTAATCCCTTTATTCCCTTCACAAGAGATCTCATGTCTACATTGTCTTTGTCAACACCAGGATTTCCAACCAAAAGCGGATGAGGATCTAGAGTATCTCCCATAAGGTAGGCAGCAATATCTACCAGAAAATTGCCGATATCTGTACTCACATTTTCAATCTTCACATCTTTTTGAAACTTAGCAGGTACTCTCTTTCCCTCCCTAGACTTAATTGCCACCCCCTGGGTACCGACAGACATCACCAGATGGTCACCAAGAGACTTATATATGTTTCCTATCAGGTATCCCTTGACACCACGCTCTGGTGTATACCTACCCTTCATCCACTCTGCGTATCTCGGATACGTCGTGACTGTGTCTACTTGGACTAGCTCTCCACCAGGCAGTGTTACAATGACCATATATGGGCTAGAGCCCGGTTTTAGTGTTAGCTCAATATCAACTTCAGCAGGTCTAGCAGAATTTAAAAAATCAACAAACAATTGCTCATATTCTCGCTTGGCTGCATTTTCAGATTGTCGCCTGACTTTCTCATCATCTCCCTCTCGGTGAGTTACGGGAAGCTCTACCAGATAATCAATATCTCCATATTCTGCACTAGGTCTATCTGCAGCATCCTGTGAATAATAGCTTACAGACCCTACAGGCTTAATTGGCTTCACAGGATCATGACCTGTTGACTCAAGATATGAATTCCACTGTCCCAAGAGATTCTCATACACCTTTATTGCCTGGCCCACTAGGGTGGGATTTAACTTTTTATCGGAACCGCCGGGAATCTTTAATCCTCCCTCAGCGATCAAGCCGCTTCTAATTCCCAATCTTTTAGCACCATTTCTGAGATATCGAATTGCCTCGATTGCACTTTGAATTCTGTGTATCTCTTTTCTATTTTGAAGTCTTTTTGGACCACTCCTAAGCGTCCTTTTTAAGTGCTGAAGCTCGTTGATTATTCTATCAAGGTCTTCGACGTGACTTGTCGAGCCATATTCTGCTTCCGTTCCATCGTAAAGCCTTAGCATAGATTCACGAATAAGCTGTCTTAAAAGCTCTTCTGATCTCATAACATACCCCTATTGATAAGTATGATGAGACAACTGTTCCTACAGGTCGTTCCTGACAACCCAATCAGGATCAGAATCAACACCATCTAGCGCACCCTTCACACTTCCATGCACAAACATTCTAATATGGTCATCAGTTATCACATCTTCCTCTGTGAGACTAAACTGACGCCTGACATAAGTTAAAAATTCAGGTGTCATTTCTATCTCAAGATCTCCACCTGTTGGCAATGTTATTGTTCTTTTTTGCATGTCGAGCTCCGCATTTCTTTTATGGCTAAATCTTACCACAAAAAAGAAAAAATTACACGACTATCTGCTCATTAACTTTTGAACTCGCCTTCTAATCTCAGCAACACGTTGCGGACCGCCGGGTGTAATTGGAACAGGGGGTGTTGTATCCTCTGCACCCGCTTTCTCTTCTTCCTCTTCCTCTTCATCCTCAGCTGTTTCAGCAGCAGCCGGTTCTTTTTCTGGCTCTGCTGAAACCTTAGGTTCAGGAGGCTTAGCACCGCCTCCTGACATAGCAATATTCAAAGGTGGATCACTTGGATCTTGTGCATCAGCCCCAGTTACATTGTTTGTTAAAATTTTTGAAAACGCACTCATAAATGCCTGCAGTGCTTGTCTCTCTGGTGCTTCTAGCCTGTCAAAGTAGGCACGCATTTGTGCTTTGATTTCTCTGTCATCGACAGATCGCCCACTCCTTAGTGTCTTAATACTATCTGCAACACTATCGAGTGACACCTCAAGGCCCTCTCCAGAGTCATCTTCCACTGGCTCAGCATCATCAGTCGAAACAGACTCAGTGTCGTCAGTGGGCTTCGTGGCCTCTTCTTCTTCAGAAGGAAGGCCATCCTGTTCGCTAAGATCGTATATTGACTTATCTTGCTTCATCTGCTTCTCAATCTGTCCTTGCATTGGATCAGTTGACGAAATTGAGCGTTGTGCCTCCTTGATACTCTCTTCTGCTAAAATTTTGAGAAATAGCTCAACATCTCTAGCACTATCAAGTCTTATGTCACTCATTTCTTTTCTCCGTACCAGATTCTATTCTGCCAACGTTCACGATATAGCTTATTATATCTTCTTTGAGGAGTCTCCTCCTCCTGTGTGTGATTTTCATTCTTAGCAGCAGATGATTCCTTTTCACAGATATCATTTATAAATTTTTCAAATTCAAACTCTTGACTCATTATTGCCTCACATGAATTAATTATGCGGAGTTTTTTGTTGTTACGGTTAATTCTACATGATATGAATCGAGACCTTGTGCCTCAAATCTTGTCTCAAGAACATTGACGTTTTTAAATGACAAAACTGGTTCATCAGAAGCATTATGAAGCACATCTAGTGTCACACTGCTTCTATTTCCAAGCATAACAAGTGCCTGATTAGCGTCACATAAAAATGATATAGAGATAATACCGGGAGAAGATATGATCTTTTGAGGTAGAAAATCAAGAATCCTACCCATTATCTGAAAACGACAGAGAATTTCTGAAGGTGCTATATTATCGCCTAGCTGGGAGGCGGGGACTCTTCCCTTGAGAGAGTCACTCATAAAAATTGTGGTGCTAGACATCTTCGCTTCTCTCGATGAAATATTTTGTATCCTCAAATATCTCATCACAAAATTTGGCCAATATTAGATCTTGCTCTGTAACTGCATTTATTGAATGTGTATATGACTCTATGCTAACCACTCTATGCTCTATTTGAATCAAAGCGTGATGATTCATTCTTTCTTGCTCTAGTAATAATTCATCAATAAAGTATCTCATGTCATCAAATCTATCAAATTCAAAACTTTTGGCAATTCTTTCAGGCTCTTGTAAGATGACCCATTCTGGCTTTGAAACCTCGATAGGCAGTGGATCAGGTAGTGTGGTCTTCAGTGACCCCAGCGTCTGACCCACACTACTTGGCAAAGAACTACCCTCTAGTAATCTTTTGTCCACAAGATCTATCAGCGATTTCATATTATTTCCTTAAAAACTTTCCAGTTCTTTTGGGTGCAGTCTTCAACGCCTTTTCAAGAATTCCGTAAGCTATATCCTCATCTAAAATGACATCTTGAATCTTGTCAACTAGATCATTCATATACTGTTCAAAGTTTTGTGTTGTTAGCACTTCATCTGACACCTGCCGCCTGAAAGCACCATCAGCATTCATCTGTTGCATAAATGCTCTCATTCCGCCCTCCTTTGCTCCTTTTGTCTTTGCAGGATCAAGAATGGACTTTGCAACGCCCTGAATAAATGCAACAACAGCTTCAAATGAATTTCTAACGTTTAAATATTGCTGTGAATTAGGGTCCATGTCTCGAGGAACAACTGCTGTGTTCTGGACTCTTAGGTATCCTTCAATTCCATCTCCTGGAAAAGTTGCACTATCACCATCTAGCAGTGCATCTAAAACACTGGCTTCATCATCCTCATCGTAGCCTATACTCTCAACATAGTCTCGCATTGTTGATCTGAATAGATCATATGTTACACCTGTTATCTGCTTTTGTGCGTTTAGCTTCATTGGATCATATGTGCTTGGAATTTTTTTCTCGCTTGGAAATCCTAGCATTGTAGCATCTTCTGGGTTGAACCCGAATACCTTAAGATCATCATAAAGAATATTTTGAATATTATTGACCTTTAAGCCTGTCTCATCTGCAATTTTTTCTTTAAGTGCTTGCAGGGCTTTTTGTGACATCTTGAGATCAACTCCTTCCTGCTCTAGAACTTCATCACGTAGTTGCTTGCGAATCTTTGCTGCCTCATGCGGATTGATTGTCTCTATTGCTGCAACTGGATCAACAGATTCCTCAGGCTCAGAGACTTCTTGCTCAGTTTCATCAGCAAGCTTTCTAAGCCCTTTTGCATTGTCCTCCATTCCCATTGCCTCTAGTTCGTCGGCGCGATCTCTAAGGGCAGCAACAAGCTCAAGACCCTCAAATCCAGTCTCCTTTCTAACTTTAGCCATCTCCTTGGCTGGTACACGTGCTGCTGCTTCTGCTTTTCCCGCAGCAATGTATCCAGAGACTTCTTCTGGTGTCACCTCTCGTTTTGCAAATCTAAGCATCTCATTTGCAACAGCAACCCTAACGTCCTTTATCTCATCTTCTGAGAGCTTGCTTTTTCGTAGAATGTTCTGAATAACTGAGTTTTTTTGCAGCTGGCTCAAAACTCGAAGCTGTACAAGTCTGGGTTCTGCAGCTCTTGTCATCGGTTTCCCACTTTCAGGATCAACACCGACAATGTCTTGAAAAAATGCAGGATTCGCAACAATGTAGTCAACTATCTTATCTGCTGCTTCAGAAACGGGATCTTCTATGGATAGCTTTATATCATCAAGAGATTCATCATCATTATCTTCTAAGAGCAGCCGAACTTTTTCTCGAAACAATGTCTCGTCAAGAGTCTCCTCATAAGTCTTAGCATCATGCCTATCTAATGCATTGTCTAAAAGCCTGTGAAGCTTTCTATAGAAAAATTCAATCTGATCTGCAGGCACCTCAGCAGATATAACAGAAGCTGCACGACCCAGTTCTTCAACATTTGACGGTATGTATACAGGATCGTCTACAGGGGGCATATCCACTGATAGCTGCACAGCCATTTGTGGTGTTGGCTCAATAGGCTCATCATCATCTGCACCTGGAATCATATCAATTCTCTCTGATCGATAACTTCGATCCTCATTTAAGATCCTTAGAAGTGCTTCTTCCAGGGCACCTTTCTTTACTATGACGCGCATACGAGACTCCTCACAGATAAATATCTGCGGTAGTTTTAATTTGCTGAGGCTTGTGAAACTGCCCAAACACCAAAAGACGTCGCCAGAATACCTGTTACAATCCCACCTACATACCAGGCTGATGCTGACGGGCTTCCTCTCCTTTTAATTTGTGTATTAAGAAGATCAATATGATCATTCTTTACAATTAAAATTTCTTCGCTGCGCTTCTCACAAAAGTCCAATCTGATCTTCTCAACATCAACCAGATATTGCATTTCAGCCTCTTTTATGGCTGTTGCCTGCTCTATTTTTATCTGGCATGCTTGCTGTGCGTTCTCAAGATCTATGGCTATCTTGGCTGCAGCAGCTGTGCTAAATAGTGTTCCAGAAAAAGGAGCTGTATCTCCTACTTGCAAAGTTACTATTTTTTCCTCTTGAGGCTCATCTGCAAATACAACTCCCATTGTAGCAATCATTAAAGCTCCAAACAGCATCATTCTACCTCAATCTTAAACCCAGTTAGAGATGCAATCTTCTCTGTGATTGCATCAGGATCATCGATATTATCCTTGATGAGTGCTTCCACCTGCTTCTTTTTCTTTGCATCAAGCTTTTTATTTTCGCTCTTATACTTTGACTCAATTGAAGACAGTGCGCTTTGTAGCCTGCTTTGTGCTGATAGGATACTTTCGACCTCACTCTTATGTGATGACTTCAAGATTTCAACCTCATCACTATGTGCTTTTTGTGCACCAACCAAAAGAGAGGATATGCTTCTTGTCCTTCTACGTGTCATAATACTGACCACTATAATTGTTGCGACGGCCAGAAATGTTTCCCAGTGCGTCTTTATCCAGAGCACCAGTCTCTTTACGAGATAGTGTGCTTTTAGATAGAGCATCACTAACGACCGTGTCTATAGGCTGTCATCGCATCTACAACGGCCTGGCCACCAATATAGCAAATTGCAATCATGCCCCAAGTTTCAGAATCAAGACCATCCCAAACCATTAAGCCCGTCGCTGTAGCGAACACTAGAAGCTTTCTAGAAACCACCTTTTCGAGAACTCGATCAGTGAAACCTTTCATTCTAGTCCTCGCTGGACTCTGCGGTTGCTTCACTTGCATCATCACTAGTAGTCTCGTTACCGGTCGATGTTGTAGTTGTCTCATCAGCTGCTGTTGTTGCAGCTGTGGTAGTCTCATCAGCGCTAGTAGTTGTTTCTGTAGCTTCCTCTACAGACTCCTCTAACGCGTCAAGATCGGGCTCAACTGTACACTGACCATATGCAGTTGCTATCACAAGCGCACCGCCCACCACAGAAATGTGAACCTTCCACTTGCTCAAAAGTTCTTTTAGCTTTTTCATAATATCACCTCCAAAAGCATGACAAATTATAACAAGCTACTAAAAAAGTTAAACTGAACTAATTTATAAGATCATCGTCGTCGTCAGAAAGAATCATCATTCCTCGGGTAGAAGCTGACATCTTATCCCTAGGGTGTCCTTTCGTCACAGTGCCCAGCACATGATCAACTATATCTTCTTGCACCTTGGTGTAAGTCGTTAAAACATATGCTTGATTTACAACAATCTCTTCAAGCTTAAACATTCTTATCTCGAGCTCATTAACAGTCTTGGTTAGCTCTTGAACCTTTGAAGAAGTTGTAAAAACTCTATCGAATAACCTAGCGAACAACTCTTTTACATTAGTAAACATTTTCAATCCTAATCATCTGAGAGCGGGCTCTCCTGCGCAATTACATCAAATAGCGACTCTGCATCTGTCTGTGATAGCTTCTTAATAGTCTTACTGCGCTTTCTCTGTGAAAGATCATCAAGAATGTGAATCATATCAGGTGACCCTGCTGCTATTTTCTGCGACACTTCCTCAAATACCTCTTGCATGGAAAGCCTCTTCTTAAAGCATGTGATTCTTAACTCTGCGTGAGTGGCACGTGTAATATTAAAATGTATTGTCTTTTTTGTCTCAAAATCAATGTACTTATCAGACATCAGCCACCACCGCCGCCGAGGCCCCCTGTGCCGCCGGCATATGCACCTACAGCGTACGGCGCGTCAGGTGTGTCTTCCGCGCCTTCCAGATTAAAATCAAACTGTGTATCAAGTATCTCTCTCATCTGGTTAACATGTGCCTGGTCGTAATTTTCAAGCAAATAATTTTTCGCTCTATTCAAAATAACTGATCTCACATCAAGCAAAACAGCATTGTTCATTACAAGTCTTGCAACTCTCTTTGTAAAGGCATCGATGTTTAGAGGAAGCGCTTGAATCTCTTCAGCAGGCTCTGTGGCATCGATCTTTGTGCTATCCTCAGGCTCTGGAACCTCTGGCTCTTCCTCTTCATCCGGTTCCTCCTCGCCTTCCTCTTGCTCAAACAAAAGATCAACCAGGGATCTAACACGTGTCTCTGAAAGCGCACCCTCAGGTGAAATTGAATCCTTTTCAAATTTTATCAAAAATGAGTCTATCTGGTCATCAACAGAATCTAGACCTAGCCTAGTCTTATCAGTCTCGTCCTCGGCTGACAACATCTCTTCCATTGCCTCAAGAATGAGTTTTCTAATCATTTTTTTATTCATTTCCATCTTCAAGCCCTCAACGCCTTTTGAATCTTATCAGCCTTACGAATTCTCTCTTCGATGACATTCCAATTAAGTTGCTTCATCATTGCATGCACATATGTTCTTGCATCTCTCAAATAATCTCGATAATAAGCATGTTGCCACACATCCATAACAATGACTGGGTAAGAGCCAATTGGAATCTGCAGGCTGTGTAGGTCAACAACACAATTTACATACCTCTGGAGATATGTGCTATAAATGGTCACAGCCCATCCACATCTAGATGCCATGCAACATGCGATAAAATCCTCCTGCCACTTGTCAAAACCCCCAAAGTCACGAGAAAGTCGCATATAAGAAAGTGAATCCATTGATATCTGGCTATGAAGATCACTTATGTTTGAAAAATAAAGCTCATGAAGGTATGCTCCATTCATGTTGTATGCTTCGTCAATCTTCAAGGACCTATACTCTGAATGATTAGAATTTGCTGCAGACCTATCTGCTGTATCTAGCTCAGCACTCACACGATTGAAATTTTCAACATACCCTTCATACAGCTCAATGTGGTTCCTCTTATTAGCCACACTTAACAGCTCCGTCGGTAAATTATATTGCTTCAGCTGTGCAACATACGCTTCATTCAGCTCTTCATTTTCATTGAGCCCTAACGATTCACGTATGTTATCTCTCAGATTCTTATTAGTAAAGTCTGACATTATTGCCTCTCATAGTCCTTAAAGTGTTGTTTTGTGATTTCAATTACAAACCCTGGACGATTACAAATCAATACTGGATTTGGTGGATCAGATAGATCTATTGCCTGAACTGTGTAAGTTACACCTGACTTCTTGTGTCTTATCTTAAGGCCTGGCTTTACAATGAGTCGTCTATCCTTAGCTGGGCCTACAAAGAGATCTATGCCTTCAAGCACACTAGAGCTTTCACTCTTTATGCGATTCACAATCTGCATTATATGATCCTCGGTATAAATTTCCAACAGGCACTCCATTAACATTCATACTACATTAATTATCGGAAGCCACAGCATTTTTGCCGCCATCTAAAAATCAAGCCTGATTCTAAATGTCAGATCCTTATCATTGCTTTTCTCTACTGGCCGACTTAGCTTCGCAATTGCAAGCAAATTATCATGTGCATCGTAAAGTCCGACAGAAGTCACATATGAAAAAGACTGCTGTATGCTTTCAGATCCTGCCTCGAGAACCTGTATGGCGTTATCATCATCTATGTAGGTGGGATTGGTGGAATAATTAAACTCATCAGCAGTCGCTCTACAGAAAATCAGTGTCGAATTTATCTCTGTGGTGTTTTGGAACGTGATTGCTGTCTCAGATCCAGAGCTAAACCTACAGCTGCAAATGTGATCAAGAATATCATCAATCGATGCAGATACCATTAAATCAGGTATGAATTTTGCCTTTGGGTTTCCAGAACCTGATGATCCAATTACCATTGTGCCTATTGGTGCACGTTCTCCAGGGCTTGTTGAGTTCATCGCATCAATGACACCTGAGACATGCTGACTACCAGATGTAATTCTAGAAAGATCCAAAACAGCAACACCCTGACGGTAAAACAAGCTGCCGACAGTTGAATTGGACGCAGCTGCATCAATGATGTTTCCAACCCTACCAGAAAATTCGGTCCTTGCTGTAGCATTGGCACCCACATCAGTAAAAATCGCAGAGCCTGTCTCAGATGTTTTAAACAAATTATAACTTTCACTATGAGGATGATCAGTCAGTGATGCTGTTGTAAAGAATCGCATCGCAAAGGTTTGAGCTTTTATTCTATCCCTTGCAAAACTACGCCTGAAACTTATGAAGAGAGCCTCATCGACTCTCGAGCCTGTTGAGCCAATTGGTTCATCTGGTCTACCGCTCGAAGAGAGAAAAAATGGCTCGTCAGCACTGCCCAATAATAGTTGTGAAAATTGTTGGTAGACGTCCATTTTCTGATGCATCATCACAGACTGGGACGGGAAAACAAGCTTTCCAACACTATCTTGTGCGAATGCCGAATCCCTCACTGTATCACTGCCGCTAAATAAACCAACAGTTATGTCAAATACAGGATTCGCAGACTGTAATCGATAATCACTATCATAAACTGTGTGAAACAGAGAAGATGTGATTCCTGGTCCTATACCGCCTGTTGTGAATGTATTTCTCTTTTTTCTTGACGTCGAGCCTGACACATACCTTTGAGGAATGTCAATTAGCTGGTGTAAAAGATCCTCTCCCACTCTGATATCAGAGGCGGCTATCTCCTTAAATCTAGGCACTGTTCAAAACTCCAGATCACTCGAATAAGCAATACTCTATTGTATTAAATATCGCCCGGAAGTGTTAGCTTTTTTACAACAATGTCAGATTCACGAAGAATTTCTAATCCTGATGTGTCCCTGTACTCTTCTGCGTATAGCACTTCATCAATTCCTGTATTAATAATTGCCTTTGCGCACATACGACAGGGAGACAATGTGAGATAGAGCTTCTTTCTCTTAGGGTTGTTGTAATCCATCTTAAGAAGAGCATTTATCTCTGCGTGAAGCATTCCAGACTCACCAGGTGTATCAGATTCAACTTCATTGGGCCCTCCAGAATAGTTGCCATTATATCCGACTGCTAGAACCTGTGTATTGTCATCAGTCACAACAACTGCTCCAACCTGGTGACGAGGATCATATGACCTTCGAGCAATTCCATAGGCGACGTCTACCCAAATCTCATCCCAGCTCAATCTATGACCAATAATTGAAATTATTCTTCTTCCTCTTGCTTGTCTTCCGCGTCATCAAATACTTCATCTTCGAAAAATTCAAGATCAGGATCCTCGTCAAAGATCTCATCAACTCTCATATCACCCGGCATTTGAAAACCTGATGCCTTGCGATGTCCGCCGCCGCCAAATTCCTTGGCAATCTCAGATACATCAACAGTATCATGAAAAGATCTCAGGCTCACCTTAATCACCTTGTCATCGTGATCATAATACCAGATCATGGCAAAATCACAGTCAGGAGAAAGTCGAGCTCCGATCTCAGACATCCAATGGCAAGAATTTACCACTAGCACATCTAGCTCTTTATACCTTCTTGTTGATGCCTTTTCACAAACCTTTTTAACAACTGTCTTAGAGTAGGCGAGAATATATGATCCTCTCTTCACAGCATCATCGAATACAGAGTCATCCTCAAACTTCTCAAACTCTTCAAAGTCAAAAGGAACCATATCAAATGCTGCCGCAAATTCCTTCGAATAGGCAAGCTCCCACTTCCAAAGATCTCTATCTTGGATGTATTCAATAAACTTTGGAGGCTCTTTTCCTGGATGAAAGAATTCCCATGATAGTATCGCACCAGATTTTGTCATATCAAATATTGTATTTGAAATATCGTGCAGTTCAACTATTGCAGATTTATGATGATCAATAATAATCAACCCATCTGCATCTTCAATCATCTGCTTTGTTGTTGCGTTATTATAGGAGAAATCAAGAATTGCAACATTTTTCCCCTGCACATCTGGGGGAGGATTTCCGTGCTTGCATGCATAATACTCAGCTCTATTTCCTAAAAGCTTCCAGGCTGCATATGCAGCTCCAAAGCCGTCAGAGCAATCTGCGTGATAGATTACTGTATCAATACTTGTTGGTTCAATCATTTTAGTTAAGTTTATTCATATAAATGTGATATTCCCAGCAACGAGGCTCATAAAGCTCTGCTCCTCCCACCGCTATCTCACTCATAGTATCATACTTTCTATGAGTGTAATATGCGTCTCGACCCGTTATTGTGCAAACAGCTGGACAGATCTCAATCTTTGTAGCAAAGGGCATCATATCCCTCACCTCTTCAAAAACGCTACAGCTCGCTGATAGCTGTAAGGATGAAACAACAACGGTCTTGCCCATTTGAAATAGTTTTATGAGAGAATTAGCAATTCCGTCTATCATAAAGGCCTCGTCTACTGCGACTATATCGACTTTTTCTTCAGCACCTAGTGTGTGCTTTTCAACATCTAAACCGGTATCTACAGTAACTGCCTTTAGGCTACCTCCATTGTGGGTGGAGATCTCTCCGCTAGAATATCTATCATCTAACTTTGGCTTAAATGCCATGATCACTTTATTCTGATAGACATACCTATCAACCGCTGCAAGGAGCTTTGTTGTCTTAGAGCCGAACATTGGGCCTGTAAAAATAATAAACTCAGGAGAAATCATTCCACCCTTCCGTAATCATCTTCAAGCCTAACAGGCTTATCTGCCATATTATCTCCAATCTCTATAATTTCACTATCTGCTAAGGCAGAAATTCTATATGGGCAGCAAGATTGTACCATCAGTGTGTCACCTTCTGCCATTGTCTCATTTTTCATTGGATTTGCAACTGGATCCAAGAGAGAGCATTCGTTTCCATATGTTACTTCTACTGTACCAGATCTAACAAATAGCATCTCAGTCTTTCTAGGGTAGTATTTAAGACTTGTTCTTTCACCCTCTCTAATGAACAGAGTCTTGCCGTGGATGCCCTGGAATCCTGACCAGTTTTGCTCTTCACCCCAGGGCTTTTGATAAATCTTTGTAGGTGTGGCTCTTATGATCCAAGCTGATTTTATGTGCTTCTTGTCTATCACTCTATTCCCCACCAGGCAAGTGTTCTCTCTAGACCCTCCCAAAATCTAACCTTTGGCTCATAGCCTAGATCATTTGAAATACTTGAAATGTCAGCACAAGTATGCATTACATCACCAAGTCGCCATGGTGCACCTCTGACAACAGTGTGGCTGAACCTATTCATAAAAAAATCTAAAATTTCTCTATTGGTTGTCTGGTCGCCGCAAGAAACATTATAAGTCTTTCCGTAAAATTTCATATCTGATGTTGCTGCAAGAACATTGGCGTCAACAGCATTATCAATATAACACAGATCTCTTGATTGACTTCCATCTCCATCACTTCTGAGAGGTTTATTGTTTTTCGTTGCATGACACCATGCAGAGACTGCTGTCGAGTAAGGTGAGTCACCATACTGTCCGGGGCCAAAAACATTAAAGTATCGCAAGCACACGATATCAAGATCATAAAGCTCACCAAAGAGACGTGCAATATCTTCAATTGCGCTCTTCTGCCAGGCATATGGAGACTTAGGGTTTCTTACAGTTGTCTCTGCTGTGGGGAGAATATCTGCTCCCCCATACACAGAAGAGGAAGAAGCCCAAACTATTCTACTAACACAATCCCGGCAGGCCTCGAATAATCTAACTGTCCCAGCGATGTTTACATCTGTTGTGATTCCTGGATTTTCAACAGAAAAAAGAACCCTGGGAATTGCTGCCTGGTGGAAAACTACGTCATACATTTCTGATCTTATGTTTGATATCACAGCAGGATGCGCAAAATCTCCCTGAATTACATGCACATCTGATGTCTCTCTTGGTACACATGATTCGTAAAAGTTTGAAAGCAAGTCAGCGAGAATAACTCTCATGTTTAAGCCTTCAAGAAGCTCTAGATGCCCATTTGACATGTCGTCAACAATATCGACCTGCCAACCCTCTTTTACAAGTCGATGTGTCAGATTTGATCCGATGAATCCACATCCCCCTGTTACAAGTGCTCTTTTCATGTAATTTACTCCGTTCTAAATAATATGTGCAGAATTTAAATTAAATCGTAGTCTGGCCTGACTACAACCTTTTCCTATCTTCTTCCAGCATTCAGATGCTAAGAAATACAAAAACCTCAAATCATGCTCAAAAAGCGTCTTCACATTACATGATCGAATCACGACGTGAAAATCCATTGTTGCATTTCTTTGGCTCACCTGAATAAAGGATATGCAGGAATCTCCTGTAAATACGAATCGTCTAGATGATAAATCTTCTTTTCGATTGTACACATTATTGCCCGCAAGTTCATTATCTATTTTCTCTAACACCGATTGATAGATCTCTTTATAGTATTCTGTCTCTGGTTCATAATCAAGAATACCTGAATCTGCTTCTTCGAACTTACCTGTATCGTATAGTGTAAAACACAGAGGAAATATCTCATTTGTCGGTGATTCACTAACAGACTGGATTACCTCACTAGCGACCTCTTTAAGCATTGCTCTTTCTTTTACATCAAGCAGTGCAACTATGCTTTCAGCGAGGTCTTCTACACCTACTTCTCTATTAACGTGAATAATATTGGGTAGGCTCTTCATGCTATTGAATCTAGCTGTAAAAATATCGTGGACCTTCTTAATAGAGGCATGATCATGAAGTGGATCACCACGACTAAGAAATCTTCTCTCAATAACACTCCAGGGCAGATCAAGTAACACGTATCTATTATTGAGATTGTGCACCTCATTATGCAAATCAGCATCAACGAAAGCAAGAGATCGCTTATACAGTCCACCAAACACATCACGAGAAAGCTGTGATCTATCCATTAGATGCCATCGATAATCTGACACATCATGTATTTGTCCAATCAATGTTGTCTTTCCGGAGCAATCCGGTCCTTCAACAAATAGTGTTTGAGTTGGGTATATTAGCATGTCTGTTATTATACATTAATTTGCTTCATTTTGTAAGCAGAAGTTGAACAGCCCCAGGCCTCACTGGATGCCACCTCGGCAAGCCAGATTGTATACAGGTCAGGGAGTTGATTGAACCTACCCCACACACGGAGCCACACACTCTCAGAGCTGCTATCGCAGACCTTTAAGCGATAAAATATCTTTCCATTCTTTGTTGTCCTTTCTTCAATTGACTGAATGCAGAACCAAGAGACATCCTTCTTGTTTCCTTCCATTTTAGTAATAGGCTTTACTTGTGACTTTTCAATTTTTTTCATCAACGCGGGAGGAAACACTATCTCTTCATCTGCTCCTGCCATGAGATCCACACTAAAGGCTATCTTGGTTGATCGAGACCAATCAGGCTCATCAAAGGTCTCTCTTATCTTCTCAGGAATAAATTCTGGAACTCGACCTGTCTCCTTCATCATTTTCTTTGCAGCTGTCTTTGACATTCCAAATCTTCCCTTCTTGAGAAGATCGTAATTACCAACTATGACTTCATGAAGCTGTCTGTGATTTTTAATATCACCACTTGACATCTCTTTCAAAGCTCCAAATGCCTCAACCTTGCACAGAGAATCGAAGCAAGTCTTATTCATCTTTGAGGGACGCCACTGTCCTTCTTCATTAAAAAGCATCTGATCTATGCATGTGAATGGTCGTCGGGACATAATTTCCTGAACTGCTGACTTGCCCACACCCTTGATCGCTGTAAGGGGTGGAACAAAGCCCTTTCTCTTCTCACTGTACACCCAGACATCTGAGGATGTATTAATATCGGGCGGTAAAATCTTGTAGCCTAGTGATTTTATCTCGGCCATAATTTTTCCAAATTTTGGTGAACCATTCCATGTTTGAAGACAGGTCGCAAGCCACTCCTTCTCATAATGTGTATGTAGCCATGCTGAGTAATACGAGTCAACAGCGTACGCTACAGCATGTGATTTATTAAACCCATAGGCAGAGAATGCTTCGATTGTCTCGTATAGCTTAATTGCTTTATTCTCATCCATTCCAGACAGATCAGTTGCACCCCTCACAAATGTTTCTCGAAGCTCAATGCGCTCCCTTGCCTTTTTCTCATTCATGTCAAGTGACTTCTTCACAAGAGTCTTTCTCATCTTATCAGATGCACCCTTGTCAAACCCACAGAGCTTCTGCGCAATAAGCATAAACTGTTCCTGAAAAACAACAAAGCCTCGACTCTCCTTCAGTATTTCCTCAAGAACTGGGTGATCATATGTGATTGAATCGAGGGACTTTCCAGCTGCGACATACTTTTTGTGGACGTTTGCTGCAAGCGGACCAGGCCTGTAAATTGCTGTGATGGTTGCGAGATCCTCAATAGATCTTGGTTTAGCTTGCACACAGAACTTCCTGGCTCCAGAATTTGTAAACTGAAAGATCTGGACAAACCTACCGCCGTGATAAATGTACTCCCAGACACTCTGATCATCCATCTTATGATAGCGACTATTTAGATTCGCATCAAAGAATTCATTGATCTGATCGAATGTAGGTTCTTCAATACCTTGATTTCTCAAAATCAGTCTAATGCTATCCTCGACCATCTTTAAAGTTGCCAGGCCAAGAAAGTCAAACTTTAAGAACCCATTTTCTTCTAGATGTCTGAAGTTCATTCCTTCAGACCAGGGTGTTTGCAACTCTCCTCTGACCTTGATGACGGGCATGTGACTCTCAAGATCAGGACAAACGAGAACCCCTCCTGCATGGCGCCCTATTGATCTTGGTTCCATAAATAGAGTTTGGATGTGCTCTGCAATTTTTGGATATTTCTGCATGAACTGACGATATGATTCGCTATACTTCATACAATCTTCATGTGTCAACACATAAGTTGACTTTTCCTCATGATCACCCATTGCACGCGGCATAACCTCTCTTTCAAGGGGCCCTGTTAGCACATTCACTTCTTCAAAGGGTATTCCAAAAAATTTTGACACATCTTTAATCAGTGACTTAAGCTTTAGTGTGTTAAAGTTTGACACCGGAATTACAGAATCCTCTCCAAAGAGCTCCCTTGCAACATCAATTAAGACATCCCGATCTCCAACATCAGAGTCAATATCAGGCCACGCCACTTTGTGAAGCCCTAGAAATCTCTCAAAAAGCAAGTTATATTGTATTGGGTCTATGTGTGTGATTCCAAGAACATAATTGACAAGGCTTCCGCCGCCGGATCCTCTCGCTGGACCGAGAAGCGTACGGGACTTAGACTTTTCAAATACTTTTGTCAGGGTTAGAAAGTAATTTTCAAATCCGAGCTCCTTAATAACAGAAAGCTCTTCCTTAATTCGATCAACATATTCGGGATCTTGGTGAAAATTATCTTTCACCATTCCATCTTTTACCTGCCTAACAAGCTGTGTGAATGCAGAGCTTTTAGGCGTGCTAAAGTTTGGAAGCTTTGCCTCGCCATCAAACCACACTTCTTTACACTGATCCCATGCAATATCGTGCGATCTTTCAATTGCAGACTTAACAAGCTCCTCACTGCCCTCATAAAAGTCGTAGTGATCATAGCTGTGGCGAAATTCATCCCACATCTGCTGTGCATTTTTTGGATACAGCTCACACTTGAGATCCTCCTTCTCAGGTAAAGTGGGCATTTCATCCCCTCGAGATCCCATTCTTCCCAGTAGTTTATACATTTCACGAGCTTCCCATAAGTCTGGGTTGCAGTAATGTGAATCAGCTGTTGCCACAAGTGGAACGCCAGTTTTTTTAGAAAGCTCTATTAGACATCGATTCGCTAAGTTTTGTGCCTCGAGCTTATTAAATTGCAATTCAAGAAAGAAATTCTCACGCCCTACAGCATCGACAAATCGATCCGTCATGTTCTCAAGCTTTGACATAACAGCAGAGAGCACAGCGGGATCATCAACGAGAGAAGGTGTAAGATCATCAAATTTTGCATCCGGGAATTGCTGAAAAATTAATCCTGATGGCCTACCTCCCACACACGCAGTTGACACAATCAGTCCCTCAGAGTGCTCTTTTAGCATTTTGTAATCAATTCTCGGAAAACGATAAAATCCTTCCTTATATGATCGCTTCACCAGCCGAAAAAGATTTTGTAATCCGACATAGTTTTTTGCCAACACGACAAGGTGATAGCGCCGCTTCCATTCAGGATATGTTCCTCTTTCTGATTTAGATTCATTCTCATTTTCGATGACAAGCCCTTCATTGTCATCATCTTTTTCAATCACAGCACGTTGCTTTTTAGCTTCCCGCTCTAGTCTCACTGACTCTCTGTGAGCTTCATAGTCATTTCTCCACTCATCGAGATCATCAACAAAGTAGCATTCGCAACCATAGACATGCTTATATTGCTGCCCTTTTGATTTTAGCTTCTTTGCATAATTGTGAGCATGAGCTGCTGAATTCATGTGACCATGATTTGTCAGAGCAAAAGCATTCATTCCATTTTCAAGAACAAAGTCTATGTGCTCATTCGGATACCCTAGACCGTCATAAACACTTGACCCATCATGAGCATGCAGCCCGACAAATCTTTTTGGAGGACCACAAACACCATCTAAGCTCTTCTTAAATTTTCCCATTTACCTTCCAGGTAGGAGCATAAACATTACTCCTTTCATAAACATTCTATACCTGTTATGAGAAATTTACACGCTACTATGCTCTTCTGTGAAATCTGCTTCAGTTGTATCTACAGTAGGCTCAGCTTCCTGTGAGCTGTTTGCAGTCTCATAGATTTCCTTCCCGGCAATCATCAGAGTTGCCTCAAGCTGTATCAAAGCATTAGTGACTGCAAGATGATCATCACCCTCAAGGGCAGAATCTGCACTACTAATCCCACTCTCTAGCTCTTCTTTTGTCATGTCTGTAAGTTCATGTTCACGAAGAAGGTTTTTCGCCTGGTGAGCAAATGTTTCTAGCTTGTTTCTATCCTGAATTTCGGTGAAGCGCTTCTTGTCATCTTCCTCATAAGAAGCAGCATCATTTACAATTTCTTGAATATCCTCATCTGTTAGAGAAGCACTATCCTCTATTCGAATTGACTGTTCTTTATTTGTGGCCTTATCCTTAGCAGACACACTAACAATTCCATTTGCATCAATGTCAAAGGTTACTTCAATTTGGGGTATTCCCCTTGGTGCGGGAGGAATTCCATCAAGCCTAAAATTTCCAAGGGCTTTGTTATCCTTTGAAAATTGTCGCTCTCCCTGTAGCACATGAATATCAACAGAGTTTTGACCATCTGATGCTGTGCTAAATGTTTCTTTTTTAGAGCATGGAATTGTCGTGTTTCTCTCAATTAGGCGAGTCATAACGCCCCCTAGCGTTTCTATGCCTAGAGAAAGGGGTGTGACATCTAACAGCAGCACATCTGTCACATCACCACTAAATACACCACCCTGAACTGCTGCACCTAGTGCGACCACCTCGTCGGGATTGACAGAGCTATTTGCAGACTTCCCAAAAAATGTCTCTACAGCTTGTCTCACTGCGGGTGTTCTTGTCGACCCACCGACCAAAATCACCTCATCAATATCACTTGTTGACAGTCCTGCATCCTTCAGCGCATTTTTAACTGGAACAAGTGTTTGCTTTACTATCTTATCAGTCATCTGTTCAAACTTAGAACGGAGAAGCGATACTTGTAAGTGCTTTGGGCCTGTTGAGTCTGCGGTTAAAAACGGAAGATTTATATCAGTTTTTTGTGTGCTTGAAAGTTCAATTTTTGCTTTTTCAGCAGCATCCTTTAGTCGCTGGATTACCATTTTATCACCAGATATATCTACGCCGCTTTCATCTTTAAATGTGGTGATCAACCAATCAATAATAACTTGATCAAAATCATCCCCTCCCAGGTGTGTGTCACCATTAGTGCTTAGCACTTCAACAACACCCTCTGCTATATCCAGAATTGATATATCAAAAGTACCGCCGCCTAGATCAAAAACAGCAACCTTCTGCTCAGTCTTCTTATCAAGACCGTAGGCAAGAGCAGCTGCTGTAGGTTCGTTAATAATTCTCTTTACATCAAGGCCAGCAATCTTTCCAGCGTCCTTGGTAGCCTGTCGTTGTGCATCATTAAAATATGCTGGAACTGTTATGACAGCTTCCTTTATCTCATAGCCCAAATAGCTCTCAGCTGACTTCTTGAGCTTCGATAAAATTTGTCCACTAATTTCCTGAGGCGTTTGGGACTTGTTGTTGATTTTTACTTTGCATCTTCCTGACTTTCCTTTGACAATTGTGTATGGCACCCTTTCAATTTCTTTCTTTACGTCTGATGTCTTCATTCCCATAAATCTCTTCACAGAATAGATTGTTCTTTCGGGATTTGTGATCGCTTGTCGACGAGCTGCTTCGCCTACAATTCTTTCACCATCTTGTGTATACGCAACAATTGAAGGTGTTGTCCTACTTCCCTCTGCATTTGTTAAAACTTTGGGGGCATCACCCTCCATCACCGCGACACAAGAATTTGTTGTGCCAAGATCAATTCCAATTACTTTACTCATTATTCACGTCTCCTTATGACGACAGTATAAATGTAGACACCAAATTTAGAAAGAAAACCCTTTTTATTGCTCTTTTTGAATTTTTTTCAAATTCAAAATCAGGTCTCTCTCCTGTTTGGTTATTTCAGTGGGCACTTCAAGACAGAGATGCACCATTTGATCACCTATAACACCCTCTCTCTTCATTCCCTTTCCAGACAATTTAACTACTGTGCCGTGCTGTGTACCGGGTGTCACCTTAAGAGAAACTTCACCTGATAGTGTCTCAACAGTGACAGTTCCACCTAGAACAGCAAGCGGATACGAGATGTGCTTACGACAGTGTAGATCGTTCATCTCTCTCTCAAACTTAGGATGAGGAACAACATCAACTCTAATGTATAGATCACCTGGCTGATTCGATGCTGGATGATGATTTCCTAGATTCTGAATTCTTAATCTTTCTCCGCTCATGATTCCTACAGGAATGGTGAACTTTATCGCTCGAGGCTCTTGAACTCTTCCCAAGCCCTTACATGACTTGCACGGATTCTTAATAGTACTTCCGGAACCCTGGCAGTGACCACAAGTCATTGATATATTTAGAAAAGCAGCAGTGTGATGCATCTTACCAGAGCCGTTACAGTTGGGACAAGTCTGAACATCAGATGGATCTCTAATGCCCGCACCGCTACATTTGTCACATATGATCAAACTGTTATAGGTTGTCTGTTTTTCAATGCCTGAAAATGCTGACTCTAGAGAAATAGTCACCAGTATTTCAACATCCTCGCCTACTTGTGGACCCGAATCTGGCTGGCTATGCCCGCTAAAGAAAGATTCAAATCCAAAGTCTTTAAAGAAGCTTTCAAAAATGTCATGTGGGTTATCTGCAAACGTCGTAAAATTTCGTGTACCTCCCAGATCATATTGCTTTCTTTTCTCGGGATCAGATAGCACCTCATATGCCTCAGATGCTTCTTTGAACTTTGCTTCTGCATCTGGATTATCTGAATTTCTATCAGGATGATATTTTAATGCTAGCTCTCTATACACTTTCTTGATATCATCCTGTGATGCACTCTTGTCAACTCCTAACACACTGTAAAAATCAGACAAGAAAGTACCCTCTACTCTATTGATCCATAGTAGGGTTCAAAGAGAAGCTCATTGCTATCATTGCATCTCGAAAGATAATCATCAAGATCCTGAAATGATGTACAGACCTTTATGCCTGATTGTGCGAGCATCAAATTAAATGTGGCACCACCAGGAAGGCCTGCACAAAAATATACAATAGGTGTATCTGAATGATATGCTACACCAGCTTCGAAGATGCTTCCCATATCCTTGTCACGTGTATTACAAATCACAAAATCATTTCCAAGAATGTGCTCTACATTTCCCTCAAATGTATCCTTCTGTGTTTGCAGATCAGCAGTTGGAGGACAGATGAAAAAATCTTTCGGTGAAAAATATTCATAGCCATTTTTTGTTAATAGCTCTTTGATGGTTTCAACCTCCTCAAAAGCTGCAGGTGTGAACCAAGAACTTGCGATATATGCTTTCATTATTATTCCTTTGTATTCTTATAGGCTGTTTCAAGATTAGTAATTTCATCTATCAGTCCATTCCAAATCTGACGAAACTTTGTGTTTCCCTCAGACTCCTCAACGGGCGGATTTGTTCCATTTAGGTCATATCGATGTGCCTGATAGATTGTATCATTTGGATGATATTCTATGTGCTTATCACTATCAGAATCAGGCCAGTATAAATTTGTACCTGTTCCAGATCTCAGATTTCTAATATAATGCCAGGCAGGACCTGTCAGTGCTTTTGTACCAATAACAGCACTAGCTTCAGGGAGGACCTTGATAATTTCAAGAGCCATTTTCGCTGCAATGAGATTATCAACTGCAGGCTGAATTTGCTTATCAGCCCGCTGCTTAACAAGCCCGATAATATCCTTTAGATTAAACCTTCCGTAATAAAATGTTGACAAACACTTTGGCAAGATTGTACGAGCATCCATCATGGAAATCTGATTGGTATCAACCATGTCGGCATAGAGCTGCTTGGCATCGTCAACATGACGCTTCCATCGACGATAAAGCTCAGGACTATTTTCAACCGAAGAAGGAACAAGGCATGGCTCATGATGCAAGAATCTATCACCTGTACACTGTGCAGCAAAAGATCCAGCTCGATGTCGAATTAGATGAGTCACGGTCTGCAAATCAATGCCGGCAAACTTAAAGGTAAAGCTGAAGATCTCCATTGGTGTCGGCAATGCACGAAAGCAAAGCACATCCTCGAGATTTTCACTAAGCTCTAGCTGTGAAGCTCCTGAAGGGTTTGTGTAGTCTGGTTGATCCGCCCACGTTGCCTTCACAAATCTCCACGCGACATCTCTCATCTGCTGGGGAGTTGGGTGATCTACAAGCTCAATATCTAGTGCATCGAGATCATTTAAGAATTGCGTTGTTGGATCTTCATCAAATCGAAGCGCCATTGGCAATTTTACAGGTTCAAGGTTTTTATCTTGTGGCATATGAGAATCCTTTGTAGTAATTTTATGCTGTTAGAGAGAATGTTTATTTAAAAAGAGTCGTAAAAAATCTTTTGAGTCATCATACATTGATATGTTTTCGCGACCCTCTAGTTCAGTGTTATATGATGTTCTTGGAGAATAGACATGAATACCGTGCTTTGCATACTCAGCTGCATGCTTTGCTGAATCATCGATTGCACAGACGACTTTTCCAGAATCAAAATAATCTGACTGTGTGAGCCATCTATACTTTTCAGAGCTAAAGCTAATTCTATCATACTGCAAGCCCGACTCATTTATCCAGTGAAAAGTATCATAACAACAAAGCAAATTTTCATTAGGACGGGCAGTCAGTATATGTACCCAATATCCTGCATCTTTAATCTGATTTATAGCAGAGATCATCTTCTTGTTTGGTGCCAGATTGCGTAATTCTCTTTCTCTGATGAAGTCAAAAAAGACCTTTTCCGGATTTAACCCAGCTGCTTTTACCTCTGATGTTGTATAGTATTCAGAAGAATTTCTATCGATCTTAAGATTATGATTTTTCTCCAACCACTCTATAAATCCCGATCTGAATTCTATTATGACATCGTCCAAGTCAAGAATTATTACCTCTTGGCCCTCCCATTGGCTCTTAGATGATTGATAACGGGTGTGCAAAAAGAGGTCTTTGTCATGAAACGCAGAGACAAACTGATCACTCGAAATGTCCCACAGATTCAAGATAGCCAAAATATATCGAAATACATCAACAGACTCATACAGAATTTTCGTTTTATTGACAGGTACGATTTCACTAGTGTGATCTTTATAGTTTAGCCCAGACACTAGAGAAGAGACCTCTGCGTGCAATGCTAGAGAAAAAGACTTTGTAGTCTCTTCTTTCTGCTTCTCTGAAAGCTTGTCAGAGCTGTAGAACAGATCATTAAAAACTCTCTGTCTACTAAAAAGGTCGTCGATGGTTGACAATCTAATATCCGTCTTTTAATCTACTGTGGATTATTTCATCTTTTAAAACATAAGCCTTGTATAGATCATCTGCATCATAGCCGGCAAGGATTATCAGTGAGAAAAAATAATTGAAAGCATCAACTATCTCTTCCAGGAACTCCCTATCATCGAATTCTTCGATATTTGTAACCCGATGTGGTTTCCAGTTTTTCAAATGCTGCAAAGCCTCAAACATTTCCTCTACACCGCGCAGTGCCATATCACGACAAAGCTGCTGATTTTCTTTTTTCTTTAGATCAATCGGCAATTCTGGATATGCTTCTGGGAAGCTTTTTCTCAATTCCTGCATGAATGACTTCCGAAGCTCAAACATGCTAATCAGCCTGTCTTTCATCTTCCTCGGCATCCTGAATTTGTGAAACCTCTTCTAGCAATTGTGACACTTGATTCTCAGAAACTTCTCTGTACTCAGGTGTTAACACTAGTGTGCTGTCATCTAGTTCAGAGCTTGTCACTCTAATCATTCTAAGATGATCAATCACGTCTGTTCCGGTGATAATAGCTAGTTGCACCAGCTTTGCCACCTGGCCTATTACCTCATCTGAAAGTTTATATTCTTCCACGTCTTTCTCCTAATTTTGAACCTCGGGAACCCAGTGTGTAGTTCTTCCGTCAGAAGTTCTTTCCTTGATTACTTGATTACCGATTGGATCAACATCCTGATTATAAACAGCAAATCTTCTAGTGTATTTGCCAGAATTTCCATCAAAATCTTGATATGTGGAAATAGTTGCACCGCCAGTCCTATAAGACTCACGGATAGTTGATTTTATGCTTTTATTTAAAGCAGAAATCTCTCGATCACTAAGACTACTACAAAGTCTATGGGGAGAAATTCTGGCCATATATAGTGATTCTGCTTTTAGATAATTTCCAACCCCTGCGATCACAGATTGATCCATTACTGCCTGGACAATAGTTTTATTCTTTCTTTTTCTTAGAGCATTTTTAAATTCAAAATCAGTTATATCTTGTGATAGCATATCTGGGCCTAGCTTTGTGAGCTTGCGACACAAGTAGTCATGACCTTTTACAAACCTTAGTGTTCCAAAGTTACGCATATCATTAAAGAAGATCTCATCATCTTCAATGGTTAATTTAACCCTACTATGTTTCGTCGCCCCTGACTGCCATGTACCTGACATTCCCAATGTGCTCCAGATGCTCCAGCCTTCATCTAGCTTAAAGTAAATAAATTTTCCATGACATTCAACAGAAGTTATCATTCTTGGTAAATTTTTGATAAGATCAAATGATCCCTCTGGAGGGCCGTGCCTTGTGTATCTTCCACTTAACAAATCAATCTTAAGTAAACATTTTTCTGTGAGCCTCTCTGATAAAGCGTCAACGATATGTCTAACTTCTGGACCCTCTGGCATAAAAACCCCTGTAGAAATGTTACCACTTAAATTCAAAGTGTTCAAATGAAAAGAGTAATCATTTCCGATACACACATAGGCAGTCAATTCTACAAATCAAGTGAGCTATTAAGCTTTTTAACAAGTGAAAGCTATGATCAGCTTATTCTAGCCGGAGACATTATTGATTTCATAAAAATCCCGGTCTTTACCAATCGGTGTAAAAAGATTCTAGAAACAATCGATTATCAGAAAGAGATCATCTATGTAGTCGGAAATCACGATGAAAGCTTAGTCGGTCTAATAGGAGACAACCTTTTTGGCATTAACTTTGTCAAAAAATATGAGTTTGAAGAAGGAGGCAGAAAATTTAGAATAGAGCACGGTGATGAGTACACCAAAGGTGCACTGCATAATAAGCTCTTTGTAACACTTCTGTCTGTCATCCAGAACATTCTTGAATTCACATTTAAGTTTGACTTTACTACATGGTGGACAGGAATTCAGATTAAGCGTCACAAATTACGAAGCGTCATTCATGTGCTTAGGCACAATGAAGATGTGGATGTCTTTATAATGGGACACACCCATAATCCTGAAGCGTTAATATGGGTGGACGAAGATCAACATATTAAGACTTATATTAATGCTGGCGACTGGGTCACTCATCAAACCTATGTCACTATTATTGATAGTATCGCTCGATTACGAAAGTTCGAATCATAGCATCTCATCTAATGCATGTTTAAGCAACCTGAGCAGTTTGATTTTTTAACCATGTGTGATAGTCATTTAGGGCATTATCTCTGGGTTGCACATCTTTCCAATCGCCTAAGCAAAAAATACGATAAGCATCGGAAGCATACTTTCCGATCCCGTAGAGAACTTCTGGGTTATCCCTCCACTTCTTGTTGATGTAATCATCAGACATTCTCACCAGGGCCTTAGATCGTCTCTGTGACAATCCTAGCGGCTGTATCATAGTCTTGACATCTTCAAGATTTGCATTCGACGCTGCTTGTGGAGTTGGGTATTTTAGAAAAAATTCCCACATATACGGTTCTGCATCAACCCTTTTTGTTAGGTTGCAAAAGATACATGCGACAAATATTTTCCAGGGATCCTGCCAAAGATGCTCTTGAATGAGATTGTAAGGTGAGCGTGGGGGCTGCCAGGACATAATATCTCCTGAGTAATTTTAAATCATACACTGCATTTTTACACGTCTTCAGACCAGCCTCTCATCTCTGCAAAAGCATTCATTAACTCAACTTTTTCCTCTGGGCTACTAAGTGCCCATGTCCAAATTAGCGTCATTTTTATTTCTTCTATCTTACCTTCTAAGTCAAAAATTTCAGAATTGAGATACTGGGCTAGATCTTCTCCATCACTAGGCATCTCAACACCTAGCTCCGATGCAGCTTCAACCAATCCAGAAAAATTCCCGCTTTGATATGCATCAGTTGCAAGCGTGTAGAGGGAAACCAATTTTTCTCGTAGTTTTTCACTAAGACTATCTGGAACTTTATCAGGATGAGTTATAACTGCCACATCTCTGAATAGCTGTTTGGCCCATCTGGGCTGATTTTTTGCAGAGGATGTATCAGAGATTTCTAAATCTTCAATCTCCTCACGATCACTCTCGCTGGTGGTCAGCACTTCCTCAGCCATGGGGTCAGAGTCATTTGTGTCATCTGTATCTAATGAGGCATCAGAAATCTCGTCATCCTCAGCACCCATTTCTTTCTTTTTTGTAATAGCGTCAGTAAAGAACTCTATTTTTGCCTTTTCGTATATTTGCTGGCACTCTGCAAATTCTTCCTTGAGATACTTTATTTGATACACAAGCTTATGAATCTTGTGGCTATGGGACACAATCTATCTCGATTTCTGTAATATGCGTTGTGCCGATTTATTCACTTGTGCGCTCTTCAAAATGCCTTATGTCTTTTAACTTTTCTGGTCTCGTTCCTGCTTTGCGACGATTTAAATTTTCACCATTTTCAACACGCTCTTGCACACGATTGTGTGCTTCGATCTCTGTCTGCTTCTCTACTATATGCTCATCTATTGATTGTGCGTATACCTGGAAGCCTTCGACCATGCCTATTCTCTTAGAGAGAATATGTCTTTCATTTGACACGTACTCAACTGAGTAGCTCTCTAGCTTTTGCAGCGCAGAACGTGCAATTTCAGCCCTTTCTTCAAGAGATTCAGCATCTTCTAGCTGTTCTCTAGTGCTTTTAATAAAGGCAGAAATTGCAGCACAAGGAACGCTTACTGACTCGAGACGTATCTGATCAATTTGCACCTGTCTTGACACTTTTTGAATGTTCTCATCAAGCCCGACACGAACATCTTTCAGAACATTGATATGGTATTCTAAACTACTACTTGACATTTATATATCCTCAAATTACACATCATAATCATAAATAAATCGTCCCCGGAGTTAAACCCCGGGGACGATAATAATCATCAATTTTGTTAGCTCTATCTGTTGATTTCGAATGTCGTTATGACATCTCCCTCCTCAAGATTGAAGAAGAACTTAATTGATCCTGTCGTTGTACAACCAATGCCGACTGAATAGTCACCATTTGCAGCGCTTGTTCCAGATTGCATGTACTGACCGTTTAGGTAGACATCCAGCGCTCCGTATGGATCATGTCTAGCTTTAGTGTTGTTGAAACCTGTCTGTGATGTAGCTCCATCACCATGGATGATGATCTCAGATCCATTTGAATAAGTTCCTGTGACATTGTAAAAGTTTCTAGCCTTAGATCCTGACGGTGACAAGTCGACCCCAGTCACACCTATAGTAATCGCAGTGTTTGAACCTGAGGTTATTACGATATTTGATCCTGCCTCGATGAATGACTTGCCGTTGGATAGACGTGTTATCGATCCACTAATTCCTTCTGGGAATCGAACACCTGTTGCTGCTGGAGATCTAATTGCTCCTGTTACAGTGAATGAGGATACATTACCTGATACGTAGAGACCTGATGTTCCTACTCCTAGCACCTGTGTACCATTTACCTGTAGGTTAACTCCTGTCTTTCCATCTAGGGTCAGCAACCCTGCATCTGTTTCTATCTCAGTGGCAACTGATGATTCAATGACCTTGGCTACATTGCTCCGAATTGTTCCAGTTAATTCAAATCCTGAGACTGATCCTGAGAGATAGACACCTGCAGGTCCGACTGAGAGCTGTGTTGCTGTGTCGACAACCAGATTAACTGCTGTTGTACCGACGAGGCCTAATGAACCGGCCTTTGCCATGATCTCTGTTGCAGCTGATGACTGTATTGCTCTAGCAGCACTTGTCTTAATTGTCCCTGTGACACTAAAGTCTGAGACTGATCCAGAGAGATAGACACCCTTGGGTCCGACTGAGAGCATTTGAGCGCCGTTGGCCTGAAGGGCTACACCAGATTTACCGTCTAATGTAAGAGCTCCGGCAGCTGTTTCTATCTCTGTCGCAATTGATGACTCTATAACCTTGGCTGCACTGTTCTTAATCGTTCCAGTTAGATTGAAATCTGAGACTGATCCTGATAAGTAGGTAGCGAATTCCGAGGCAATCCGGGTTATTGAGAGCAATCCAGCTGTCTTGTTAAACGAGAAACCTGGATCTCCACCAAAATCACCACCGTCATTAAACTGAACCGAAGTGTTTTCTCCTCCGGGATCTGCTGTACCAGTCGTAGCTGAAATTGTTAGAGCACCTGAGGAGCCTGTGTTGATCGTGATGTTTGTCCCAGCGATCATGTACTCAGATCCATTGGCCAGGGTCGTAAGAGATCCACTTAGTTTATCAACGAAGACTGATCCAGAGAGATGAAGCGGACTGACAATTGCGCCTGAGACGTATATGTTCGGTGGGGCCTGGCCTCTTGTGAGTGATGAACCACTCAGGTCTCCTAGCACAATTGATCCCGATCTTAGTCTAATGTATGAACTTCCGCTGTATTGCAGCTGAACACCGCCAGCGCCGTCTACATCAAATGATCCTGCGAGTGTTTTTATTGTAGTTCCAGCAGATGCTTGTAGTGCAACGGTTGCATCACTCTTTATTGTTCCTGTGACAAGGAAGTCAGAGACTGATCCAGAGAGGTAGACACCTGCAGGTCCAACAGAGAGCATCTGTGTTCCATTTGCCTGAAGTGCTACACCAGTTTTGCCGTCAATAGTTAGTGCACCAGCAGTTGTTTCTATCTCTGTCGCAACTGAGGACTGAATGACCTTAGCAGCGCTGTTCTTAATCGTTCCAGATAGTGCGTAGTCTGAGACTGTTCCAGATAGTTGAATCTGCGTGCCTGCTGCACCTATTCCTACATTTCGCCCGGTGTCAATGGCTATTACAGTTGTTCCATTTTCCTGGAGGTTTATGCCTGTCTTGCCGTCAATAGTTATTGCACCAGCTGTGGTCTCAATTTCTGTAGCAACTGAAGATTGGATGACCTTAGCAGCACTATTTTTAATCGTTCCAGATAGTGCAAAGTCAGAGACTGTTCCAGACAGATATATGAATGTCGTCGCCGAGCCAACTGCTACATTTCTGCTTGTATCAACTGTTATGACTGCGGTGCCATCTTCTTTAATGGTTACACCGGTCTTTCCGTCAAGTGTGAGTGCACCAGCTGAAGTTGAAAAGTTTGATGCAGCACCTGCGTCTAGTGACAACGCACCGCCGGCGTCAATTGTAATGGCAGCACCTGCATCAATATCAATTCCGCCAGAGCCATTTGATGCATCTAGGGCAATAGCACTGCCATGTGCAGCAGTTCCAGTTAGCTGATAGGTTGCGTTACCATACCACGCAGTTGTTCCCTTCATATCTTTGAATAACGCGCGTACGTTATTGAGATCTTCTTGAAGGTTTGATGCAGAAAGCAACCCAGACCCGATTGTGACAGCATCAACCGCGGTGGTTGACATATCAATTGAGCCAGTAATTTGTTTTTGTCTAAGTTTTGTGACCGATCCGGACATCTTGTTTTATCTTTATAGATGTGAGGTTAAATTTAAAAACGGACGTCTACGGAAACTTATACGTACTAAACCTACTTTACGTGTTAAACCTACATTACGATTTGGCTTCTTACACTTTTAAATATATCTGAACAACTAGAAAATAAGATTATTTTGAAAAATGTGAAAGTTTTTATCTCAAGATTTATACAAGATTTTTTTAAGCGTGCGAACGTGATTATCGAACTTAGAAAAGTCACTATTGACAAAATCAATGCTTAGCATGTGACCTTTTTGACCAGGATCATCGAATACAAATTCAAACTTTCCGGAAACACGAGTCGCACTAATTAGCGGTAACCCTCTCATCACTAAGAAGGCTGCTAAAGCCAAATCTGACGTTTTATACTGCGTAGTTGTGTTCATTATCCTATTCCTAATTATTACCGACCTATGTTGACTTAGAATATGTTGCAATTAGTTGATCACTTGTCTGCGGAACTGATTCTCCAGAAAATGTTATTGTCTTATTGCTTAATGTGTAATCTAGTCCAGATCCAGATGTCTGTAATTGACCATTTACAAAAAGCATAACTGTTCCATCTTCAGGTGAATTTGCTAATGTAAAGTCTGTATTTGATCCGTTTATTGATCCACCCGGTGTCTCATTAAAGACTACATTTGATGTAGAGGAAACTGATACGGTTACTTGTCCTGCGGTACCTGTTGTAATTGTCACATTAGATCCAGCATTGAGATAAGCTGTGCCGTCTGCTAGTGTTGTCAGTGATCCACTTATCCCCTGTGATACATGAAGTGCACCGCTGACCATAGTGTCTCCGCCGAATACTGCAGTACCTTTATCGGTTGTTCCCTTCGATCCAATTGAACCTGAGACAAAGAACGCAAGGTCTAGCGCATTTCGAGGCTGCATGTCGGGGGACCCTATTCCTGAACCTGATAGGAAAATTACTTGACGGTTTGCGGTGCCATAATGATCTCCAAGCCTCAGTATTTCTTCAGTGGACGAACCATTAAATACGTCGAACCTTAGATCATTGGTGCCTGATTCGTGTGTAATCGTAGCACCGACAGCGCCCGCTGCACCTTCAAAGCTTATTTTACTATCTTGACTGTTGGCGCCTCTTCTCAGTGTGTATTTTGGACTTTCGGCATTTAATTCCACCTCTGTCCCTGTAAAGGTAAAAGCCGAGCTCCCTCCAAATGATCCGCCATCGTTAAACTGGACCTGAGTGTTTCCTCCACCAGGATCTGCTGTGCCAGTTGTAGCTGAAATTGTTAGTGCACCGGATGAGCCCGTATTGATTGTGATGTTGGCACCAGCTATCATGTACTCAGTACCATCAGCTAGTGCTGTCAGTGATCCACTAAGTTTACTAGCGAAGACTGAACCAGATAGATGCAGATTACTTTGAATAGCTCCTGAAATGTAGATATTTGGGGGTGCGACACCTAGTGTATTAGATCCGCTAAGGTCTCCTATTGTGATTGATCCGGAGTTTAGCTTTATGTAAGAGCTTCCGCTATATTGTAAATCAATACCTGATGCACCATCTAGTGTAAGTGTACCAGCTCTTGTCTCAATTTCGGTGGCAACTGATGACTCTATGACCTTTGATGCTGAATTCTTGATTGTTCCAGTTAGGTTGAAATCTGAGACTGATCCTGAAAGCTGAATCTGCTTGCCTGCTGTGCCGATTATTACGTTTTGTCCATTATCGATGGCTATAAGAGTTGTACCATCTTCCTGAAGATTTATACCTGTTTTACCGTCTAGTGTGAGAGCTCCTGCTTTTGTCTCTATCTCAGTTGCAACTGAAGACTCTATGACCTTTGATGCTGAATTCTTAATTGTGCCTGTTAGAGCAAAGTCAGAGACAGAGGAAGAAAGATAAGTTCCAGCAGGACCAACAGATAACACAGTTGTCCCATTTGCTTGGAGATTCACGCCAGTCTTGCCATCTAGTGTCAGTGCACCAGCATCTGTCTCGATTTCAGTTGCTACAGATGACTCTATAACCTTGGCTGCACTGTTCTTAATCGTTCCAGTTAGATTGAAGTCTGAGACTGATCCTGAGAGATGAGCATTGTCAGTCGTGTGCAGCTTTCCAGCTGTGAGCAGATTAGAAGTCTTATTAAATGTGAGTCCTGCGTCTCCTCCGAAACTATCATCATCATTAAACTGTACCTGTGTATCTGTTCCTGCAACAGAAGCTGCTGTCGTAGAGATTGTTAGAGCACCGGATGATCCTGTGTTGATCGTAATGTTGGTGCCGGCAATAATGTATTCAGTGCCGTCTGTCAGTGTTGTTAAGGATCCGCTTAGCTTGCTAGCGAAGACTGAACCAGAAAGGTGTAGTTTGCTTTGTACTGCTCCTGAGATGTAGATGTCAGGGGATGCGACACCTAGTGTATTTGAACTACTCAAATCACCGATTATTATTGATCCTGATCCTAGTTTCAGATACGAGCTACCACTATACTGGAGATTCACACCTGCTGCACCGTCTAATGTGAGAACACCTGCTCGTGTCTCAATTTCAGTTGCTACAGATGACTCTATAACCTTGGCTGCACTGTTCTTAATCGTTCCAGTTAGAGAAAAATCAGAAACAGAGGATGAGAGATACGTTCCAGCGGGTCCTACAGAAAGTACTGTTGTACCGTTAGCCTGTAGATTGACTCCTGTCTTGCCGTCCAGTGTTAAAGCACCTGCTGTTGTTTCTATTTCAGTTGCTGCTGATGACTGGATGACCTTGGACGCTGAGTTCTTTATGGTCCCTGTTAGAGTAAAATCTGACACTGATCCTGAGAGATGAACATTGCCAGTGAATGTTGTTCCTGATACCAGCTGGGCAACGACATTTGGATTAATTGCAACAGTTATATTGCTGCCGGCGCCTCCATCAGTAAGCTTTAATCCAGATCCTGCTGCAAGAACCCTCTCGTTTGACAGAGACCCTGTAGCGGATAAGACAACATATTGTGCAGCCTTATCAGCACCACCGCTGCCTCCGGTTGCTGTTGAAGCAATTGTTATCGCACCGGACGATCCAGTTGTTAATGTAATACTAGAACCTGCAATTAGGTACTCTGAGCCATCTGCAAGAGTTGTAAGTGAGCCACTTAGCTTATCAGCAAAGACTGATCCTGAAAGATGTAATTCACTTTGCACAGCACCAGAAATATAGATGTCTGGGGGTGCAACCCCCAGTGTGTTTGAACCGCTCAGATCTCCTATTGTGATTGATCCGGAGTTTAACTTAATATATGAGCTACCGCTATGCTGGAGATCGATTCCTGCTGCACCATCTAGTGTGAGTGTACCCGCACGTGTCTCAATCTCAGTGGCAACTGATGACTCTATGACCTTTGATGCTGAATTCTTGATGGTGCCTGTTAGCGAGAAGTCAGAGACAGAGGAAGAGAGATAAGTTCCAGCAGGCCCTATGGCAAGAATTGTTGTACCATTAGACTGCAGGCTGACTCCTGTCTTACCATCTAGTGTCAGAGATCCTGCTGTTGTTTCAATTTCAGTTGCAACTGAAGATTCTATTACCTTCGCTGCACTGTTTTTTATTGTTCCAGTGAGTGAGAAGTCAGAAACAGAGGAAGAAAGATAAGTTCCAGCAGGGCCAATTGATAGTACAGTTGTGCCATTTGCTTGGAGGTTCACACCTGTCTTGCCATCAAGGGTCAGCGATCCAGCATCTGTCTCTATCTCTGTTGCAACAGAAGATTCAATCACTTTTGATGCAGTGTTCTTAATTGTTCCCGTTAGAGCAAAGCCAGAGACAGTTCCTGAGAGGCTTGTTTTAGCAGTTACATGTAGCTTACCAGCAGATAACAGGTCAGAGGTCTTGTTAAATGTGAGACCTGAATCGCCTCCGAAGGCTCCACCGTCATTAAACTGAACCTGTGTATTTGAACCTCCAGGGTCTGCTGTGCCGGTCGTAGCTGAAATTGTTAGTGCACCATCTGATCCTGTATTGATCGTTATGTTGGTGCCGGCAATCATGTACTCGGTGCCATCAGTTAGTGTTGTAAGTGAACCGCTTAAGCCTTTTAGTGATGTGACTGATCCTGATATAACTGAATCACCACCAAATACTGCAATTCCCTTTGTTGTTGAATCCTTGGCACCTATTGAGCCGGAAATAAAGAGATATGTGTCACCTCCACCTGCTGAATTAGCTCCAAGCATGACCTGATCAGAACCAGCATCTACGAATACAGCATGTGTCTGATTATCTGATTCTACTCTGAAATCGTTTGTGGCATGACCGTCTTCATTGAAAATCACACCAGCTGAACCTACTGAGATCGCGACATCATTTGTGTTGTGTATCTTAGTGTCAAAATTAGATTCACCGCGATTTACATGGAAAACATTTGCATTCGCATCAACGAATAGTGCCTGTGTCTCTGATGTAGATTCCACCCTAAAGTCGACGTCTACACCGCCGTCATTAATAATAACAGCATCTTGAGTACCGTCTTCCTTGAGGAAGATCATGTCCCGGCCACCTGCGGCAAAGTATACGTTATCATCTGTGAATCTGATGTAAGTGTCAGAATCACCTTCGTGATAAATGTATTGGCTTGCATGGATATTTCCACTGATAACAGTGTCTCCACCAAATTCTGTAACTCCTTTTGTCGTTGAATCCTTGCCGCCTATAGATCCTGACACAAAGAATGCGGCATCAACACCTGGTGGAGTGCTAGTTGCGCCGCCGCCTGAAAGGATGTATACAGAACCTGTGTTTAGCGCTATGTAAGTGGTTCCACTGTACTGTAGATCAATGCCCGCTGCACCATCTAATGTGAGAGCTCCTGCTTTTGTTTCAATCTCTGTGGCGACTGAGGATTCGATGACCTTCGATGCTGAGTTCTTGATGGTTCCTGTTAGAGCAAAATCAGAAATCGATCCTGAAAAATGAACGTTATCCTCGAAAGTCGTACCCGACACAATCTGTGCAACAACATTTGTGTTGATTGCTAGTGTTACTTCATTTCCAGCTCCGCCGTCTGATATTGTTAATCCTGAATCTGCCTTAAGAACTCTTTCATTTGCTAGGGAGCCTGTTGCGGATATCACAACATACGTTGCACCCTTGTCAGCTCCACCTGATCCTCCACCAGTAGAGTTTATTGTGATCGCACCGCTAGAACCTGTTGACAGTGTAACATTGTCTCCAGCAACAAGATAGGGAGTACCGTCTGTTAGCGCTGTAAGTGATCCACTTAGTCCACTGTTAAACTTTGCTGTCCCAGTTGCTATGAATTCAGAAATTGTGCCTGAAAAATGAACACGGCTATCAAATAGTGTCGACGAAGCAGAGACGTGAAACTTTGGTCCTTTAATTGCTCCTGTGAGAACAAAACTTGAGACATTTCCAGAAATATGCAAATTACTGCTAAATTTCACACCAGCTGTGAAATCAGTTCCAGAAACCAGTGAAGGAATGTCGTTATAGTTAATAGCTAGTGTTACATTGCCGCCAGCACCGGCATCTGTCATTGCTATACCTGATCCGGCTGCAAGAACTCTTTCATTTGTCATCGAAGCGGTTGCTGCCATGACAACGTACTGAGCTTCACGATCAGCATTCCCGCCGCCTGTTTGAGCACTTATGTGAATGAAACCTGTAGAGCCTGTTGTGATGATGATATTGTCACCACCCTGAATATAGTCTGTTCCATCCTTTAGACTTGTGAGTGATCCTGTTATTCCGCCCGAAGCTATTAAGACACCCTTTGTGATAAGATCGCTCTTAAATCCTTCACTGTCAAGACCGATCTGGAGCTTGTTTGGAGAGATTATTCTGTCAATCTTCTCTGTAAGCTTTTTTTGGAGGACTATAAAGTCACTCTTTTCGAGATCTTTTTTCTTTTCAGAAGGCATTTAACTTATCTTAAACTCTGGTATCACGAAGACGGCACACTACCAGCAATAAATATTCTGGTAAGCTGATAAGTCGAATCAGACCTTAAATCATGCTGTAATTAAATGCCGACATACTTGTCAATAATTGCCCAACCGTTTCCAGCACCGAGACAGATTAAAGTATGGCTAGTTTGATTTTCAATGCTTCCTATATTAGATGCTGCTCCGTCGATGACTGCACCATTTCTTGCTATTGTCAATGAGTTGCCACCGCCGCTTCCCCCTGAGTCGAGTCTTTTTATGATGTATTTTCTTCCTACAATTGCATCTGCTGCTGGTGGTAATGTTAGTGTTACATTGCCTCCATTACAATCTGCAATTGCTACAGTGTGAGTCTCATCAAGTGCATGATTGCTAGCAAAGCTTGAGACCAGAAAACCAACAGATCCGCTAACCTGGAGTGTTGAACCTGGATTTGGAGCATTGATCCCAACTCTTCCAGATCCTGTGACAACTAAAAGATCAACGTAGCTATCAGAGCGAAGAGAGAGGAGGTTATCAGTATCTGTGCCAACAATCTGTACAGTCGCTGTTGGACTGTCGGTTCCAAACCCGAATGTTCCTTCACTTTCATCAAAATAGAAACCCGTCGTTGTATTGTTACCGTATAGATGAAAGTCTCGATTCGTTGTGTCAAGCTTGTTTTTGCCGGAATGAGCCATCAACGTCATGAAAGCGTCACTATTCGTGGTAGTGCCCATCATCAGCTTGAGCCCGCCGCCAACCTCGAGATCTATCCGATAGTTACTAGTCGTATCATCAAGACGTAAAACAGAATCCGCGCCCACTATGTGTAGGATTTCTGCTGGAGAACCTGTTCCAATTCCAAGATTGCCCGATACAACTAGATCTCCGCCAAAGGCTGCGTGATTAATAGTTCCGCCGATTGCACCAGACACGAACCAGTTCACGTCTGATCCTGGTGTACCTTCCTTAAAGAAGGATACAGTGTCTAAGGTTGGGTCTATATTAAGAACATGAATCTCAGCAGATGTGTCGACTCTCATTCCGTACATAGAGTAAAAAGTTCCACTACTAAATAAATCTCCTCCAAAGACTGATGTTCCTCTAGCAGTAGTTCCTCGAGACGATATTGAACCTGAGACAAGGAAGTTTGTATCGGTTCCGGAAACTGTGTTGGATGCTATGGAAATCGAATCATTTCCCGCATCTACAAATAGCATGTGATTATTATTGTCACTTTCTACACGAAAATCATTTGTAGCATGTCCGTCGTCGTTTAAAACTACACCGGCAGAATTTACTGTAAGTGCTAGATCATTTGTATTGTGAATTTTTGTTTGGAAATTTGACTCACCATGATTAATGTGAAATACTTCATTGCCAGCGTGGAGATATAAAGCTTTTGTTTCATTAGGCGATTCTACTATAAAATCAACATCGGCGGCATTATCATTAAAAGTAATTTTATCTTGGGAACCATCTTCTACTATCGAAACAAAAGTAACGCCGCCAGCAACTAATTCCATTTGATCATTAGCCGGCATTCCAATGTATGTGTCACCATCCCCTCGACGTTTTAGATAATCCCTAAAACTTAAATCACCATTAACTGTGAGTGCCTCTACTTGTGTCGGAATTCCACCTGCTGATGTTTCACCGATTGCAACTTTTCCATCACCCCGGACCCTGAACACTGTTGTTATCCCAGATTCCACATCAAATAAATTTGTTCCAGTTCCACTTCCATCACTGGTTACCTTTAGTCCGTGACCTTGACTATTTTGATCATTGTCAATAACAGCCGCATATTTGCCTGAAAGACTGGTGTATAAATCTAAAGCCGGGCTAGATTCAGCTCCTGAAACTACCATGCTTCCTGTTACAATTACAGTTCCATTACCACAATCAGTACCGCTTACAATAATTCCTTGGTTAAACCGCAGGGTGGTGATACCGAAGTTTCTCTTTGTTGCCACAAAAACCTCACAGCGCTATGACACATGCGCAATATATTAAATATCACAGAGGTTATTAATTGGGCCGGCTATTATTATTCAGTGTCCATACAGTATATCGGCTCATTCTTAACAGCATTAAGAAGATTCGGTAAATCTAAGCCGGCACAATCTTTTTTTGACTTAGTGAAATTATAATGATTACAGAATCCATGAAACTTTCCCCTCTCGCAGTCTTTGTGAACACCTGTTTCAATATGCCCGTTTGAATTTTTAGGATACTCTAGAGGAATTCCGTGGCCAATGTGGATAGCCTTCCATAGGGCCTTTAACGCTTCAAGTTGCACTGGGTAAAAATCCAAAAAGGGATCTAATTTCTTTCCGTGAACCCAGGCATTCTCCTGTATCGGCCTCTCCCCGAAGCCATGGTTGACATACCAATCTTGATACTTGAGATAGTACGCATTTGATATCTCAACTCCAATCCCTTTTGTGTTTCCTCCTTCAAATCGAGGTATGCCAGCATGCCATGCTTTATGCTGGGTATCTAGCATCTGAAAGATTGTTCCATCATTATCGATAAGAAAATGAACTGATACCTTGCGGTTATTTAAAACTCTCGCACAAGACTCTGCGCTGAGACATACGTCCCAGTGGTTTACAAAGAATGTCGGTTTTCGATCGGGTTTCCCAGAATAATCAGTGTAGCAACCTTTTTTCGATTTAAACCCACTGGGCTCATCCCAAAGAATGACATTATTCCACTCGATCGGAATAAATGATCCGTTGTGGACAATGTGTTTGTCACCAGAAGTAGATACATGTCTTCTTGACTTGTAAGATGAAATATTTGCCTCTCTCTCTGTCCAAATCCTTCTGTACGTCGCAGGACCCACTAAGCCATCTGCTGTTAAACCATTTTTTTTCTGCCACTTCTGAACTGCTTTTACCAGGTTGACATCAAATTCATCACAGCCGAACCACGCGGGATTCCACCCAAGACTGGCTGCGCTTGAACTATTGTAAAAATCCTTATCCATCTTTATCTGATCCTGTATCCTTGAGAGATGCTAGGGATGACCTGTCTTTATATTTTTTCTTAACTTTGTCACTTATAGGAATGGCTTCTCCGTCGCCGTCGACCCTAAGGTAGGTTATCTCTGTTTCACAAACTGCTTTTTGTGTGCCATTGTATGGGCTGTGCCTGCGAGCTTCAAGTCTAATAATAATAGATGTGTTTCCAACACTTAAAACCTTACCATATATCTTGATAAGATGACCGGGTCTAACTGGTTTTTTAAAAATGCATTCTGCCATCTTTAGTGTCACCATTCTAGGTGTGTCACAGCACTGGCCTGCATATGCTCCACCTGCTTCATCGAGCCATGAAAGCATCACGCCTCCAAATAAATTACCGTGGACACCAATATTTTGCCCCTTGCATATGTGAGTTGAAATAAGCTCCATTTAAGTACTTATTCAAAGTCTATATCAACAGAAATCTTAATATTGAACTTTGGTACTCTCAGCTGATTTGCAAGACCGTGCTTTTTAGTCTCGTCGGGATCTAAAAACCAGTCAGCATGTCCTTTTTTATGCACGATTTTCAGAAAATAATCATCTCTCTTGCCACAGTTTCTTGCCATCATTGTGTAAACAATGTTGTTTAATCTCTCTGTTTCCTCAGCAGATGCCTTGAGCTCTTCGACCTTTCCCCTTTCCATTGATGATACGTCATGTATCATCACAGTGGCATTCGGATCCATAAATCTCATTCCATCTGTACCGAAGGAAAACAAGATAGCACCACAAGACATCGCCTTGCCCTCTACAATAGTTGCTATTGGTAATTCTGAATGCTTTACTGCGCTAATCATTGACATCAAGCTATAGACTTGACCGCCGTATGAATCAATTACGACTGGAATGACTTTTTGACCAGTGTTGTGAGCCTGTGCAATCTCCTGGCTAAATGTCTTTGCAGCATCTTCATCGAACTTATTGACTCGAATTATAACAGGATTTTTTCTTAGCTCAACTTCTTTTATTTCTGGTGATATTTCTGTTGTCCACTTCACACTTTTCTCACTTTAACCGCACTTAGAAGAACCGCACGATTTACATGTAACACATCCTTCCTGGTAAATAAGCGAACGTTCAGCATGACAGGTATCACAAACCTTATCCTCATGTGCTCTCTCACCATTCTTAATGTAACTTTTCAACACCCTTGCTACAACCCGAGAAAAAGAAAATAAATCAGCGTCCTTATCCTTTTGTAGCTGTTCAACAATGTAGTGAATTGGCGCACCGTGGCGTAATGCCAGTGAAATTGTTCTAGTAAACCCAGCATGATTGGGATTGTCAAAGACAGAAACAACATCTTTAATCACAAACTCATCACCATTTTTTCCAATTCTTAAATCGTATATAGAATTTTTTGTCTTTCTTGGGTGCTTAACAATAATTCCAAAAGAGTGTTTCTTTGGTATTTCAATGTACTTTTGGAGACCACCAATTACCTCATAAGGTCTTCCGCCGAGCAAGCCCACAAGGATTGTCCAGGCTTCACCCTTAATTGTGGCATGATGAATATTACAAGGTAGCTCACTGGGCCTGACGGGTGCATCGTGTGTTTTAAATCTAGTTTTCTTCTTTCGACTTCCTGAGACTAGCACACCAGATCTGCACCCATCTCGATAAACAGTCACACCTTTGCATCCGGATCTCCACCCCGTTATATAGATCTCCTTAACCGTCTCAACATCAGTATCAGTAGGAATATTTGTGGTATTTGAAATTGCATGACATACCCACTTCTGGGCAGCTGCTTGCATTCTTACCTTATTGATCCAGTTAATTTCATTGGCAGTAGATTTATGATACGGAGACTTAGATGGATCATCCTCATTTCCTGTGATATTCATCCACTGTTTGTACCCGTGGTGATACACATTATACTCCTGCCACTTGTCTCCGACATCATCGATAAAATCTACACTAGCATTGACATCCTGACCAGTTATTTTCTTTCTACGTGTGTAGCTAAGAAGATATGCAGGTTCAATTCCGCTTGTTGTCTGCGTAAGGGTTGACACAGATCCTGCAGGAGCTGTGGTTGTCAATGCGATATTTCTACGTCCGTGTCGCTTACACATTTCATAAACGTCAGGTGCTGCCTTCCACACTCTGCGCAAAAACTCATGATCCTCTTCTCGTGAATGGTCATGAACTGGAAATGAACCCCTCTCTTCTGCAAGATGACATGAAGATCTATATGCATTAATGCACAGCGTCTTATAAATTTTTTCAACAATCTTAATAGACTTATCAGACCCATACTCAACTCCCAAAGAAGCGAGTGTATCTCCTACAGCAGTTACTCCTAATCCCGTGCGACGACCTTTGAGTGCCATATCCTTAATCTTTACCCAGAGATTTTTCTCAATTGCCTTGACCTCGTCGGTCTCCGGATCTGCATCAATCTTAGCCAAAATTTTATCGACCTGCTCAATTTCAAGATCAATCATATCATCCATGAGCCTTTGTGCTTTTTGAGTTACCTCAGACATACCCTCAAAATCAAATTTTGAATCTGAGCCATATGGATTTAAAACAAACGAAGATAGATTTATTAGCATTAATCTACATGAATCATATGGGCTCAAAATTATTTCACCGCAAGGGTTGGTTGAAGTTGACCCAAATCCAATATCTGCATAGGCATCAGAGGGTGTGAGATTGATTGCATTATCCCAAAAGAGCAATCCAGGCTCTGCAGAAGCATGTGCTGACGAAACTATCTCATGCCAGATCTCTCTTGCATCATCCATTACAGTTATTTGTGGAGAATCTTCATCTACTGGAAAGCGTAACTCAACATCACTTCCCTTTTCCACTGCCTTCATAAATTCATCAGACAGTCTTATCGAAATATTGGCGCCTGTAACACGATCAAGTTTTCGCTTAATCTTAATAAAATCTCGAATTTGTGGATGATGGACAGATATTGTCAGCATTAATGCACCGCGTCTTCCACCTTGCGCGACTTCTCGACATGAATTAGAATATCTGTCCATAAATACTTCAATTCCATCAGTTGTCTTTGCTGCATTACCAGTCCCAAGACCCTTGGGCCGAATTGTGCTAAGATCAAAGCCCACGCCGCCGCGGCGCTTTGCAATCTGAACCAGCTCCTGATCTGTCTTTAGTATTCCGCCGTAAGAATCACGTGGCGACTCTATGACAAAGCAATTGGATAATGATTGAATAAAGTGATCATTTCCAATGCCTGACATCGGACTTCCCTGTGGAACAATATATGTGAAATTCTTGAAGAGGCTGTAGATTTCTTCTTCTGTCATTGGGTTGGGATACTTTTTCTCAATTCTGGCAAATTCTGAAGCTAAGCGTCGGTGCATATCATCAGGTGTGACTTCGAGATAATCTCCCTCCTTGTCACAGAGAGCATACTTTGTCGCAAAAACATTTGCTGCAAGATTATCATCACCAAAATATTCCAAACTTCTTCTGATAACTTCATCAAACTCTGCCACAATTTCTCCAATTAAAACGGCCTTTAGCCTTCATTTATTTCTTTCCATTTGCTTCGCAGCAAACCTTTCATCGCGTCTCGGTCAGATGACATTATCTCATTCAAGGACATTTCAGCGTCTTCTTCTAAAATAACTAATTTAGACCTTGACGTATCGAGATTTATCGGAAACAAAATTCCATCTCGGCCCGCTCTATTTTTTGCAATGAATAGTCGACCAGCTCCCGAGGCCTTTTCTATTGGCTTACGAGAAAGGGATAATACAACATCTGCAACCATTGCCTTGCCATATGCCTCTGACATGTTCTCTAAACCCACCACTGAAGAATTTGCCGATTCTCGATTTGCCTGTGATGCTGTCCAAATCGGTATATTCATATCCATTGCCAAATTTCTCAATTCTTCATAAATCAATTTGAGCTCATGCCTTAAATTTTCATACTTTCTGGACGATCTCATGATGTCTGCGTAATCAATAATTATCAAACTTGGAGCAAAAGACTTGAGTAAAACCTTCTCAATATGGTTTCTCAAAGTCATCACAGAGGCAGACCCGGTTGGAAAGGACTTTATAATTAATCGACCCAAGTCTGATCCCTCATATTTCTTTAAAACTTCATCTTTTCGATCAATGACCTCATGGCTAGGAACATCTGTCAAGTTCGAATCATATCTCAATCCAACTGCTGTTTCTGACAACTCAAATGTGTAGTGAATCACATTCTTACCTACCCTTAATGCTTCACATCCTGTGTGAACCAGAAAGTGAGACTTGCCCACACCAGTGTTGGCAATGATCACGCCTATCTCCCCCCTTCCTAGCCCACCATTTAAAACTGTCTTCTTGTCAAGATGAGCTAATCCTGTCGGGCATGTTATTCTTGAAATCGTTTCAAATCTAGCACTAGCGTCTATAAAAAAATCATGACCAAGGCTCGAGGGAGTTCCTACTGCCAAGGCATCCTTCATTAAATCAACAACACATTCATATTTGTCTGTAGAAACCATTTCAACCGCTTTTTCAAGTGCTGCTCGAAGTGCCTGTTTCCGACAAAAATCAAGTGTCTTATCTTTTACAAATTGTAAGTCTCCAACATCAGGATTCGTCTTAATTCGGTGCAGAAAATCTACGATCTGATCTCGTAAGAGAATGTCTGCACCCTCCTTTAGATCATCTCTCACTATTGTTATAAGCAGAGAGAGTGTCGGAAATGCCTTGTATTTTAGATAATAGTTGAAATATCTCTCAGTAAGATACCTGAGATATTTTACATCAAAGTACTCCGGAGTCATCATCTCAGTCATTTGTGCTGACCATTTTTGATCAGTCAAAAAACACTGAAAAATCTTTTCTTCGAAGCTTTTTCCGTACTGTTTAAAGTGTGCAACAGGCATTAAGATTTCTTTGTGCTGATGTAATTTAGAGCCAAAAATACTCTATCAACATTAAATGTCTGAATGCCTTCGTGCAAAAACATTCTCATCATCTGCATTTTATTCTTGGCTGGGCTGAAAGTATCAACAGTTTCGTTTATTCTTTTAATTTGCGATGCAGCAAGGTTAGAGGTGTCTAGATAAATTAGCTTCCAGTTTCTCTCTATTTTCGCCTTCGAACTAATAATTCTTTGAAAAACCTTCACCTTACTACCTTCCTGAATAGCTTTTTCAGCTTGCTCAACTATCTGATTGACATTTATGCTTTGCTTTCCAGCTAGATCTGGAAATCTCTTGGCCACAGTTTTAAACCCAGCACCTTTTACTCCGTCTATATTGTCTGATGCGTCACCACAGATTGATTTTGCTAGACAAAAATTGGTAGGTGATATTTTAAACTTTTCTGTAACCTCCTTTGAGGTTACCATCTTTTTCCATGTGGGTGAGTAAATAATAGTCTTGGAGTCTAGAAGTTGGTAAAAATCATGATCAGATGAAACCACAAGCTTTCTCTTATTTGGAAACTTATATCGACACAGGTACCCTATAACATCGTCTGCTTCACACTCTGGAACGTAGATCTGGCAAATAGGGATATTTCCAATAAGTGAGACCAGAGTTGAAATTTGATGATTTCTATTTTGGACTGTATCAGGCAGGTCTTTCTCATAATACCTGTTAAGCTTTGCGGGTCTCCTGTGCTGTTTATACTCTTTAAAAATCGCCCGCTTTCGAGTTGATCCGCCACCTTCCCATACAATAATTGTTTGCTCTGGCTTATATCGCTCAATCAGATCAACAACAGCATAGAGAAATCCAACAATTCCACCAACGTGACCACCATTAGCGTTGACAGCAGGATGTGCAACATAGTGCCTTGTAAACAAATTCAAGGCATCTACAATTAGAATTACCCGGCCTTCATCGGTCAATCTGTTGCCTCGAGACTACACTCACTCATAGCATCTGCTAAAGATTTCATCTCTTCATAGGACTCTGTATCTATTTCTAGATTATCTTGATTAAACTTTTTCACCATTGCATATTCTAAGAGATCATCTATGTAAGCTGTATATTCGGGATTTCTCATTATTTCACCAAACTTTGGCTTATGAAACTTCTTCTCAATAAGAATTTCACCAGTTTGTGTGTCTGTTACGGTTAGGCGCTTCCAAGAACCTGTTCCTGATACAGAGACCTCCTTTCCCTTGATCACTTCTGGCCCATGCTTTCTTAGCAGATCGAATATCTGCTCATGCTCCTTAATACCCACACCGAAGTGAATCTCAAAATTAATCTTTCTAAAAGGAGGGGCGACCTTATTCTTAATGGTCTTAGCAGAAACATGAATACCGATCACATCATCACCATCCTTAATCTGCTGGCCAGCTCCTAGCTTGATTCTTGTGGAGGCATGAAATGGAATTGCCTTTCCTCCCGGTGTCGTATCAGGATCACCATACATCACTCCGATCTTAGTTCGAATCTGATTAAGGATTACAAATAGAACATTTTGATTTGCAATCACCCCTGTGATCTTTCTCATGCCCTTAGAAATCGCACGAGCTTGTAATCCGATGGACTCCTTATCATAGTCTCCAATTAGCTCAGCCTTGGGTGATGATGCAGCAACAGAATCCCAGACAATGGTGATTGGCACATCCTTATCCATCGCCTTTGCCTTCATAATAGTCGCCTCTGCAATAGAGAGAACCTCTTCCGTGCAATGAGTGTCAACATACACAAATCTCTTTGACACATCAACGCCTAGCATCTTTAAGTTTTCTACAGAAGTCGCATTTTCTGTGTCAATATAAACAACAATTCCACCCATTTTTTGGGTTGTTCTAGCAATCTGTGTGGCTATGTGAGACTTTCCAATGGACGGTGGTCCAAAAACCTCTACAATTCTCCCTTCAGGAAGACCTCCACCCCTTCTATTAGAGCAAATATAGTCAAGCAGCTTTGACCCTGTTGAAATCCACCGCTCAACATGAGTCGGTGAAATATCCTGGCTGAGATTGTATGCTACCTGCGTGCCATGCTCCTTGTTTAGAGCATTAATTAAGTCTACAGTAAAATCCTGATTTGACATTCTTTCTCCACTCATTATCTTACAGTGACAGAACAGGTATGTTCAAGGCGGGGTGCGTGATGCACCCCGCAAAAAACAGAAACTATTCGTCGTCGATGAGATCAGCAAAGGCCTCATCGATGCTCTTGTAGTTAGATTCAGCTGAAGCCGATGTCTCAGAAAGTGTGGTGCCCACATCTTCTTCAGCCTCATCATCATCACTCAGCCAGTCATTGATAATCTTTGAGAGCTCATCATAAGACTTGCACTGATATGTCTCGGTTACATCTGGAATACTAGAAGTCCACTCTTTTGCCCGATCTGTATCTTCAGACAGAAGAGATTGCTTGCCTCGTGGGCGAACCTCAGTCATCGACCATTGCCGACCAGGCTGCTTGGTGCATGTGACCTTGATATCACGGCCTGTTTGTGGATCTGTGATATCTCCGTAGTCCTCATCAAGCATCAGTCCCAGAAGATTCTGATAAACAGTCTTACCAAAACCCCAGATCTGAACACCCTTGTCCTCCTCTCCTCGGACAACAACGGGCGCGTAAGTACGCATCTTAGGATAGAGCTTCTTAGCGAGCTCATAGGATTCCTTAGAACCTTCCTCACGAAGCTTTGTAATTAGCTCCTGAATCGGATCAGGATCATTGAACTGATAAGGTGCCAAAAGACCCCTCTCATTTCCAATGTTATAGTAGAACCACAACTCCTTAAATGGTTGGCCATCATTATCTGGGAAAGATAGAAGACGTACTGTGTGCTCCTCTCCCTCTTGTGGTCGCCACATAAGGGACCTATTTCTATTTGTTCCGCTTAGTCTGTCAAGCTTTTTACGGATTGCATCAAAATCAACTGCCATTGTTCCTCCAATTTTTAATGTTCAATGTGTAGTTTTTGCAATATGCAAATAATATTATGCTTAATTTTAGATCAATGTTCAAATAATTTTATGTTTTATGCTTAGTTTTTCTTTTTCTTTTTTCGCTTGCTGCCAGACTTCTCTGCAATTCCCTTTGCCCACTTTTCTGCCGCTGTATAAATAAGTGCTGGATCCTGTGGGTTTACAAGAGACCCACCGTAAAATGCTGCATTTTTCTTGGCCTGGGCCATGTATGTCTGCCGAGAAGGACTCTTTCCTTGCGGACCTGTGCCCAAAGGAGTAACTGGACCGCCGCCGATGGCGCTGGTGCCGGAGGCCTCTCCTATCTCGTCGTCGGTTTTGCCCTTTTTACTTTTTCTTTTTTTTTTTGCTTCATCGAGCGCTTGACGAATGAGCATTCGAATCTCTGACTCTTTTAAGGGCTTCGGATGTGCTGTGATGACCCCGGAATCTGTCTTATATGCGACAGCAAAATCATTGGTATCCGGGACTTTACCTGTCGAAAGACGAGTGATAATAACATCTTCCTCATCTTCCTCTTCTGAAGTTACCGGAGCGTATTGAAGAAATCCCTGGGGCTCTATCTTTCTTAGTGAAGGATAAGCACCATAAATGGTCTCTCTAATAAGCTGACGAATCTCTCTCAGTGCTAATGCCTTAAATATGTCTTCAGGTGAAATCTCCATATCAGCTAGCTGTGTTAAATCTTTATCGAGCTGTGTTATGTCTTTATCCATTTCTATATCCTTTTCCTCTGGTTCTTCAACCCTGGGTTCTTCTGATTCAATTCCTCGACAGGTTCCGCTATCAGACTTTAAAGCATTAAATATTGCTCCGATCCTTGTAGTGATACCAACCAGAGCAGTCTTTCTGACAGGTATGCCTCCCGGGCGCTTGAGGAGTAATCCCACATAGGCTGGACCAATTGCAAAGGACGCAATTCTTCTAAGGAGCGGAATCTCGTCAAGTAACTCTGCAAGAAATGTTATCACAGTTGTTGGCGTGAACTGTAAGACGGCTGCTTGTTTCACGCCGGCCCTACCCAGGCGGGCCTTCATCACAGACTCAGCAACTTTTTGAAGATCACTTATTGCATCTGTTAGAGCTTCCCGTAATTTTTTCTTATCACTTTCAGGCAGTCTGCAAATTTTCTCAATTGAATCTGAAAATTCGTCCTCTCCATACTCACGATCACCCAGCTCAGTTAGTGTGATACCAATTTTATCATTTAGCAGCTGGCTAGCATCACCCAGGCTATCGCTAAAGCTACCTGCCTTCCGCAAGGCATCAAATCCCTCGATAGCCGCAATAGCAACTTGTACGACAGGATGTGGAATAAAATTAAGTGCGGTTGTAAAAATGTCAAGAAGAGCTCCCTCTCCAAGAAGCTCGTCCTCGCTCATCTGCGAAACTTCCTCAAGTGTTGGGTAGACTCTCATTCTCTCCTCACTAATATATGGAGCCCTAGAGACTAACTTGCGGGTGCGCAAAGGTAAAACTTCTGGCTCAGGATAAATATCTAGATCATCAGGTTCTTGTTCTGGGAACATTGACACTTCTAGTGACTCTGGATCCACATGCCCTACATTCTGGCTAAGTGCTGATGAGAAACCCGCGTCAGCCGAGTGGCTTGGTGTTCCGGTCTCACCCGGGTGATATGGTCTTCGATTTCGACCGATCTTATAGTAATAATCATCGCCGCCGCCAATTGCACCGCCAACTGGAACACCAATACCGCGGCCTGAGGCAACACCTGCTTCCGGCTTCTTGACGATGTCGCTAACAAGTGCGCGTATGATATCCCTTGCAGTAAGATTTGCCATGTAGATAAATATCTACAGTCTGACCAAACGTCACATCCTACTGAGACAAGTGAACTGACATCGCCTTTGCTTGCTGCAGCAGGAGGCCTAGTGTTCCCTCATGACCGACGTAGAATCTATTTTCCTCAAAGTGTGAGCCTCTTGCTAGCTGTATCGCGAGCCACTCCTCTGTGGAAAGTCTGACACCGAAGTGTTGAAGTAAATGTAGTGCTCGATGAGAAAGTGACATCTTATTGAGGCTTTCATTGAATGTATAGAGCTGTCCTAATTTGTCACGGTGCCAGTCCGAATCCTGGTCCACAAAGTAGGACTCTTCCAGGTCTCCGACCTTTCCAATCTCATGAAGCAGTCCTACCTTTAGTATCTGTGATGGATGAAGACCCAGATCCATCGCATCATTAAGTGTTCTCATTCTAACTGTGACATCTAAGACATGCTCGACCATTCCGCCAGGATAGCATCCGTAGCTATCTTGTCTGGGTGACGCTGGGCACACTACAATTCGATCTCCAAGGGTGTCGAGCAGATTATTTAAGCCCTCGTCTGACAGCCTCCGGCACAGCTTGTCAAACTTTGTCCAATTCTTCTCAAGTGTCTCTACATCAATCATGAATATATCTTACACACCGTGGCAAAAATTTTCAACTTTAACAGGAAATCTCTGTTGCATTCTCTTGACGTGAAGGCCTTGATCTGTTATATCTCTCAACCTGGAGATCTGGTCCTCCCTCACATCGAGAACAATCGCATCATGAATCACAAATATCGGTCTTACGTCCAACTCCTGTAGGCTGCATTGCTCTAAAAGCCAGCCAAAACCCAGTAAAGCTGCATCAACACCTGTGCATTGCAAATAGTGATTCACGTGGGCTGAATCTGACTTGATCAGGCGGTTGTAGAAGCTTTGTATGTGACCCGTAGTTGCTGCCTGTTGTCTTAGACTTCTCTCCATGTTTGGTACATCAAAATAGTCTCTGATGTTGCTTAGAATGCGTCCTGCATCCATTCCTGATGGTATTTTTCCCTGTAGTGTGGAGGCCGTCATGCCATATAGACAGCCTATTGTGGCGATCTTTGTCTCGTCACGAGAAAGGTTGCCCCCTAGTACCTCATCTTGCACGTGTGTGTATATGTCATAGGGAGCTTCTCTCTGGGCGATGCTCAGAGCAACACGAGGCTCCAGGCAGATAATATCGACCTGGAGCAACTGTCCATTTTTAAATCCAGACCTGAAAATTTTCCTATGATCCTTTTTAAGAGTCAATATGTTCGGCCCTGATGTCACAGTTAGCCTGCCGGTGCTCGATGATATCTGGCTATACCTGACAACGTCGGCTTTATCACCATCACTTGGCACACATCTTAAAAGCGACGTCTTATTGGTGCTATTTCTCTCAACACCAAGCAAGGATTTTAGAACACCTGTGTTAATGCTAGAAGGCTCCATCCTTAACAGCAACTCTCTATTCTCAACAAATTCATATCCATAATATCCCTGATTTGCCAGCTCAACAATTTTCTCAGCACGCTCTCGAATGGACTTAATTTTCTTCTTAAACACCTGCGGGGGTAATGCTCTCATCCACGGAACTCCGCTTGTGCCAGCCTTTCTAAGCTGCTTCCACATTCGAGACTGCGATTCCGTATCAAATAGTGGCAAAGATTGACCCATAGCCTGGGCTATCGTCCCGACATCTCGAGCACTCATCTTGTCACCGCAAACCCAGTGATCCTCTGGGACACCATCCTGCCAGGCACACATGTCTTCATCAAGTAGAAGGTCTAAGTTACCTCCCAAGCACTTTCTTGATATTCCAATCTTCATCTAGTATTTTAAGCTACCATAAAAGATTAGAATGTATCTTTTTACTTTAAAGTAGATGCTATATCACCTGCTGCATCGACTGCATCATCAATAAGACTGTCTCTAATCTTTGGAAGGGCTTCAGCAAGAGTGGTTCTGAATGATTCAACAGTTCCATTTGAGCAAAATGTCATAGTGAATGAAGTATCAAACTGACCAGCTGACAGAGTATGATTTATGTTAGTTATGGCATACAGGTTATCAGCTGTTGTTCCTGTCTGTAGATCCATATAGTATTGCTGCCCATATTCGATTAAAGGGCATCCAAACGTTGTGACATTTAAAGAGGCAGGTATTACCTTCACATCCTCCACTGGTGATGTGACATTTTCACCTGCTGAGTCACCAGCTGTTATCGATCTAAGTAATAGTGCATTAGCTGCCGGACCTTTCGTATTTGCTGATAGACTTATACTTTTTACACCTGTGTACTGTGTTCCCATTGTGATGCTTGGAACAGTTTGCTTAATTGACTTCTTAATTGTGGCGGGACTTGCTGCTGCTACATATTCAGAGAACATACCTGCTACGGCCTGGCCAGCTCTGGTATCAGAAAATCTCTTTCCAAGGTTGCCCAGGGCCGATTTAGGGTCTGTGGTTCCAGGACCTGCTGAGTCGCTGGGAGCGCCGCGATTTTTAACTGCCTCTGTTATCTGGTTACCGGATCCCTTGACAAGCGATGTAAATTCACTATCATTTAGCATCGATAGCAAAAAGAGAGAACTCTCATGAGGTGTAGCAGCCTCATCATAAATGTGTATCCTAAGAATAATCTTGCCTGTATCGACACTACTATTACCTCGAAGACCAGTTGTTTTCGCAGGAAGTGCCTCCATATAGCACTTCAACCTGGGGGGTCTAAACTTAGCAGGTGCAGATCCACAGCCATCACTCGTGTATATGCTAGTCAGTCGTTCTTGCAATCTGCTATCTATCTGCTTTAAAGACACTTGTAAGTTTTTATCATAATCCTTTAACAGTACTTTCAGATTGTCATCTTTACTATCCAGCTGTTTCTTGACCTCTGAAACTGCTTCCTCAAATGATTTTCTTGTATCCTTTCGCAACTTATAGAGATCTGTCAGCCCATAGTTCTGATCTTGAGGATCTGACACAAAATTGTTAATGATAAAGTTAAGAAATGTGAGAGTTGACATATTAGGATTTTCCTGAAGCACAGACAGCATCTCTGATTGAAATTTCTCAATGCTTATTTGAAACTGCGATATGTCAAACTTCCTTGCTCCCGCAGCCTGGTGATTAAATCGATAAAAGAAAACCTGGGTCTCGTCAAATCGACCTGATGCTGCCAGGGGAGATCCAACAAATGACATTATCAGCTTACCTAATGAAACCTGGGTGTTTGCCGTTCCGCTTGGTAAGAAGGGGTCAGTTGCATGGGGGCTCTTTAGTGCTTCGATCTTAGCAGCAATAATATCGAAAAGTGAATCTTTTGTATCCTTTAACTCACCGCCGGTTCCATCTGGGCCGACAAGTCTTGTGATGAGAAGACCCAGCTGTGACTGTGCAAGCAGTACTCCTCCCGGTTGAGGCTCTAAGATTTTTAAAAATTCATTGAACAGATCACGACTAATAACTGACGAGGGTGACCTAGCGTTTCCTAAATTTACAGAGACCTCTTGGCGTATCTCAGCTGCTCTTTCACTTGAATCGCTTACATCGGATAGCTTTTTTGCAAGAATCGACTGTATCAAAGGCTTAATTTGCGAAATGGGAACGACCTCTCCAGTTGCAATCGAGACATTTGAAGCATCAGCGGCGCCCCTGGAAGCGAGTCTTAAGTCTATCTTTACTTTTCCCTCGTTTGTCATGGTGTAATCTGAAGAAACGATGTGAAACATGTTCTTTGATCTTAAATTGTTTAAAAATTTCCCATATGGATTGCTAGAAAGGTCCCCGCCCTCAGGATGAGACCATCCCCACTCAATCAGGACGTTTGTGAGACCAAAGGTGTCAATTGCAACCAATGGTGCGATATCAGCAAGTCTCGACCTATCATGTAAAATGAGAGATACGTTTGCTGTCTTTGCTGACAGGAGCGCTCTCCCTAGCCCTGCAATTGAAATTCTTACACTATCTAGAGTCATCAATGGCTTAAATGGGTCAAGTACATTTCTAGCTCCATCAGAATTTATATCAGCATTAACGAGTGTTTGCGGTGATGTAAACAGCTCCATCCCAGAAGAAGCCATTCCAGAAGAAGCCAGTCCTAAATCTGCCCTGAGCGCTGATGCACCTGCGAAATTACTAATGTCACTATCAGCAGGAACAGCGGAGCCTAATCCTGACTTGTCATTGTCCGATCCCGCACCTAAAAAGCTTACTATGCTTAATCTTTTCATTCTCTCTTCCAGACCACCTGGCACAGAAGATATGAATCTAATGTTGACAAAGGGTGTGCAACGAGAAAGCTCAAGTGTCGGCACTGCATTCAAAAATATCGCTGCCTCAGAAGTTGATCTAGTTGGAATTCCGACCTTTAGACTTGGAAGGACTATCGCAGAAAGAGTCGGACGTGTAAATCTGCTCGGTGAAGACACGTTGCTATTCACGTTACTAGATTTTAATTTTGAGCTATCTGCTTTTCCGGAGGCGGCGTTTGTGGGGCATGATGAGATCATCTGTCTGACACTTGATCGACCCGAAACAGATTTCCCTCTTTCAACTTTTTGTCTTATCAGGTTAGTTTTCTCTTTTAGGGCAACTGCTTTTTCTTCCAGGGTGGCGTTCTCAGGAAGCTCTGGGCTGTCTATTGGAAGGAGATCCTCCGCAGGAGTGACTCCCTTCTCATTAACAAAAAAGTCTGGGACTGGGAGTGACCCAAGATCCTCAAAGTAAACTTTAGCAAACTGACGTACATCTTTAACACCCAGCCTGTCAGAGATTCCACCTCCGATGAATCCCAGATCCTTGGCCAGCTCACCAAGGATTTGCTTAGTAAAGTACGCACCCTCAGTGTTGTCTACAAGAACCTGCTGCAATTCATAAATTGTTTCTGCATCGTCTCCTGAGAGAATCGGTATGTTCTCATCTACACCTATTTTTGCTGCGTCTAGCACATATCTCGCAATTGAAGAACCGCCGGCTTCAGCTGTCAACCTTATAATGTCATCACGACCAACTATTGCAAAATACTGGAGAAGAGCCTGGGTTGACTCTGCAAGCTTTGTCTTGGGCGTGCCCAGCTTGTCTAGGATTCCCTTGATGTCACTCAGTAATCCCATAGCTCACCTAATCAGGTCAAAAACTCTGTCGAGGGCTGTCGGAACCTTGACAATTGTTCCCGGTGGGACCTGCAATGCCCACCCAATACCTGAAGCTGCTGCAAGAATCCACCATAAATCTGAAGATCCGTAGATCTGTCCAGCAAGATGATCGAGACGAACGTTCTCCTTTATCACAGTTGTGTTATAAGGCAGGTCTCCCTGCAATACTGCATTAAAAATTCGAGATGACGCCTCACTTGTTGCAAACTGCTTTCGACCCAGGATTTTAGATGTGTATGCATAACGACTAGTTGCCATATCTAATCTCCCCTCTCACTGTCAATAGAGCTAAAAGTGCTAGCTGTACGATTGCCATCATTATATTTCGACTTTGAGCCCTCTCCATTATCATCAGCAACATCACCTGCAACATACTCCATAACACTTCCGACGTTATATACCGGTCCTCTGTTGAATCCGCTGTGATCGATACCAGGTGGCAGATCGTGAATCACATCAAATGCCATCGTAATTTTGCAAGCCATTGGAGCTCGAGAATTCCAGTCAATCTCCCACGGAAACTCCATCCAGTCAAACTCTAAAGACGTAATTGCGCCAGCCAGGCCCCTGCCTCGAGATGAATTAAATGACTTGACAATTGGATTGTTGTCCTCATCCATAAATCTATCCACATTAGAAAGATTTGGTGATATTTGGTCAGCTGGAATTCCGGTAGCCTTAGCAGCAGTATTTACCACTGTGTCAAGAAGGGCCTCAGCAACCACCCCTACTCCCAGGGTGGGTAGGACTGTTGTGTTGAACAAAAAGTTTGGATTTGGCATGATATCTGCATGCGTCACAAGTATTGTCTTTCCTAACATTTGATTTGAAGCATTGAGATCCACTATCTTCACCCTATACAGCGTGCGAAAGCTATTCATACTACTTCTCTTAGGGCCCCTAAATGTTCGATTATCACCACTCTTATTCACAGGCAGGTCAAGTCTGGACGATCTTTTACCGCCCAGAGAAGAATTTTTAGATTTCTTTTTCGCAGACCTAGACTGACCAAGAATCATAATCTTCAGAGGTCGCACAACTTTAATTTTTTTAGCTGTATCATCCTCAAGCATATACCCATTTCCCATGGTTGGTCTTAAAAAGTGTGTTTCAAACTTTCGATAACCGTATGCAGAATTATTATCAGTTGCATTACTGCTTATGGTGTCTGCCACTGCTTGAACAGCACCGGGAATTGTGGAGCTGAAGTCTGAGGTGTTTCGAACAGAGTCTGGGTCCATCATTCTATTCAGAATGGTTCCAATTGCAAGTGGATTAACGAATTCATTTCTAAGGAAAGTGGACAAAGCACTACGAGCAATCTGTGATCTCTGGGTTCCTCCAAGAAGAGGATCAAAAGATAATGCTAAAGGTGAGCCAAACAATGTATAGAAGTAAGTGTTAAGATTTGCACTTATTGCCTTTTCTGTGGCAGCATCGAAAAAACTAACTGTCTTGTCAATAGCATTGGAAATCTTAGAATTGCCCATGAGCTCAGAAAGAGCGCTTGGTGTCTTAGGTGAGACACCTGTGTCGCCTATGCCAAACATTCTCGCAAGATTAAATTTTGAATAATTGCTCTTAACAACATCTCCGACACGCAATCTAATGATGGGTGAAGCTCCAAGCACCTGTGAAAACGGCTGAATAAACTTGCTTGTTTCTCCCACCTTAACCATGTCGCCCTGGGTCCACTTGGGATAGACTAGAGTCACAAGTTTATTGATCTTGAACCACATCTCATCAAAATCCTGCTTGGAGGTCGAGACCGCATAAAAGCTTAGGTTTATCCTTCGACGGGTTCCTGCATACATCTTAACAGCATCCATCCTTCCGTAGCCCGTCACATCACCTGAATAGTTTGGTGAGTAAGCATCTCTAAGATTACCCAAGAAGGCATGAAATGTCACGATCTCATTTGTTCTAATATCGTGAAAGTAAAACGGCACGTACTCGGCATCAAGTGTATCTTCCATGCGCTGGACAATGTCTGATGGGATTCTTGCATTGGTGCCCTCCATTGTGCTATCCAAATAGGTCTTTTCAACAAGACTCGATCCCATCATACCCTTGAGTGGGTTTGTTCCTGCACCAACTGTTCCCATTTCAATAGATGCCTTTATAACGTTCTTTGGAACCATATACAGTGCTGGCACCGAATTACCTCGCCAGGCAAGAGACAATGCTGTATTTCCATCCCCTGATCTACTCTTTGAAATACGTGTGCTTGGGCTATCAGGCAGTCGATCCACGTTCCAAGGACCGACCTGATCGTCGACAAGACTAAAATCGTCGCTGCCGCCGGCCATGCGAAAGCTAACATCACCAACTGTTGCTGCCACATTCAAAAGAGAGATAAGCTTATTTTCTTCTAGCTTCTTAACAACATTTTGAACTAGAGCTGAATTTCTTTCTGGTGACTGTGGAAAGATGGGTGGTGGTCCTTTGATAGCAAGGGATATCTGACCCATATCCTTCGCACCTCGTAGAACAGATCGAGCAATTGCAAGCCAGTATGAGGGTGCCTCAGCAATGTGCTGACTTTTTGACACCGCCCGCTTATCAGACCCAAGCCCTTCACTAGAAGTGGGACTCTTATTGTCAGTAAAGAAAATCTGCAATCCCCTTAGAACACACTTATCATATGGATAGTCAGTGGGTGTGATTACAAGTTTCTTTAAAAGATTAAACTTTTCGTTTAGACCTACGCTCGGCCCTTGTCCAGGAATGTATGGCCCTGGATACAACGCCTGTTCCTCAGCTATACTGGCTGATATCTGGTCAAAAAGCGTCCTCGAGGCCTCCAGCAATGCGACAACAGCAGCAATGGCCTGCGCCCTTATGACATCGGAATCAAACTGTGATTCTGGTGTGTATGTTGACCCATGTGATTTAGCAGAAGCTGTGATGTCATCGTGTGTTAGCAGATCACCTCGACCATCTCTTGCTGACACCCCTTTTTGATCACCCACATCAATGGAAGGTGCCCCTAAGGCATTTTGAGCCCTCAAGACCGCGGGATCGATAAGACGAGGTGAGATTGGTGAATCATTGTTCAGGTCATTATTATTAGAGCTCGCATTTCTCGGTAGACCCGTCTTGCTATCGCCAGGTGATAAAGAGTCATCCCATCCAGCTGCCTTGAGCATGAGAGAGAGACCCACCTGCTTTAAATCGTCCATCACAACGCTATCCGCTTCCTTGTTATAGGCTCCAAATTCACGCTGCGACGTTGTGGTGCCGAGCCCTAGTGTGCCATCCTCAAGGAGGCTGACCGGTGTTGGATTATTTGCAAATCCGCTTGTCTCTGCACCGCGACGAGGTGCAAACCTGTTGCGAAACTGGAGAGAGCCCTCTGCAGCTTTTTCAACATCAGACATGTCCCTATTTCCAGCAGGAAGTGTCCTGCCTGTCTGGTCCATGGGATTCCCTTGCACATTAGAAAGAAGTTGGTGGGCGTCAACTGTCGCCTGGCCATTTCCTGTCTTGTCCACCAGATCGCTTAAAGGTACATCTGTATTGTCAAATTGTCCGCTATTAGAATACTTGCTCAGTGTAGAGCCCAATGTAGTACCCTGCCTCACGAAGGGCTCATCGACTCCCTGGTCCTCTGCAGGAGATAGCACATCACCTCGATTTGACGAAGCAGCCTCAACATTTCCTGGGTTAACCTTAAATGCCTGCTCAGGCCTAACGAGATCCACAACAAACCTAAGATAATCACCAAGTAATCCTGTCTGGATATTCTGAAGGTCTAATAGCCTGGCGTCGTCAGCATTAGGGACAGCTGGATCACTGCCTAGATCGTCACCCTCTGACATCATGCCATCGCCGTCGAGATCATCTAGGACATAACTAATTCTACTCTCTGTCGCACCAATTGAGGCGAGAAAGTCCTTTAAGGTTTGTCTTGCCACGCCTTGACTCCTTCAGGTGTAAGTAGATCGTCTAGCTCATCTAGGACTGATGTCCTGTCATCCTTGCTCATAAGAAGTGACTTCATCCCATCATTTATTTGTTGTAGCTTCTCTGATAGCCTCTCAATCTCGGTCTCTACAAGCTCCTTGTCAGCAGGTGTCAAATTCTCAAGCACCTCCTGATAAAGATCGTTTGCTTTTACACGGTCGAATAAGCTCATGGTCCAACTCTCTCTGTGCTTATAACTATGTTGTTGCTGCCGGCGGGATTGCTAATAATCCGGTCAATTATGGGCTGACCGTCTAGCTGAACTGTGACCTGAAGAGGCTCGGATGTCTCACCGGTTGTCGCCATGATCTGAGAGATGAGCTCCTCGATCTTCTCACCCAGGCCTGTTAGCTTTTCGACTGCATCTGCCTGGCCTAGATGAACAGAATTAAATGCCTCTAGCAAAACTTCTGTGGGACGAACATCAACAGTTATATTCTCCAAGCTCTCGGTCGTTCCCTTAACAGCAGCTTCTATCGTCTGGGCAGTGCTATTAAGACTTTCTACTGTGCTAGATGCACTGTCTGCAGCGCTGGCGAGATTGTCTTCGCCAACAGCAAGAGCGTCTGATGCAGCAGTGGCCATGCTGCTATAAAATTCTTTAGTAAAATCCTTACCAGCTTCTAGTAGTTCCTTGAGTCCACCCTCCTTAGTCAAGTCTCCCAGCTCCTTGATCTTACCCATGAACGCATCAACATCTCCTGTTGTCGCACCTAGCTGTACAGCTGAAGTGGCAAGATTTGAGATCTCTAGTGTGCCAGTTGCAATTGAGCGTGACATGTCAGCGGTGCCGATCAAAAGCAACTCATTGACAAACTTATTGATTCTGGTGGCAGCATCTGTTATGGGAACAATGTTGTCCACCATCTGTGTTATGTCCTGCTCGACCTGATCAGCGTCTATCGCACCGCTCATTGCATCCATCGCATCAGCCACAGCATTGGCTCGAGTTGGATCAATGAGTCTGTCAACAGCACTGATGTCTGTCAGACCTGTTGATTGCATAATCAACTCCTTCTCAGCCCGTGTATAAGACTCCAGTGAGCGACCTGTTGAGACGAATCCCTCCCTGAGACGTTCTAGGAATGCACCCTGGTCCTCGTTGGCCAGCTGCATTAGCTCCATCGCATCTAGCTGCATTCCAAACACTGAGGTTAGATCACCGACGGCGGTGGCGGCTGACTCAAAGCTCTGGAACTTGCCAACTGTGGCATTTAACTCCTGGAAGTTCAAACCCGTCACGTAGAGCGCTGCGGCGATCTTGGATGCCTCCTCTGGCATTACATTACCAAAGCGTTGTGTGTTGGATATAATCTGCTCTATGTGTCCTGCTATCTCCTTGTCAGAGGCACCCACAGCTTTCGCCACCTGGCTAGAGAAGACGTTGACCTCCTTCAGCATAGTTCCGGTGGCCTTACCGGTCAGGTCCACCTCACGAGAGATAAATGTTGCCACTTGCTCTGTCGAGAAGCCTAAATTCTTACCTGTGAGTGCCATGTCTCGTGCCAAATTCTCATTTGACGATCTCATGACTGCGTAGTTTTCTGTGGCGCGATCCTCGACTAGATATCGAAAATCCTCCATGTACTCATCAACATTTTTAAAGATATCATTTATGGTTATGCCAGTTGACAGAGCAGTCTCTTTACCCAGGTCAGCATACTGTGAAATCATTCGCTCCGTGACATCAGCTGTCGTCTGCGCACTCTTATTAGATAGATTGGCGTAGTCCTCAAAGCCTCCGCCGAAAGTGTTAATCACCCTTAGGTACTGATCGCTGAATGGTTGTGCTGCGCGGATAGCACCCTGCATACCATCAAGTATCTTTGCGAGGGCTCTAGCAGAGGAGCCCTCTGCTGCATCTGCAAGACCCATCATCTCGGATATGGCCTCAGTCGCTCCTCTGTAGCCTGCTGTTACTGCCCTCGCCTGACCGCTGGGGCGGGCCAGGTCACCTGTGGCGCGCCTGGAATCCCTTGCCCGACTTTCGGGACTGTCACCTTTTTTCGCGAGCTCCGCCCAGTCCACACCAGCAAGTGTATCTGCGGTACGCTGGGCGTCCCTGAGCAATTTGTTGATTTGATCGGCAGTCCAGGCCATTAATCACTCTCCACTAGCATACATATTGTGCTGCTAGAAATCACTTAAAACGTTTTGGACCTATCTTTGTGCCTATCTCACCCATTGGCACCTCACGCACTGTCGTGTTAGGACTGCTCTGTGATCTCTTCGCTGCTTTGTTGCGCTTTTCAAATTCTTCCGACAGTCTCTCGATGAACCAGACCCGATACGGAATGGGTAAGGTTCTCACGTCAGAATAATTCATGCCAAGGTGATACTGCAGCAGAAAGGCCTGCTCTAGAAACTGGGCCCTGGTGTTATCCTGTGGGCCAAAAAAAATTGGAACCAAGGGGAAGGGCCACCCGTGAGTCGGCGCTGCAGTGTGGGCAGCTCATCCAGACCCTCATATCAACACCCGGTTCATGTTCACTAATGTAGTTTCTGAGCTTTCTAGAATCCTGAGCAGGCATGTTTCTCACAAACATTCCTAGCTTATTTCTATCAGCCACATTATCAACTGAGATAATCTGGTGGGACAGTCTAGTTGTGACCATGTTTTCAGCACCGCTGTCCATCATCTTTCGACGCCTATCAGCTGTTGTGGTTATCTCATTCTCATCATAGCCTGTCAAAAACTTAAACTGCACGACCTTTCCTGTGACAGGTAAGCGAAACTCAAAGCGATTCTCACCCGGTGAAACAGGTTCAAGCTCCAGACGCTTTATCTCCATTAGTGACAGGTCAAAGTCCTGGCTGCTAGATCTAGCGCACTCGGGACAGGACACAGTTGCTCCGTATGATGATCCGTATCCGGTGATTCGAACCGACACCATTAAAGCGTTCTTATCCCCCAGCAGGAGCTCATCTACATCCACAGTCTTGTCAAGCAGGCATGACTCCAAAAGAGTCTTAATGACGGTGCCCTGTTGAATAAGAGCTCGGGAGGTGAGAATGTCCTCCTCCTGTGCAGTCATCGCCTTTATCTCTAGCACATGTCTAGCGTGCATCGTTGAATTGGGATGATAGACCTTTCCCTCTGACGGAACTGGAACTGCTTCAACTGGAACCTGCCAGCCAAAGTCACTCTGCATCACGTCATGTTTTTGTATTCCCTCAGTTAGATCGTCCGGGTGGGACGCGCTCTCTTGCTGATCTGACACGTAAAAACCTCTGTTCTATCTATTCTAGAACAGAAAAATTCAGCTGTAAACTTGTACTAGCTCTTTCCAGCTTCTTTTAGAACTGGAGAACACAATTATCAAAGCGCAGCGTGAGAGAAATCTCAACGGGCTCTGTGTCATTATCGTATGTCAATGTATTGAAGTTGGCATTCTCAAGAAAGGCTCCCTTCATGTCCCAAAGCTCGACCACTGTTCCAATCGGATCGAGAAGCTTAAGCTGGACGTCCCTCTTGTAGAAATCCGCATAGCCAGCGCGACCGGAAACACTTTCGTAGTGAGTGCGAATCCATTCCATTACCTGCTGCGCACCGGAAGGCGCGATGGGATCGTGTAACGTAATTGACATATTTTGAAAAGTGAGACGACCAGCAACGTAGCGCTTTGCATTTATGAAGGGAATCTCCTTCATGGCAATGTTCATATTTGGTCTAGCTGCCGTCTTCATTAGAAAGGCATCAACACCCTCAATGGCAAAAACCCATCTAAACTGTCGCTTCGGCTCAAATTTATTAGGAAGCATATCTGTAACTGATAGTGTTTCAGCCATTGGCTCTTCTCCTTAAGGTAAGATCATTCTTAAATATCTGACTGCACATAATTCTTCTCTACTAAACCTCCGCACCTGCATTTGTTACCACAAAGTCCAGCGCGATGAATTCTGCGGTTCGTGTAGGCTGTATAAAAATCTTTCCTCGAAGGGTATTATTTTCAACATCAGCCTGTGTCGTTGTTGTCGTGTCAATCACCACCTTGTAGCGGTCCACACCGGATCTTTCTTGGATGCTCTGCAGAATCGGTGTTACTAGCGCATTAAACCGATCAAGTGTCTCCTGCCTATTCGGCTCAAACAGCAGTGTGTTTGCAATGTTTCGGACAGATCGACGAATATCGATTAGAAGTCGACGAACATTTACTCGATCCAAGGAGGACTGTGATGCAAGCAGCGTCTTTTGTCCCCAGACCACAAGGCCTGTCCCAGGGAATGATGTTATCGGATTGATATCAGCATCATACAGATCATCTAGATTCGATCTCTTCAGTGGAAGTGAGGACCTAACTGCATTCAATGCGCCTCTGGAGAATCCAGCCGGTGCATACCAGGGGAATCCAATTGCATCATTAAGTGAGAAAGCGCCTAGCACGCTAACAGAAGGGGGTACTTGAACATTGGTATTTGTCGTCGGATCAGTAACAATTGTATCTGGGAAGTATGCTGCTGCGAACGATGAGTCAAGGGCACGATCCTTAAATGCTGTGACTGTATTGCCCACATGAACCTGCTGCTGTGATCCTGTTACAATTGTGTTTAGTGTATCTCTCTCCTCGACATCCATAATGTAGAGCGCATCAAATCTATCCTCTACAGCATCGATGGCAAAATCTGTAACAGCATCGTGCCTAATACCGGGAATTGCTAGAAGCTTAATGTCTACATCAGCCTTGGTAGCCATAATATCAACAGCCTTTCTGTAAGCTGCGACTGTGGAACCGTCTGTTCCTCCCTGATTTCCGGAGTCATCCATCTCTCTCTTAGCTGCAACATTAAGCAGATTTGCCTTTTCCTTGTTAAAGATGTTGACACCGTCAAATCCTCCCTGCAGAAAGAACGTGAACTTCGCGTACTTGCGATTTCCAGGCTTCCTAAGATCATCTGGTTTGAATGCGCGAGTCTTGTCTGCAATACTTGTTGGGATACTACCGTCTCTTGTGTAAGAAGCACTCACCCACTGCGACGGGTCAGCAAGGCCATCTGAGCCGGTTCGAATCTTAATTCTCTCAAGTGAGAATAGATTGTTATTGAATCTATCAGCATCCAAAACTGTTCCACCAGAATCTGCCTTTCCTGTATTATTACCAACAGATATATTTCTCACATCATCTCTAAATGATGAGAAATACGTTGTAAAGCTGTCAATTGTCCTGTCGCGAACACCAACCCTATTTGGTTCGTCCAGACTGTCCTTTCTTGTGAACTGGACACCCCAATAAAGAGATGTAAGAGCTCGATCGTTCGGGAAGATTCCCACCTTCACACTCTCACGAAGCGGAACAGGTGGTTCGACGGTTCGCTTTAGAATTGTTAGTGAATCTCCAGCCTTACCCCATGTCGATTCTGATGCAAATCCAACATCTGTGAGAGGATCACTTCCTGATGTCACTAAGTGATTCGGACCTCTCATTCCCATTGGGAGTGAGTCGTTGGGAATAACTCCATTCTTGAGCGCTGTGCTTTGCTCAATTCTTATTAGATTTGACTGCACTGGGTGGTCACCATCAACAACAATCTTTTGTGATCCAGCATTCTTATCAAAATCATAAAATGTATTTTGATCTCCAATCACCCTTGCTACAAATCTATCTGATCCGGGATCTAGAGAGAGACCACGATATTGCTCAAGAATAGCCTTCTCATTGTCTGAGTCATAGTAATCCCGAACAATAAGATCAAAGTTTCCAAACTTATTTGTATCAGCTGTCGATTTCTGAATATTCTCAATAGAGATCTTTACCTTTTTATTTCCGATAGCACCGTCATCTAGAGAGTGTACCCTAAAGAGGTTGTACTTAGACCCACCAAAATCCTGACTGATGACATATGGTGAAACTGATGCAGCAAAACGTGTCTCGAAGTTCTCATAATCAGGTTGTGTTGCTGACCCATTGTTTCTTGCAGCACTACCTGTTGTCAGGAAAGCAATTGGCTCCAGGGTGTCACCGCTCGGTAGTAGTGTTCCACTTCCGGGATACACAATGCCAACGCCCGTTACAACTGCAAGAGTTGGATGAATATCATAGCTAGAATAGAGAAGGTGTCCCTTCTTCTCTGCTAATAGCGGATCTGTGTTGAGGACATCAGCAAAGTAATTACTAGACCTAAGGTCAAAGGAGCATGTGATGACATTTGGATTTTCGGCGGTATTCTTATGCCCATTCAGAAGCATCACAAACTCCTGATTTGACAGGTTGACAGCACCTGTTATGCAGCCTTGAAGACTTGCTCCGTGATTGCCAAGTATTGCTGGGCTTGTATTCGAGGGCTGGCCGTTTGATCCTGTGGCACTAACAGAAGATGCAGAAAGTGCGGGTATTACTCCAGAAGGTGCAAAAATCATCCCTCGAACAATTGGAACGGATCCATTCATACCTGTCCAGAAATGATTTACTCTATTTGATGCCTGATGAATGATACCCGCATCACTAAAGACTGTTGAACCTGCCGATTCCGACATGTACACACCAAGAATGTGTGTTCTTCCTAGATTTCCTTTATCCACAGCGTAGACATTTTTTCCCACACTGCCATTGTTCTGGGGAAGCTTCTGTCCAACTATGAACCCAGCATTCGTCACCTTGCCAGATGTTGCATTCTTCTTTTTGCCATCACCCACGCCAAGAACACGAACATATGTCAATGCTTGCGCATTTCTTAGCCATTCATTCACAGCGATTGGCCCGAACCTCTCACCGTCAGTGTTTCCAAAGGTATTTGCAAAATCTCTATAGCTAGCAACTGTTACAGGAACAAAGGCTGGGCCTCTTTCTGCAGTTCCAATCACACCAGCAGGTGTACCAACAGGCCCGCTCGTAGAGCGTCGCCCAGAGACGTCGATTTCTCTTGTGCTAACTCCAGCACTTCTGAAGACTATTTCGGCCATTTAGAATTCTCCGATAGTGTCATACATACATATTTTCTACTCAAAACTAACTCCAGAAGTTGTTATAATGAAGTCAATTGCAATAAATTCAACTGCTCTTGTTGGCACTAAGACTATACGACCGTTAAGTCGATTTTGCTCGACATCATTCTGTGTATTATTTGACTCGTCCATAACAACGCTGAATTGATCGATCCCTTGCTGGGATTGAATTAGTGATAACAGCGGTGTTACCTGTGCAACAAATCGCGCTCTTGTTTCTGGTGTGTTCTGTTCGAAAACTATCTTATTGGCCACATCAGAGATGATTCGCTTAGCTTCAAGAAGCATTCGTCTTACATTAACCCTGTCCAGAGCAGTCCTTGCCTGTTGGAGAGTTTTCTGACCAAATATCACGAATCCAGCATTGGGAAATGTTGCAATTGGGTTAATTTTTGACTCATAGAGATCATCTCGATCCCCTGCATTAAGGCGAATCTCTGTGTTTACTACAAAGTCTAAAGATGCTCTATTAAATCCTGCTGGTGCGAACCACGGGTATGAAACATTATCATTAAACCCTAAGGCTCCCAAGACGGCGACACTAGCAGGTGTTTGAACAATTCTATTATTGATAGGATCTGTGATAGAAACATCTGGAAAATATGCTGCAGCGTAGTTTGTATCGAGTGCCCTTCCGTCAAATTGCTCTATAGTCTTTGCAACATCGGGTCGATTTGCACTATCTTCATAAAGCCTATTTCCGTCTCCGTCATAAGCCGGAACATCCAGAACATAAATTGCTTTGCTGTAATCTTCAGCAAGGTCTGTCACAAAGTCTGTCACCTTCCTATCTCGAATGCCTGGAATGACCAGTATATTAATTCGTGATGAGAGCTCATCGGTCAGAATCTCTGCTGCTGCCCTGTAGGATAGAACAGTGCTGTTATTCTTTCCGGCACCTATGCCCATTGATGTACTCAAACCGATATTCAAGGCGTTGCCGTCTGTGCTACTAGCATTTGCCTCTGAAGCCTTTCCATTTGTATCAGAAGATGTTGCCCTGTCATTGAGCCGAGCCATATCCCTATCAAGAACATTGACACCGTCAAATCCCCCGTAGAAGAAATTTGTGAACTTAGCAAAGCTTGTGAACTTATTGAAGAACACAGAGCCTGTCAGTGAGACAAGTGATGCGAAAGTAAGCCTTCCCTTTGAGACTCCATCACCAACAGTATAGAATGTGGGCAGCGGTGTGCCGTTTCTAATGTATGCTGCGTCTAGCATGTGCTCAGCAGCTGTTCCCGTTATCCGATCGACAATGCCTCTGTTTAGACCAGGGATTCCACTGCCAGTAAATGTGGTAATTGTATTGCCAAAAGCAACTCTTGCAAGGGTGAATTTATTATTATTAAACTCATCTCTTCCCGCACCTGTCACAAGTAAGTCCATCTCCTGAATTCCAAGCAGCTTTGTGTAATTTGAAATTAGAGGGTTAGGCTGGCTCGAAACATTTGGATTAAAAATAGACTCCTTGAGTGTTCCACTAGATGGAACTATCTCGAATTTTGTTCCCCAGTAAAATCTAGAATCCACCCTCTCAGAATTTCCCGGAGAGCCGGCGAGTCCGCCTGATGCCACCCTGCCCCTTGTCACCTTAAAGCGATATGGGACTGGTGGAACAATTGATCCTGAAAGTCCACCTCGTAGCTCTGATGTTCCGGGTATTAACGAAATACCTTCCCATGATAGAGCAAGTCTTGTCCCTGCAAATCCCTCTGATTGGGCAGAGGTGGCATTGTCTGCTAATGTCTCAGTTGTCTTGAGAGCAGGAATGCCATGGAATCCGAAGGGAAGAGCACTGACGGGTATTTTTCCCTCCTCCACGTTGGGATGCATTATAATCCTTACTCGGCTTGAAACATTTGGATATTTTCCAGATACCAGTAATCTTCTTTCATCGGATGTTTCTGCATCGAAATTATAAGCGACCTTCAGATCTCCAACTTTTCTGGCGACGTAATTTTCATCATTTGGATTAAGTGTACAAAGTGGATATTGCTCGAGGATCTCAGGATTAGTATCAATATCACTAAAAGATCTTACAAGAACGGTAAATGTACCAAACTTATCTTTTGGATCAGTTGATTTTCTAAGTTCTGCAATGGAAACCTTGTACAGTGTGTTTGCTTCCGATCCATCTGCTATCGTTTCAAAGTGAAATAGATCGTATTCTCTCTTTCCGTATGGCTGTGAAATAAACTTTGTGGTGCGAGGTGTGCGATATCTGGTATCAAATCGACCGTATGAATCTCTAAAGGCTTCAGATGCTCCATTTTCAGCTGATGTGGTGTTAGTACCTGACGCCAGCCCAACTGAAAAATCATAATCACTTACAGGTGCTATCTCATGTTCAACAGGAAAGTGAGCGTATAGCAGGTGCTGTTCTTCCTGGAACCTCTCTGGATCAGTGTTAAGAACATTTGCGATGTAGTGCTTATTTTCAGGATCAAGAGACGCTGTGAAGATCTTTATCGAAGTGTGTCCTTCTGCGGTTCCAAATCCTGTTGAGGTTGAAGATACAACAAGCTTAAACGTGTTAAAGAGAGGGTTTGATGAACCGGATTCAATTGTTGCAACTGAATTTCTTACATCTGCAGGCGAATAAGAACTTGAAGCGTTCAGTATTTGCATTCGTGTTCCAGTTGCTGACATTATCATGCCACGAACAAGATACACATAGTCTCCGCCGTTGACAATGTCGTAGCTGTCGTTATCAGTAAAGACTGGAAAACCTATTGTTTCTGTTGATGCAGACACAAAGTGACGCGCTACAAGAAACTGGACCGCACCATTATGGCCAGCGGATCCTCCTCCAGCGGCTGTACTCTTGATAATAAACCCAGCATTCTTGACGACTCCCTGGGTTATTGTCTTTTCAAAATCTGTTACAGTCTCATTTGATCCTGCGCCTAGCACACGAACAAATGTAAGTGCTGTTCTGTTCTTTAAGAACTCACGAACAGCATAGGGTCCAAACTTCTTGTGATCAAGGGTTCCAAAACGTGCTTCAAAATCCGCAAATGATCCAACAGTCACAGGAACAAATGCAGGACCGGTCTTCGAAGTTCCCGCAACACCAGCTGGCACACCAATAATTTCTGATTCTCGTTGCGAAAGATCGACTTCACGTTCGAAAAACCCTGGTGATCTAAAGATCTGTTCAGCCATTAATATTCTCCCGTACGCAGTTCACTACTGGCTATAAATATGAGATAAATACTCAATTGACCTCACTCAAATTCACGCATAATTTCCTTCACAACTCGAGCGCTTGCAACAGTTTCTCCCTTTCTCTGGTTGCGAGTAAGAATGGGGACTCTTTTCTCAGTTTTCTTCTTCGTAATTGGGTCAATTGTTGTCTCAACAATCATGACATCAGATGCTCCTCTGCGCAAAGGTGTATTGCCCGATTTGTTCTTAATTTCAACATCTGACAAGATAAACTTATTTATGTCTCCATCTGAATTTGGACGCTGATCTACTTTAACAATGGGTGCATGTGACTCAAAAATTCCAAAATCAATCTGCGGTGCTGAGAATGTTCTGCGAAACGGTACTGGTAATCCTGGTTGACTTGGTGCCAAAATGTACGCTGGAACAATCATTGAAAATGTATATCGAACTATACGTTCCTCAGACGAGAACTCAGTAAAATTATCAGCTGCTGTTAGTGGTGACTGTAGGTAGGCAACAAACTGATATCCTGTATCTGTCTCAAGCAAGTAATCATGACCCTGACCGCTGAAGTTGGCCATCATTGTCTCTATTAGCTGATTCATCTGAATCATGTACTGTGTCCAGAAGGTTACCTCATACTCAAGGGTGACAAATGTAGGATAGGGAATTGTTATAACTTCAAAGATATTGTCATTTAAACTACTTCCGAGAAGCTCTCCTGTCGAGGCTACCTCACTATTTACACCAACCTTGCTGCGTCGAGTTGCAACTGTATCCTCAATACTGCCACTAAAAGGTCTCGATGACTGATTTTCAAAATTTTTATTCGATGATACATTTTTCTGATTTTTCAGGCCCATCTTATTGATGATATTTTGGTAGTCTCTATCCTTCTTTCCTAGTCTTCTTTTAATGATATAGCTCTCTTGATCCTTGTGCGAGATGGGTGTTCTATACCCTGCCTGGGCTGGGTCATGAACAATTCGAACCCTTCTAATCGATATGATTGGTAGAATCAATGTATTGTTATTGTCTCGGATGGGCTGGCGTCTGCGAGTTAGCGCAAATCTTTCACCTGTTGAAAATACAACGGGGACCTTGGTAGCCTGCTTATCCACCTCGACAACAAAGCTAAGTTTTCTATCAAAAAGACGAAACACAGACCTATCTGCATCCTCGACACCGACAGGAGGAATGGAAAAGTCCTCAGGAACGCTGGTTCCAGCGTATGGGTCCTGTAATCCTCTCTTTACAATAGTTTCATCTGACATCGTTAGCTCTCGTCATAAAAGGAAGATCCCGCACCTGTGGAGTCCCCTCTTTCAGATACCTCTGCTGGACCAGAAATAGGCTCTGTGAGAACACCTTTCGTCTGTAGATCTCTCTTATCTGCTGTTTCTCCAAGCCGATTTGCAGAAACACCGCGCTGCTGAACAAATGTCTTTTGCACTGCATCGCCGTCGGAATTCATCTCGTCGGTTGGGCCAAACACCTGAGACTTGAACTGTCCCTTTCTTGCCTGCTTACCAGTAATTGTTATGAAAGAGGTAAATTCGATCTCGCCATATATTGTGTTAGAATCTGGAACTTGAATCACCTCAAAAAATACCTCACCGTAGCTGAAGAAATCACCCTCGAGAATCTGAATGCCTCTATCGTTTAGGTCCTTCTTTTGGATGTATACCTCGATTGTATAATATTCCTCGCTTCCAAATGTATTGGTTCGAATCTCTTGAGGCATATATTGGACAAGTGCCTCTATCTCGATAGGATTATCAAAGACCTTGTTCACTGACTCCTCATAGACATCATGAACTCGAGACTTTACCTTAGAGATTGGAAAGTAGTATATCTTCTGTCCAACTACATCCTTTACGATCTCTTTAGAGATATCGTTAATAAAGTCTATTTCTCGCTGTGTAATAAAGAATCTTGACATCTTTTACCCCATGAATATGGCTAAGCCGTTTGGCATTGGTACGTACTTTAACTGCTTCTGTATTGACTCTGCACGAGCAGCAGCGACCTCCATCAGCTTATCATATGTCATCGTGTCAAGCATTTCCTTAAGCTGTGATATTAGGGTAGTCTTATCCTCTCTTCCCTGTGCCACCAGATCAGTTCCATTTAGAGATAGATTTGCATTTGGTATCGGTATTGAGGCAAACTTTGACCTGATTAGGCCTAACTGCTCCCTGCTTAGCGCAAGAGAATACTGTCGTATCCATTGTCGACCAATGCTATTGATCCTGTTATACTGTAAGTTTCCAAAGGGCAGATCACTCAAGTTTGACACTCCGTCGATGGTCTCATCTGTGTATGCAGGATTGAGAGGATCGGAAAAGAATCTCACTCGAATGAATAGCTTCTTGGGATCATCTTTTGTCGGTTGCGGAAATATTCTGATCTTGGTCCCTATCACCTCATAGGAATAATTCGAGCGTCTAATTCTATTAGATAGATCTAGCTGGCCTGCTCGAAGAATATCCTCAAACACTGGTAGGACATAGAATATTGTCTCAGGTGTGAAGGATTCAAAGGAAAACTCATTATTAAGATAGTTGATTGCTGATGTGGTGTCAAAGAATCTGTATGCTGCCTGTGGAGAAAAGTGAAACACCTCATTGATTTGCACCTTCGTTCGGGGGGCAGAGTTCATGCTTGATGAGACGACAAGATTTCCCTGTTCATCCTTTAGCTCATCATAGATGTCGTAATCCTGTCGCCCTTTCTCTAGATCAATTGATCCTGACATCATATTATACGAGCCTCCAACCCCAGCTTCAAAGGAGTAAGGTTCGGCGAATCGTGTTAGATAGTCAAGATTTTCTCTTGGGTACTTGCCTTCTGATCCCGATAGATTGCTTCCAGTTGGCATTCCTAAAAATTGAACAAGCTGTGACTTGGCCTGGTACTGATTTAATATTGAGCCGTACTCGAGAGCTGCTTCCTCAAGATTTCCCCAAATCTGCTTTTTTGTCAATTCGACGCTTAATACATCATCACCGAGCTTTCTCTTAACAAATACGACAATATTATCTGCCTCAGTTTTAAACTCAGACTCATCGTTAAAAAATCCAAAAGGCGTCGGATTTGTCGTATTTGCAAATGTTGCCACGTTATCTCCTGCTAGGTGTAATCCTAAACATAAGTATCAAGACAGGACACAACGATTCTATTTACATTCACTTAATAGAACTTAATAGAGAAGAGTCCCGGATATAGGATCCGGGCTCTCTTATAGCTTCTGTTACCTCTCTAACGCAACATATGATTATCTACTCAGATGTAATAGAAAATACATCTGACAGTGACTATCAAAGTCTTTTTAGCCTGAATCTCTCTACAACACGCTGTCCACCGTGGGGTGCAGGTCCTGGAAAAGTAACTTCAACCCAGCTGTGATCGTTTCCGCCCCAGTCCTGTATTACAGTTACCTTGCCCTTTGAGGTTCCTGTCTTATCACATAGATATTCGCAGACATCTCCCTCATAGTAAATTGTGCAACCGTTTGAGTTTAGCTCGGGTCTTTTTGCCCGTGATACAGCCGCAGCCTTTGCAGTCGCCTTGGGAGCGGCCTTGGGAGCACGTGTCGCCTTAGCTGGGGATCTTTTCGATTTTGTAGATGAAGATTTTGTTGACTTTAATTTTTCTGCCATTGTTTTCTCCTTTGAGCAGCTTTTTGATTGTATCCCTCATGTGAGAGATATTAAAATCACTAGTTAGCTGCTGTATCAACGAATGTCAGAGTTCCACTGGCAGACAGTGCGTGATACTGGAATCCATCGCACATCAGGGCAACCGCGCAACCTGCAGAAGCGGACAGCTTAAGCTCACCACCTGAAGTCTTAGGATTGGCCTGGGCGTCTGTGGCTCCGGCATGCATTGTGCCTGAGACCCCTGTTGGATTCATGCAAAATAGTTTTCCATCACCACCGACGGCACCTGGTGCTTCGTCCATGCCTGAACCTGTTAAACAGTGAGACTGATCATGTGTCACCGTGCGGAAAACCCAGAGAGAACCGGGCACTGTTGACGCTGCTGGTAATGTACCTGTGATGGTTGCAGTTGATGTAAATGTGTAAACACCGCCACGAGATAATGTTGTATTAGCTGTTAGATCAGTGACATCATAGCTAACTGACTTCTTGAACTTGCTCTCAATATCTACGCCTGTTCCTGTCTCCTGAACAAGCCCCTTATTGTCGGTTACCTTAATTTTTGGCATAATCATTCTCCTTTGGCCGCATGCTTCCAATTCACCGGCGGGTCGGTTGATTATACGAATTGGACCTGTCTATATCTATTGCGCAAAGACTTTATTTGCACTGATAGAGAGCATTTTATCATTCATGTCGCAAAAGAGTAGCCAAACCTTGATATCACATCCCTAAATGCCATTTTGACCTGGATTTTACTCCAGTCGCTATAGTAATCTGTATAATGAATTTTTGACTTTCTCTGATTGGCTTTTAAGTGAGGTAGCATCTCTTTCGGCAAGCTTATCACGCCGCAGAGCTTTTCATAATCTTCCTGCAATGTCTCATACCTTATGATAGTATCAACATTGTCATAGAATTCACACGTCGATCTACTCAGCCAGTCAATGACTCTATGAAATCCCTCATCTCCCCTTGGGCCGGTATTAAAATGACCTACAGCCTCTATAAATTGCTCAAATTTTGTCCTCAAAGCATCAGCACTATCCTCCTCACTGGGAGTGATTGTAGAAAATTCATTTATGCTATCTTCACTTGCATCATAGCATTTTGATATCACACTGTTTGTTGGTGAGTAAAAACACCACCAAAAATATGAAACTGTCATCTCCCATGGGTTTCTAACAATCGTAAATTTAAAGTAATCGTCCCATGTGTTATCTGTCATTGAATACAGCAGTTGAGGAGATGTGTGCATGTGAAAAATGAGGTTTCCTCTTTTATCAAGATTATTGCGACCCACATAACCAAACTGCTGTCTCTCATCTGCTATATCAGAGCCAGTTAGGACATCCTCATCACCGCAGTATTTTGCAAGGCATGCCTCGACGCTAGAGCCTGCAACCTTGAGTGGTTTGAAAAATATGAATTTCTTAGAGTGTGAAATAATCATAGATTATTGTTAATAGGTCAACACATCCCGTAAAAGCAAAAAGGGCGGCCACAAGGGCCGCCCTTAAAATTTATTCAGTTAACTTAGTTAACTAAATGACGTCCATGTCTAGGCATGTAACAGTACCGTAGAAATCATTACGAACCATCTTCTTGCCGTAGCGAGTCATCACGCCCTTACGGGGTGTGAAGTCCTCTGGCGCGAAGATCGTCGGTGTAACGATTAGCGGCACGTACGGAGCGTAAACGTATCCGGTTTCAAGGTAGCTACCGCCCTTATAACCAACAAGAACCTTGTTGCGTGGGAAGTAAGGGTCCTTGTAGACCGTGAAACGGTTGCTCAATGTACCAACCGGTGCTGCACCCAGCGAGAATGGCTGGCTGACCTGTCCATCTCCGTCAAGGCTGTACTGCGGCTTGTAAAGAACCGAAGCCTCGAAGACGGTTGCGACCTCAGGTGAGCAAACAACGAAGTTCGCTGAGCCACGGAGTGTCTTTCTGTGGATCTCATTTGCGACGTCGATGATTGTCTCAACAAGTGTCTCGTACCATTCACGGACTGTACCTGTGAAGGATGGTCCGCCAGCGAGTGTGCTGGACCTGGTTGCCTCTGCTCCGTTCTGCTTGTTGACAAACTTACCTGGTGCGCGTGACCAGAAGAAGTTAGTGTCAGCCTGCGTCAGGAGATCGTTCAGGATCTCACGGTCGATCTCAAGAGCAATCTGCTCGGAGAGAATCTGTGTGAGTTCAACCTCAGCATCCAGTGAGTGGTATGCGTTGAGGTCCTGCGCGAGTTCTGGCGACCAGCGAGCACGTAGCTTACGGGTCTGTGCTGTAACAGCAATCGACTCAATCTTGATGTCGATCTCAGGGATTGCAGGTGATGGAGAAGTACCAAAGTCCGACTCAAAGGACGGAATTGTAAGTGCTGAACCATCGGCTGTGTCCACATTTAGACCATCTGCAATTGCGTACGAAGCTGTCAGGTTTGCCACGCCGGCTGGGAACGCCTTGTGTGATCCTGTGACGACAACTAGAAGTGCTGCATTAGCAGAAGTTCGCTGTATAAGCGGGTTAGAGGTGAATACGCCACCGGCGAATGTACCGATCTGGTTCAGACGACGAACGTTGACGAGGTTCTTACCGCCCTGAATTGACTCAGGGACAGCAGCGAGACCCATACCGCCTGCTGCTTGATCAGCACCCATATCAGCATCTGAGTAGAGTGAAACGTCCTTGACTAGCGATGTGTCCATGTTCGCGAAGTTTGAGGACGCGAGATCAAGAATAAGCAACTGGAATTCACCTGTTGTATTCCCGTTATTTGGAACATCATCCTCAATGAGCTTCAGAAGCTGTGGATCGAACTGTAGCAGACGTCCGTCTGTACCTGTAGCAGCGCACTTTCGGCCGTCCTGCAGTGTGGCATTGCCCTGGAAGGCACCTGATGCTAGGATATTACCTGTGGTACAGATAATAGAAGAACTGTGAACACGTGTGTAAGATGTTCCAGCGAGATCATACTGACCACCTGTTGCTAGAGAACCACTTCTGATACCCTTGCCTGCCGGGTTGTTGTAGATCGACTGACCCAACGCGTAGGTTTGTGCATCAGCACCTGTATTTGCAGCACCCGTTTGGAGGTTAGTATCACCACCAACGCGAGTTCCATACGTGTAATCCAGGTAGAAGAGCAGTCCGGAGGGAAGGCTCATCGGCTGAATTGAAACTAGCTCGTTAGAAACGAGACCACCGAATACACGGCGGACGATTGGGAACGCGATGTTGGTAAAACCGCGAAGGTCACCTGATGAAGACAGCGCTCCAGCACCTGTCGACAGTGAGTTAGACTCACGAAGCAGCTGTGCAGCCTGATTTTCCAGGAGACGGGACATGACTTCGCGATTGTGATCGCCAAGCCCACGAAGCAGTCCTGTTCGGGACCACTTCTCAACGAGTCTTGTGCCTTCGGATCCGACGTGTCGTGCGCGGATACCTTCAGTCAACTGCTCGAGTGTGAATTTCTTAGACATAATTGTTTCCTTTTTATGTTATGCTGTTGAATTACTTTACTTTACTTTAATCCGGCTAGTTGTGCCCACCGGCTCACCTCAGATGCCTCAGATGTTTGGGCAGAAGCCCTCTTTGTTGCACGTGATGATGATCCAAGAGTCCGTCTAACCGTTGACTCCGAGAGATTTTCCGACTTGACCGTCGAGAGTGATTCTGTCAGGCTCTTGTATAGCAACTTCACTTCTCTTAAGCTTCTTGCATTATCTAGCGACTCGATAATCGAGCGTCGCTGGTCTGTGGAGACCTTAGGATTCTGCAGCAGCTTATTTACGTAGAGTAGCTTAGCATTAAACAAGTTCAAGTCTGTCAACTGCTCACGAAGTGTTTCAACAGCACTTCTGTATTCATTGAGCTTTTCTGTAAGAGCTCGATTATGACGGCTCTTTTTCTGGAGCTCAGTACGGAGCTCCGATAAAACGTTAAGTTCTTGGTCAAGCGGATCGTTTCCAGCATCTCCGCCACCAAAATGTGATGCCATCGCTGAGGCATCTCCTTCTGAAAGTTGCGACCGTAAGCGCTTCAGCTCAGCTGCAAGCATCTTCGGATCGATTTCATATACTTCTTCAAGGCCGGGAAGTTCTTCAGGAAGCTCTTCAACCGCTTCTGGTTCTTCTGGTTCTTCTGCCTCTTCCTCAGCTTCAACCTCACCTTCCTCTTCCTCTTCCTCTTCCACCACGGAGACAGTGGGCATAAGGTCTTCGGGAAGCTCAAGATCACCGAGATCAATTTCTAGCTTAGCTTCATAGAGGCTCATGATCTCCTCAAGAGTCTCCTCAGATACATGGTAGCCTTCATCTTCTTCCTCTAGGGCATCTGAAGACTCTTCGACGGATTCACCCGCCACCTCTTCGCCGCCGAGGCCTGCTTCTTCCATTGCATCGTGCTGGGCTTCATCGAGGCCCATCGTCTCTGTCAGTTCGTCGAGATCTATCTCGTAAAGAATTTCATCTGGTTTTGACATTCCTGTGTTCTCCGTGTGTAGGTTGTCCTCAATATTTATTACGTCAGGGTCAAAAAAATCAGCCCCTTCATTAAATTTACTAGCTATCTGCAGCAGCTTTTGTCTATCTTCATCACTTAAACTAGAAAATGACTCGCTGAGAGCGTCATTGAGAGCTCCCTCAGTAGATGATGATGAGAGAGCATTTGCTAACTCTTCTCCACCAATTAACTCAACTAGAGACTTTAACGCACTTTCGTCTAGCGCAACACTTTCCTCATCCATTATTGGAAGAGGGTGGGTAACCTCGTCACTATCTTCATCTTGCATCGCGCCCTTAAGCACAGGATCACTATCACTAGGTGTGTCATCTGAGCCATCACGGCTTCCTTCACCAATTAGCTGCTCTTCAATAAAGCTTCTAATTCTGGGCGTCACGGCCTCGATGATTGCATTTTTCGCATTTTGTTCAGCTACCTGTCTGAGTGTCTTCGCCTCAGCGATAGCTTCGTCATAAAGTGACTTTGACATGGTTATCCCTCGCATGATTAATTATTCGGCGTCTTCGGAAATTGCATCATATTCATCACTAGATGCCTCATCGAAATCAAGATCAGCTAACAATCGCATAATTTTGACCCTCTGTCTTAAAATTGCTCTCTCATCATCATCCAAAATATCGTACAGTGAAAGAGCTGGCATAGTATCTTCTGGCTGGCCTAATGATAAAGGTGATCGTGATGTTCCGTATTGGGTCCCTGTCCGTCTATAGGGACCAGTAGTTCTAAACGCTTGATTTGCATTTCCAGTGCCAAGAGGCGGACCATCGAAACCATTTGGGTATAGGACTCTATTTGAAAATGGAGATATTGTATCAGATACTCGGGGAAGACGCTTCTCTGCCATGGGTGCCAGATCTAATCTCTGGTTTCTAACAAATGTTGCTCTATCTGCACGTCTACTTGGATCGGATCTACGATAAATCTGGTTTACCTTAGTAACAAATGCATCTAAATCATCTAAGTCGCCAAATATCTCATCAAAGAACTCTTCTTGCTCCTCATCATCAAAATGATATTTTGGGGGCTCAGCATAAATTCCATGTGCACCAGTTAATGCCCTATCAGATCCCAGGCCTGTTCCAGTGCTAGGCAGCTTTCCCTTAAGTGTACCATAGCCGCCGCCCTGGTTAGCATCATAGCCTCCAGGATTATAGTAGTGATGCTTAAATGACATCACTCACCTTCAATTTCTACCGTCAGAACCCCTGAAGGATCGTCCTGAGATATAATCACCGATTTTTTGTGATGCTATCTGCTGTGACGTTTCGATGGGTGTTGTTTGTCCACCTAACCCACTTCCAAACTCAACGCCGGCTTCAGGTAGCTCACCATCAAAAGGTGCTTGATCATTGGGAAAAATGCTTCCTGGTCCAGGTGATGTTGGGTTGGGAACAAAGGGAGAAGCTGGCAAACCATTACCGCCTGTTTTCACATCATTTAAATCAGGGACAGGATTTTGCTCTGTTCCCACAAAGTCACGATTAAATGAGTTTAATCCAAGGCCGCTCTGGACGTTTCCATCCATTGCAAGCCTCTGATAGGTCAAGCGTCTCTCCTCATCCTTTATCTGATTACTATAGATCGGAGATGCAGAAAATGATTTCTGGAGATTTTTTTCATTCCTTGCACCGAAAGGCTTATCATCTGGAGCAGCAGGATTGACTGTTATTTGTTTGACTTCTGCCATTTATTAGAGATCCTTTAAAATATCACTTTTCAAAGCTTCTCGAATCCTAACGATTCTTTCTAGCTGCTTTTTAAGATTAGACTCATGAATTCCTAGCTTTTTTGCATGATCAATCTTATGAGAAAGTGTGCTTGCTTGATCTGCTGCGTCAACCTCTTCTGCTTTCTCAGCTCCTGGAAGACCTGCTTCTTGCATCTTTTGTCTTTCCTCAAGAACGAGTTGTTTTAGAAGTTCTGGTGTTAATTTAGTTACATTAGACATTGTGGGAAGCTCCTCTATTATGCGCAGTTATACATATTCCGCTAGTCTTAAATTGACGCTAAAAGCTTTTATCCCTTTTGGGATGACTCTGTAAATGCTAATGCTGCCCAATTAGTTGCTGACTCTGAAAAGAGTGCCATGGGATCACTGCCTGCTACCTGTCTAGCTGCAGTATCTCCTGCTGCAGATGAGGCCATTGCTGTCCCGCCGGGTCCAACTCTTTCAACAGATGATTGTTCCTGCAGTGTTGTAAGAGCTGTGTCTGTAAGAATTGAAGCAAGAACAGGATCTTCAGTTATAGATTTTGCAGCATTCTGCGCGAGCTTTGCTTCTTGCAATCTTTGACGTTTTGGGTTTTGAGGCTTCTTTCCAAACTCAATTTTATCAAGCGCAGACCCTCTACTCGGGGTAGAAGCACGAGAAGGATTCTTTCTCTCAGAAAGTGAAACACGATTTGTATCTGTATCAATTCCCTCCTGGAGAATCTCTACCAGACATTCCTTAACGATTCCTTTGAGAGCACTTCTTGAAATTGTTGACATTATTCCTGCCAAGATAGGATTTCATTAAAGATCCTATCAATACGATCACTTCGAGTAAAAACCTTATCTAGCTCCTGCTTATTAACAACCTTTCCTTCTCTTAGCATGAAGGCACCTGGTGTTGAGGGTTCGCTAACCATGTCAAAGCATATCAGCTGAAAATCCTCTTGGACAACCTGGTTGTCTCCTTGACGGCGGGTGGACCCGACGCCCCTCGATGAAATTCCAAGGGTTACACCTGAGGACACTAAGCTCTGTAAGATCTTTCCGCTTGGAGTATCTAATAACTCGACAGTTCCTACAACAGCATCACCTTCCATTTTAGCATCTCTAATAATATGAGAAGCATTTTTTAATTCGACCACAGATGTATCAGGATGATCACACTCACCTAATGCCCTGTTCTCTTTAATAAACTTCTGGTAATTGAGAACTTCTCTTTCAAGAATTGCCCTAGGGTAAATTCTGCCATTTTGGTTAAGTGTATCTGCCTTCTGCAAAACACCCCGAAGAACTATTCTTCCTCCGTTTCTATCGATAGACTCCTGTATCATCTCAGCTGTGTATGAGAGCGGTGTCCACTCTGTTAAAAGTTTCATATCGGAATTATTCATTTAAAGCCTCCGTTATCTCATCTTTTAACTGTGAGATAACTAAAAATCGTGAAATTGTCGCATCTGTTATATCTTCAACAGATTCTGACACTATTCTCTCTTTAACATCACACATCTTTTCCATCAGGATTTGGTTGTCTGTCTGCTGTTGTAATCTATCAAGATCAGACAGCACTGTCTCTCGCAATGCTGCAAGAGATTGCTTAATGGATTCTCCCTCGTCGTTTGCGATAGAGAAAACATAGGACTTTATGAGATCACGCTGTGTTTCATTCAAGCAGCTTCCATATTTCTCGTTAAATTTCTCAGACAAGATCTTGACAACCAAGGTGTCAACATCCGGATTCACATCTTGCTCTAGCTGCTTAGCCTCTTTTTCTAATAGCAACCACTCAACCATCTTTCCTTCGAACTCAACAATCTTTGATAAATCTGATCTATCGAGCTCTCTCCAGCCGTTAAGCAGTGTTTGAATTGTCGCGTACGTCTTATACTCTTCAATACGACGGTGATAAAAAGCTGAATCATCAAGACTGTGATTAATGTCTCGTATGAGGAGTGATTTTTCTCTATCTAGACGATCTGTATTACATCTTCTAGCTGCATGTTTTGCCTCAGTAAGAATGCTAGCAGCAACTGGGGTATCTGATACAGTTGTCTGTGCGAGAGCATTAAACAGTCTAAATTCTTTATAAAGCTCAGTTGTCTTATGAAATCTGGTCTCTATGATGCTTAGCGCTTTTTGTGCCGACTGCTTATCATCTCGGATTAAAGCTTCTGAGATGTGCCTTAGTAGCAGCTCATAGATTATGCCCACGTTTCTCTTTTTGTTGTGACCTCTAGCCATGAGTGACTTAATCCTCCTCTGATGAATTCGTAGTCTCAGAGATTACTTTACTGTTAATACCTATCCGAGACTCAAGTGATTTTAATGCAGAACGCATCTGTCCTGTCATTTTTGACTGTGTTTCAATTCGATCATCAAGAATCTCTAAAAAGTCCCTGCCTTGAAGCTCGCTCAATTTTGGTAGTTTGTGTGCTCTTGACAGCGGGTTTATATCAGATTTTCTCTCACTATTTCTCTTATACTTAGTTAATTTTCTAGCATACGGATGGGCAATGGAATCTGACGCATTTTTTGGATCATGAGACACGAGGCGAAGATGATCTGTGTCCTGGTTGTTCGAATTACGACGGCGTTTTCTTTTCTCTTCTTCTTCTGATGGCTCTATATCGATATCTACATCGATATCTACATCCACATCTATATCAGAATCATCAATATGCGCGTCAATATCTTCATTCAAGACACCCGCTAATAAGTTAACACGGTTCTGTGCTTTGATCGGCGAGCCCTCATCCTCAATCGATAATCTACTAAGATCAATAGCATCTTCAAGGTCATCTGATTCATCGATTGAGTCGCCTGCCACTATGTTTAAGTTCAGACTGTTTCTATCGTCACCCGCTAGCTCAGTCGGAGGAGCTTCTAGTCCCGCCTCCTCTTCAGGAGCCTCCGGGGGTTCCTCTCCTGGGGCAATAGCAAGACCAGCCTCAGCTTCCTCTGGAATCTGCACGGCTTCGACCTCTAGATCTCTCTGCTTATCAAGGATTCTACCAGCAAGTATTGCACTAATCTCATCGTCAGTCATGCTGAATAGATTCTTTCTAAGCCAAGTCTTATCGACCAGACCCTCGACCTGTGCAGCTGTTCCTGCGATTTCAAATCGAGAGCGATACAGCTCTAGCTTTTGCTGTTGCGCAATGGTTGAAGGATTAGATAGTTGCAATGTGAAATCAAGAAGATCCTCTCCCTCAAACCCATTACAGTACAGGTGAATAATTGCGATCTTATTCATCTCAGCGACAATGGTTCTCTGTATTCTTGCAATGGTTCTTGAAAATCTAATATCTTCCTGGGAGAGAGTTGCCTTTGCACCCAGGCCTTCATCATAGCCTAGATATGCCTTTGGTATTTTGAGAGCAGCAAAAAGTTTTTTCTGAATGTACTCTACATCTTCGATAGCTGTTGCATTCTGCCCACCTGCAAGTGTATCAATCTTCGTGCCTGATTCACCACCTCTAACGGGCAGGTAATAATCCTCATCAACTGATAATGGGTTATATCTAAGATCTACTCGACCAGAGTCTTTATTAACAACTGACGCCTTTTTAAGGGTTGACTGAACCTGCTCCATGTAATTGGGAATATCCTCAGGGGGAACATTACCCACATCAACGTAGAATACACGACGCTCAGGAGACCGAACGACACGATAGACAAGCATTGCGTCCTCAACAAGTATTAGCTGTCGCCAGATACGTCGAGCTGACTCGAGTACAGATGTACCATATGGAAGAAATGCATCATTTGCGAGAACACGCATGTGAGTGACCTGCCAGTTCTCAAGCACCTGGTTTCCTTGAGTTACCCACCTATATCTAACTGCCATAGGATCTTTTGGATCAAATCCTTCCTCACGCTCTACCTCATTCACAGGCATTGGGTATGCGTTTATTACACCGTGCTCTGGACTCACATCGTTAAAAAGAAAAAAGTCGCCATACTTGCAGAGAGTCCTAACCCAAGCAGACAGATTAAATTCAACATTAATTGTGTCATAAAACAATTCGCTTAAAATCTTTTTAATCGTCGGATTCTCTGAGTGTATGTGTAGGACGCTTCCTTTCTCATCTGCTGCAACAGACTCCTCAGAGTATATGTCAAGTGCTGAGCTGATTTCAGGTGTGTACTCCATCTCACTAAAATCACTATAGCGTGCCATTCGATCATATGTGCCATAAGCCGACATGGCTGTGCTATAAACGTGGCTCTGATTCTTTCGAAACATATCAAAGGCTGAAGATGTTACACCGCCTTTGTCAAAGTCACGAACCCTTCTCTTTATGACAGGACCACTGCGAAATAGCAGGGTTAGTCTCCTGAATAGTCCTTCTGATTTATCTGCCATTTTCTAGCTCACTTATACACCCAGTCAAACTCAGATAGGGCATGCTGCTTTTTATTCCATTCACCTGAGAGCTTGCTTTTCTTAAAGTCATCGGGTTGCACCTTAGGGTCTCTTGTTGCTGATGAATAAGGCCTTCCTTCTGTTATTGCACCGGGCATATCATCGTAGCTATTACGGGTCATCTTCATAGCCTTAAGCATGGCATCATTTAGATCTGATGAGGATCGACCGTGATCAGCTGAGGTGTCATATAACCAGGTTCCGATTGCCATGCTCATAACAAGATCGTCATTATAGCCTTTCATTGCCTGTGCTTTACTTCCAGACCAGACAAATGTTTTTAGTTCATCATAAAATCTAGAAGAATAAATCTTAATTTGCTTATTTCTTATTACCTCTTCTAGTTTTGATAAAATTAGATTTCTACTTTTGCCGCTGGTGGTAAATCCAGCAATCTCATTATCATTTTTTGGCACATAGTCTCCTATGTAGACACCCTTACGCCTTTTATGGTAGAGATTGGGATACTGCATTTCTTTCAACTTCAGAACTGTTGCATATCCGTAGCTATTATTCTCAGGACACAGCAATGCCTTATTATATCTGATGCCAAAATCGTGTAAAAGTTCGGCAAATCGGTCTGGGGGGATCTTTCCCTTATACTCTGCAACACACTCACCCTCTGTGACATCAATTATGTGGAATGCGGAGTAATCTCTTGAGTCACCCCTTGAAATATCAGCTGAAATGATATAATGATGCTCTGTTAGTGGGTATTTCCAGATCCACACATTCATGTCAGGACCTGCTCTCTCCTTCGGAGGTATGCACTCCAATCTGATCCACTCGATGTCAGAATCAGACAAAAATGTGTCTCCTGATGAGGCGAAGTCGCAAAGATACTCTTGAGAGATTTGACGATTTGATAGATTTTTTGTCGTCTTATCAAACCATTCCTGGCCTCTTTCTGGGTGCACATCCCAGGGCAACTTTATGGCTGCAAATTCATTAAGCCCTGCTTCAGCGTCTGTATAGAGCTTGTAATACTGACCTCCCACACCATTAGGTGTCGAGAGAATAATCACTCGACCACCTGTGCTAATTGTGGGGTATAGTCCTGTCCACAGATCATCAAAGTTTCTAACAAATGCTGCTTCATCGATGATCAACAGAGACAGAGCTTCAGAACGTCCTGCATCCTCTGATGTTGGGATTGCCTTAATGGATGATCCATGACTAAATTCTAGCAACTGCTTATTATTTGTTACTAGCTCGGGCAAAACAAGCCACGGCGGCAAGGATCTGACCATTGTCTTCACCTTGCCAATAAAGTTCTGTGCAACACTTAATTTGGTTGCAATAATGAGTATGTTCTTATCTTTCTGAAATAGAGCAAGCCACACAGAGTAGGCTGCAACAAGAGTTGACATTCCTAGCTGCCTAGACTTCAATATTATGCTGAATCTATTCTCTATGAATTTTTCAACACATTCATCCTGAAATTCATACGTGTCAAATTTAATCAATCCGCGAACAGGGTGTTGAATTTTTAGATAGTTGTTAAAAAAATAAGCTGGATCTTTTCCACATTTAACTATCTCTTTTATCTGGTTTGACTTATTAATTTTTGGCATTATTCGATGGTGTAATTGGTCGATCGCCTGTAATAGGCCATCTTCCTTGGTGTATACGGCGACGTCGTAATCATCTCAACACTATCACTTGTACCCAACTGCTTCACCTTTAGCGCACGAGTAGCGCCCTTTTTAAACTCACTACGTACATTTTTCATGTAATCGTTAGTAAGCTTGACCGACTCATCAGCAAATCTCTTAATCTGATCCCTTATGTTTCTCTCTGAGGCCAGATTAACAATTGTAGTATATCTGACAGTTAGTACATCTCCTTGCAATGAGCATTTTATTGACATTGTTGGAGACACTGTGGTCGAGCTATACCCAAAGGTATTGTCTAGAATCTGACCAAGTACATTGTTTTCTTCAAAGCTTAGCATGTTATCACCCGTTATAAATATCTATCATGCTCAAAATTGAATACTGAGAGATGCACGTTTTCTAATTTGAACCTCTTTTTCAACATCTTCTTTTTTGGGCCTCCATCCCTGACTCCAGGCTTGTCGCCTAGCTTCAGCCCAACATACTGAGCACGCAGAGCAGCACAAATATTTTTCAAATGCAACTATATCTGCTTGTTTATTCATTACTAAATCACAAATAGGACAAAATAAGGGAAACCTACTTTCCCCTTCTGTACTATCCTTTACGATAATCTTATCAAATCCCGTATAATCAGACATGAATAACTCTTGCATTCTTTTCTTTCTTAATAATATCGAGAGAATTGTCGACAGCATCTTTTATTGCATCTACATGAGAAATCACGATAATATTTCTAAACCACTTCTTTAAGGATTGTAATAGTCTACTGCATGCCTCTATGTTTGTCTCGTCTAGCGCACCAAATCCCTCATCAATAATCAACATATTTGTCTTTGGCAATGATGACACATTTATCAGTGCAACACGAATTGCTAGAGAAGCCATCATTTTCTCCATTCCAGAGGCAAGCTCAATTATTCTTCTAGAGTCTCCGTAGTTTATGTAAATGTCCATTGCATTTGACTCTGAATCTGCCTCTAGTTCCACAGTGAATCCTGTCACTCCGTGCAATATTTTTGCAATCTCAACATTAATAAGGGGTAGTTGCGAAGTCATGATCTGGAGCGGGATTCCCTTTTTTGACATTGCCTGCATAAACATGTCATAAAGCTTAAGGTCTTTCTTTATTTGAGAAAATTCTTGCTTCTCCTTTCTAAGCCTGTTTATTTCGACACTGGCCCTACTAATCTTATCTGCAATGACTAGTTTATTCTTCTCTAGCTCTTTGATATTCTTGCGGAGATCTAGCACGTTGTTTCTTAATTTAGCATCTGAAGATGTTTCATCATCAATTATTCTTTCTTGCATGTCACATAGAAGCTTACTGCTCTCATCTAGTTCTCTTCTAGCGTCTTTTGTCTCATTGGATAAATTGTTGATCTTTATCTCTAGTTGTGATATTGAAATTGAAAGAGCAGACTCCTTCTCAACAAGCTTATCATATTTTTGAATCTTTTCTTTAAGCTTTTCATTTATTACTTCGTCAAGAGACTGCCCCATCTCTGATAAATTTTCTAACAACTTTTCAACAGTTTTTGTCTGAGTTTCAAGACTCCCTTTGTCTAGATGGGACTGCTTAATAAACTTACAGGTCGGATACTCATCTCCGCAGGGCACCTCTTCAAGCCTTCTAGTTGATGCTAATTGACTTTCAAGAAGGGTGGCCTGATTTTGATATTCATGCTCAAGAGTAAGAAGAGATCTCTCTAGATTTCTTTGAAATTCTATTTGTTCCTTGAGGACATCAATTGGAAAATCATTTTTAACTCTTTTAATCTTAAGAATTTTTTCTCTCTCTTCATGAATTAGCCTATCGGAGGATTCTCTTTTCTTTACCAGAGATTCCAGATTTTTTCTATCAGCTTCAACAATAATGTTCTGTGAATCAATCTCTTTCTGTGTAACTGATTCTGTTATTCCTGACACAGCTATTTCAACATTGAGCTTTTCAAGTCTGTCACGTTTGTGCCTGATATCGTCCATGATATCTTTCATCGCTTGCCTGTTCTCAGATATGACCATATGACAATCATCAATCTCTGTATCCCAGTCGAGAAGGGGTATTATTTTTGACTTGGCCCTAAGATTCTGCGATTCATCTTTGGCTAGGTCATACATCTTTTCAAACACATTTAAATCGAGAAAGTTTGTGAGAATCATCTTTCTAGCTGTTGCTCTTTCTCTAATAAAGGTGTTCATTTGCCCTTGAGATGCCAAAGATGTCATTAAAAAGTCTTCAGGGGTCCCTATTATATCTCTCACAATTTTTTCAGTGTCTCGTCTCTGCTCACCCGATAAATCTGTCACTGGATTTCCACTTTCATCAAGCTCTAGCAGTGAAAGCGATGTTGTTCCATACACAGCACCCTTCTTTGTTTGCTTCTTAATAGTCTTTCTCTCGAGACAAAGCCTTTTACCATTCATGCTAAAGCTTATCGAAGTCTCACATGCGTTCTTTCTACTATTGATAATATGAACATTTTTTATGGGACCACGATCAGTTGTATTAAACAAGCCATAAACAAGAGCACCAATTATCGATGACTTGCCCTTAGCATTCTTTCCAAAAATTCCAGTGATTCCCGGTAAATTGTCAAAATTTATAACATTCCCTTCTCCATACACAAATGTATTGTCAAATCGAAAGGAATCAATTTGCCATCTAACGTTTCTTAGGCTCTCATCCTGGGATGCGATCTGAGAAAGGTATCGATCAATTAAGTCATCAAACTTATCGAGTCTTTGCTTATTATTTTTTAAATTGCTGTAATAATCCCTTATCAGCTTCTTGTGCGTGGAATTCTCTCTTAAGTTTTCCTTTGTAAAGAGATCACCTGATTTTGTCTGGATTTCTGCTGCATTAAATGATGTCTCTGTCTTAAACACTACCTCTGCGGCATCCTTAAAGGTTATTAGCTCATTTTGAATTTGCTTTGTTGTTGCCTGTGTAATGCTCTGGTCAGATCTTATTCTAAAACGAGCACCATTTGGATGCTTTGCTGACTGTATCAGTGTGTTCTTTATGTTTCCTTGCCAGTCTATCGTTATAAAAGGCTTGCTGTGAGGTATTTCATGAAAATCGACACTAAAATCATCTTTATCTCTAATGTCCCAAAACAGAAAGCCCTTCTTTGGATCCTCTCCATAGTTTTGCTGGATGGATGATCCACAGTATGCAATCGTCTTTTTATCATTTAAAAACTGACAACGGTGGATGTCACCCAGGAGTGAGAAGTCATATTTTTCAAACATGTCAACAGTTACTTCTCCATCTATTTCCCAATCAATATCTGTTGACGATCCCCAGACACCTCCATGAAACAATGCAATGCTTATCTGATCCTCGACAGGTTCAACATCTTCCCATGACTCTTCATCGAAGCATGATAAAACACACCAGTTATAGCCATCGATGCCTGTCGGATAAACACCTGATTGCTTGTACAAAAACAGCCTGTCATTGTCTAGAGCATTAATGATAGGAGAAATTGCATCCTGCCGATCCTTGTTGTGTTGCAATCCGTCATGGTTCCCTAAGATGATGTGCGTGGGTGCGATTTCTGCTAACTGTGTAAACCACCAAGAAAGATTATCAATAAGCTCTGGTGATATCCCTTGCGTCTTAGAGTGAACAATGTCACCGCCCACGTAAATTACATCAGGTCGTAGCTTCTTCGCTTCTACGAAAAAAGATGAAAATGACTCTTTATACTCTTCATGACGAGATAGCCCACGCCAGTGAATATCGGCTAGATGGATAATTCTCATATGATGTTTTGTAATTCTATAACAATTTTAGATTTTGTATGGCACATATCTGTAAGAACAAAAAACTTCTAAAAAAGAGAACCACTCTGGAGTGAGTTAATTCTGCTCTTTATTGCACTTTGTCTATCATAATAGACAGCGCTTTTTCTTAATTCTCTGAACTGATCTCGGTTCATCTCGCCAACATCTTTAAACTCTCCTAAGCTTAATATTCTAACATCGCAACAATATTCACTAAACATTTTTGCATATTTGTAGGTCTTTCTTTGCATGTCAGAGTCTAGTGCCAGCAGTATTGGTGTCTTATTTGAGACAATTTTCTTGAAAAGTAAAGATCTCTCACTTATCCCAGCACCCAACAGGCAGGTCGCATTATAGTTGGCCTTTACCAAATCAAACGGTCCTTCAACAATTGTGAGCTCTCTTGACCAGTCGATATTGATTTCATTGAAAACAATCGCTGTCTTATCAGTTCTCGCATTCAAGTACTTCAGCTTAGCGTCTGGACCAATTGCTCGAGATGCATAAAAATTAAGCTCACCATCACAATCAAAAGAAGGCATGATAACACGCTTGCAGTGTCTCCCTCTTGAGACTGCACCAAATTTAAAGTACCAAAAATCATCAGCTGATAGGCCCCTTCTAGTCAGATACCTTATTGCAGATCTCATGTCAGGATCTCTTGTTTTAAAATTGTCCACTAAAAGAGAAAATCCCGCAGGGAGCTTGAGCTCAACCTCCTCTGGAGTGACAACTAAGTCCCGTGTTGAAGACTTTCCCAGAAATTCTGTCAAAAATTGATTGCATGACTCTTGCCCAAAGTATTTTTTTAAAATGGGCTCAAGTGTCTTTCCTTTAACACCACACACCCAGCAGTGACACTGCCAAGTCTCCAAATTTATTGAAAACTTCTTCTTAGATGAAGAACTGCATGAAGGACACTGAACAGCAACATTTGTACCGTCGTTGGCGACCGAAGGCTTTCCAAACACACTTGTGATAAAAGTTATCTTACTGCTGATGCTCTTCACTTCACACCCAAAGTAATTTTAACAGGCATCTAACCCTGTTTTCAAGCATATATGAGATCTAGCAATAACATATGCATCGGCCATATCATAACAAAATTGTTCAAGAACAACCTTTCCCTTTCTGGGTCCGCTTTTTAAAACTTTATTGGGCCACTCGTGATCCGAATCTTTTAGTTCATTAGACACCCAGCCTAGCACCTGCTCCTTGGTCTGACGACCTCCGTCTTTCTTTCTCACAATCTTAATTCCCAGCGAACGACGGGCGACATTGACATTAATAAAGCTAGGTTCAATCTTTAAAGAATGATAGCAGATGTATGACACAATTCCATTAAATCTAGCTAGCGTCATTAGTGTCTTTGCAGAAGAGAGCCCTGGACGAAAAGCCTGTAAGTTCTCCTCTATGACTATTTCTGAAATGGGGTGTCTTAGTAGTACGCCCAGAAGTGAATCCGTGATGGAATCCGCCTTTCTGAACATATCCTTGTGCTTTGCCAATGGTACAAATCCCATTTCTATAAGGGTACCGTTAGAAGTCAATACGCACCATCCAGTGCAGCTTGTAGAAATATCCAGACCCAGAACCAATTAAAAATCCTGCTTTATCTTAAAGAGAATCCCATCAGAATTTCTCTTCTTAACGGGTTGCGCTAGCTTTGCTTTCATTATAACATTAAGATTGTCGTCATGTAAGTTAACACCGTCAATATAGACGAATCTTGGATCAATCTCATTTGGATCAAAAGAGGCTGAGACTAATTGAAATTGTGGGTTAGAGGAAGAATTATGTAATCCTGTCTCACAGGGCACATTTACTGTTAGCACGTGCGTGCTTTGCTCTCCCTTAAAGCTGATCTTAAACTGATCCTTTCCAAAAAATGGAATGTTGGGAGACTTAATGATGACCAAGCCCTCATCATAAAAAATATTACCAACACTAGCTTTTTTTGCATGCGGAGTCAGTGAATCAGCTCGATATAAACTTCCTCGTCCATTATCCTTTAGTGTAATTTGGACAGCGCCCTTTGATCCTGTGAGGCTGGCGTCTTGAATTTGAAATGTCTCGGGTAGAATTCTGTTTCCAAAATACAAGTTTGATATGTCAAAAATCACTATTTCATTAGAACTTAGATCCCTTGTTCTCTGCGCAATTGATAATCCCAGGCCCTCTGGAGCATTAAATGATGGATTTTCAGGAGTTGCCCTGCTTAGAGGAAGTATATTAGAGGACTGTCCCGGATAAAATAGCGGTGGATTTCCCCCAGACCCAATTAGATTATCAAGGCTAATTATGCTCAAATTTAACCCACCTTGAGACTCTTTAAACATTGACAACGGTCCACGCTGTAAGCTCTCTAACCGATCCTCATTTGTGTCAACACCCGATAGTAAAAGCTCATAATCTGGAAAAAATCGACCATTATCACACGGTAACACCGTTAGATTTCTCTTTTGAATAGATCCAGAATTAACAGTAGCTGAAAATGTTCCGGCGCCGCCAGGAAAGCCTGACGCATCAATAGATGATGAACTGTACATGTAGTCATTAAAGCTAAATTCTCTGTTGTCAGCTTTCAGCCGGGGTATTCCCAGTGTGAGCATCCCCGTACTATCAGTGCGTGTTGGCCCTTGTGAAGATGTCAGTTTGTACAGTCTAGGTGTCTGACCTGTAGAAAAATCTCGTGTAAAGTTTTCTAGATTTATCTCATGGCCTCCGACACCAAAAGATGCAGAGACATTGAAAGGATCATTTGTTGTCTGAGAGCTTGATATAAACGGTGTGATCAGAACATTTCTCTGCCGTGTCTCCTTCACAAAGAATGGCGGACAATAGAAGAGCAAGCTTCCTGTGGTGCTCTGGCCTAAAAGAGAAGCACTATGCACTCGACTGTCACTGAGGTATTCCGCAAAGATCTTTACATCATGGATCTCGGCATTGAGCGGATGATCTAGCAAAAATCCAGTTGGGTCTCCCTGGTGAGCATATGATCCAGTTTCACCCTGAAATGCGTCGAATAAGCCCTCATTCGTAGCAGCTGTAGGATTGAAAAATCTACGGGAGTCGGTGCTCGAATGCCTGGCATCTGACCCACTGTAATAGTTTCCGACAAATAATGCTCCAGCATGAGAGGCGCTAAGATGTAATTCAGGCATGCAAGAAGCAGAGGGAATTGTAAAGTCATACTCTTCGTTATCCACCCTGATGCTTCCCTCACCATTATTGATGAGATTTGTTCCCCATCGGATTGAGATGTGATGCCAGTGATTTCTCTGTAATGTGTTATCAGGCGTGACAAATATCAGTCCTGCGGAGCCCGTTGCGGCGCCCAACACGACCTGATTCTTATATGCTGAATTTGATGATGACACCTCACAGGGAATTTGTGAAGGCTCCCAGTACCGACAGCTCTCGTTAAGCTGTAGCATGATTCGAAAGCCCTTTGTCAGCCCGTGCTCATCTCTCTCTGATCCCGATACCAGAGATATTGCATAGTGATTTGGAAGGTGGAGAATTGTTCCTGCCTTGAAATCCCTATCTGCAGCGCCGTTGTGATAGCGAGGGTTGATATAAAAGTCAAAAGTAAATGGACCCCTAAGGGCATAACGCGGATCACTGCCCAGCTGTACAAATGCAGAATTATCAGATGGAGCAAGACCGGTGGGCAGATTAGGATTTCCAGAATTAGGAATTATCCTATTCACTGGGTTTGCATCTGTGCCCAGATTACTAGGTAGCTCGGGACTCCCAATAGACAGGATCCTTTCTGGAAACCCACCGGTGTCCTTTTCCGGGAGAACCGATGCTGAGTTTAGATAGATTAGCGCAGTGTCGCTGGGCACATTTGATGCTGTGAAAAAATTCAAACAATGATAGTTTGTGTATGAGAAGTCACATGAGTCATAGGTCGATCTGTAAAAAGGCATGAGAGAATTCTTGATAAACTGCTTCTTAAAAGAGGCAGTAGCATAGGCTGTCTCATCATAGGCACGTGCGCTGTCGTTGTCTGTGAATCCTCGAATCTCGTAAAACATGTTGTCAGAGTCGAATCGCTTGATCGGCAATTCCTTCTGGTTGCGAGGAAGAATTGATGCACTATTGACATATGTCAGGTAATCCTCCATGGCTGATTTTATTGCAATATTTATCGGCTTTCCAGACGAATCGGGTCGTGACGCACTGAGTATTTCTCGAGACAGGAAGTCTAGGCTTATGGTTTCACCTATTTGTGTGCCTTCGAGATTGAATGCGGTCCTAGTCTCTTCGCTTGAATTAAAGTCATTTTGCTCCTTGATAAACGGACTTGGTCGGGCAGACACACGAGCGCTTCCAGACATCTGGCTAGTTACAGTGTGCTCTGACTCGTCATTTGGTGCCCGAGATGAGGAGACAAACTTAACCTCGGGGTGAAGAGAGAGCGTTGAAAGCTCAAAAAGCTGCGGTGAGATCTTTATAAAGGACACAGCCGCTCTCTTTAGAAGTCAAGCCGAACTCTAATTGTCAGGTCCTTCTCGTTATTCTTCTCAATCGGCCTGCTTACCTTAGCAATTGCCAGGAGGTTATCATTAGCGTCATAGAGACCAACGGATGTAAAGAATGCAAATGACTTCTGTGTTGCCTCCTGACCCGCCTCAATTACCTCGATATCATTATCAGAGTCGACAAATGTCGGATTACCGGAGTAATTAAATTCATCCGCTGTTGCCCTGCAGAAAATCAATGTAGAGTTTATGTTGGTGATATTTTGAAATGTAAAAGCTGTCTGTGAACCAGAGCTAAATCTACATGAGCAAAGGTGATTTAAAATATCATCGATAGAGGCTGAGACCATTAGATCTGGGATGAACTTTGCATCTCGATTTCCACTATTGTCTGCAGAACCACTGCCGCCGCCGATGATCATCTTTCCAGTCCCGACTGATCCTGGATTGTTCTCATTCATCGCTGCGATAGCTCCTGATACGTGCTGACCGCCTGACAGGATCTTCTTTAAGTCAAATGCTGCGATTCCTTGCTGATAGAAAATCACACCAACAGACTCTGCAGTGTTAGCAGCGTTAACAATGTTACCCGCGCTACCTCCAAATGTTGTCTCCTGATTTGATGCAGCGCCAATATCTGTGAAGATCTTCGATCCTGTGATCGTCGTCCTATTCAGGTTTGTGTAGAAAGTGCCTGTTACTGCACCGCCGCGGGCTGTCGTGTCCTTATCATCAATACAAGCAGTTGCGAAAAATCGCATCGCAAAGCTCTCACGCTTTATCTGGTCACGTGTGAAGAGACGCTTGAAATTGATAAACATTGCCTCATCAATGCCATCCTCACCGCCAGCATTACTGATCGGGGCTGTGAATCGTGCTGTGGCATCACCTAACAGTGTCTTAGCATACTGCCTGTAGATGTCAACCTTTTCACGCATCATCACAGACTGTGATGGAAATAGAAGTTTGCCGGCCGAGTCCTGACCTGTTGATGAACCTGTGACAGTCGCACTCCCGCTGTACAGACCCACTGTTATATCAAAGACTGGGTTAGCTGTCTGCAGTGTAAAATCCTGATCATAAACAGTCTGAAAAAGAGAACTGGTTATTCCTGGGCCAATTCCACCTGTAACAAATACCTGATATTTCTTTCGGGTGGTTGAACCAGAAATATCCTCCTGAATGATGTCAACTAGCTGGTTCAGAAATGACCTGCTGGTCTTGATATCTGAAGCTGCTATCTCCTTAAATGTTGCCACTTTTTAAACTCCGACTATTACGAGATCTGCACATTAAAGCTTGTGAAAGCACCTGAGTTCATCCCTGAGATCTCAACAACCTTCTGGACAACGGAACCGCCCTTTTGCTTATATGTGGTGTGAACGGCATTTGAAACCGACTTTGCCTGAACTGAGAATGATAGAGATCCTAAATTGGATGTATTAGTCACAGGATCGGCGGGTATGATGTAAGTTGCCATATTATCAGCATTCACTGAATCTGGGCCACCGACACCAGGAATTGTTAAAAATAAATTATCCATCACAATTTTATAGGAGGCATCTGTCAGCTCAGGTGCAAGAACACCTCCCCCACTAATTTCCTGCTTAACAGTAACTGATTTAGAGATATCTCCTGATACAGTTGCCCGTGATAGTGATAGTGTACTATCTGTCACTCCGACAAGAGCTAGATTGGGCAGCTTGCTCAAATTAGGATTACTAATGCTGATTAGCCTGTACTTTTGTCCCAGGTTTCCTCTTGTGAGTGCTTCCATCACAGGTGTATTCTTTTCAATCTTTTCCTTGCCGACTGTGCGGCCGAACTTTTTAATAATGCTATAGTCGATCTCGTCATCGCCTAATGCAAATTTTATAATTGAAAATGATCCGTCATTTCTTGCCAGGAATTGACGTCCGATATCTGTAAGCACAGCATCTAAAATAATATTGTTAGTCGAGTGGTCAAGAAACCCCATCGTTAATTTCTCCTCGTTGTAAGTCTGTGCTGTTTGATCAATTCAATACAAGGCTGACAACGTTCTCTGTTTTGTTTCAAGTATGTAATCACTTTTCTCACGGTGCAAGCCTCAGCAGCTTCACATCCTGTTCATAAATATACAAGCTCTAATTATTCACAGTAAATAAAAACTCTGCATTAGGTTGATGAATTAGGTGTTAATTGACCAAAGCCAGAAGATTGCACATCTCCTGTTGATCCAACTCTTGTTCCGGGTGGTGAAACCCTTAGTAATGGATCTATGGTGCTATCATTAATAAAAATATCTATGATCTCACTGCTTTGCAGATCTGTATTGATGATCTGTAGTTTATAATTTGGATTCTCTGATACGCTGTTACCTTCTCCTGGAGATTGTGCTGCGATTAAATTCTCATCAATGACAGTTTCTGTTGCTGCAATTCCGCTACCCTGGTCCTCATGAATATGTTTTCTTGTCACCTTTAAAAACTCAGGATCAAAATATAGCTTAATTCTTCTATGACCAGAGTCCCTCATAGTATCAATAAATGTGTCACCAGTCATAAGCATATTTGGATAGGCTTTTGGAGCACCAGATCTAGATATCATTGTAATCCTTAGCTTATTCTTAAACCTGTCATAACTAACTCTATACTGGATAGAATACTTTGAAGCAAGTCCTCTAGCATCAACTGATGCGACTGCGTAAATAAATGATGAATCCTTAGTAAACTGTCTATCCCTATAAAATTTCTTTGGCATTGGCATCTTTGTCACGAGGGTAGGTGGAACAAGCTCCAATGGACGAGATTTTACCTCTGAGTCATCAAAATCATACTCAGCTAGAATTGTAAACGGTCTTGAAACTGACCGTCTTCTGAACACCTGAAACCTCTTAATGTCTCGTTGTGGATTTTGTGGAAATTCCCAAAATACAAGTAAGCTGTCAGTCTTAAAGTCATATTTAAATCTGATATCACCCGGAGGCTTGGGTGGAATTTTCTCCTGGCAGATGACAGTTGTCTTTTTTCCAGCAGAAGCTATCAAAGCAGTTGACATTATTACCTGATCGGGAGTCGAAGAGTCCCAGTCTCCACTATCTGTATCAATTCGAATTGACTCAAATCTTGACAGGGATACAGCCCTTATATTATAAACATACGCACCCCCATAGCGGACAGCTGGATCGATAAATGATGTAATGCTAGGGCTATCAAGAATAACTGGAGGAAGAGGTGATAGGTTTCCATCAGAAGTTATCTCAAATTTTTCGATGTAGTATCCTATGAGTGATGACCCCTCTTGTGTGCTAGCGTTGCTGTCAACACTGTCGTCTGGGATGGCTTCCTGATGAATAACAGTCATTCCAGGCTGATACTCTGATGCTATGAGTGCTCCGGGTATGGCACTGGATGCGGCATCATTCTGGAGCTTGCTTGCCATCGATATAACTCCTCGCAGCTCATCCTCATAGACATTGACAGTGTCTATCACTGAACCGCTCAAGAGTGTTCCAAAAATTAAATTATTCACATTAAAATTATTTTGAAGAATTTTGATGTCTGATAGTGGATTGACAATGGTCTCCTGTCTTGTGTCAGATTTTGCAAAACTAAAACCCATTGCCTGTGGGTTTCTCAAAGCAGATCGAATTAAGGATCCTTGTGTTGACGGAGTGACGACAGACTGTAGACCTTGTGACTGCTGTGACACAGAGCCTCCCATATCAGAAAAAACTGCAGATGATGACAGTGAGGTATAGAATGACTGATCAACACCTGTATCCATCAAGCTAACATTGCTGAAATATGCATTCGATATCGCTGATTCAAACATTAGCTGCGATGTGTGGTTCGACACTCGTACGTCTTTAAACTGGTCAAGTAATCCAAGATTATTGCTTAGAACATGCCCGAAGCCTGTCGAGCTTTGGTCTGCAGCAAACGTGTTGAAGTCCGGAGGTGTAAATGTTACCCTCACAAACCTTGGAACTCTATCAATATCTGCAAAGAAGTCCAAACCATCTGCAACTAATTGAGTTATTGTGACTGGAGATGTGGTCGTTCCCTGATTTACTCTCTCATCCGGAGTAAAGTAGACATAGCTAAACTCTGATTGAATGTTTGATGGCTCTGGGATATCAATTCTGGTCACTGGTTTTGAGGGATAAGCAATTGGCAGCTCTAATTCGCGCATGAAACGTCGGGTATTTGTGCTCTGAGCTGGGGGTGGGAACTCAGGAATGGGAATGGTTCCGCCAGATTCTGCAATCTGTTCTGCCATTGCATTCTGCATGGCTGCAAGCATCTGATCAAGTGTTGGCATGGTGCAACCACTCTCTTTGTCTTAAGTTAAATAACTGTCTTCTCATTGTCACAGCCTGACCTGTGTTTTGAATCATGTTTTTCAAAATTCTTCATCTCCCCTCGCCAACACTTCCTCTCCCGTGCTGCTTATTCGAGTATCTGGCCCACCGGTGACCTGCTGGCCGGGAACATCAAAGCTTTTTACGAGGTCGGCCGTAACAAAGAACTGATAGTATGTCGGCTCGTTGGGGTCTATTACTGGAGATGTGCTGGCTGCTATTCCAGTTGATGTTTCGACTCCGTCTCCAGAGCCTCCGGCATCGCTAGATTGACCCAGCTCAAAAGTTGGGTCATTCTCATCTATTAGGATGCAGAAGACTCGGTCGAAGATCTTCGTTCCTGTGATCTGATTTTTGTATCTCTGTGAATTAAACAATGCAGATCGAGAGATCTCGCCTGAGAGACGTGAAAACTCTAGATGGGCTGACTGTGACTTTCCCTTGAATGCACTAAACTTCTTAGCCCTATTCAAGAGATCAGAGAATTGTGACATAGACTCAGGATCAGGCCCATTGTAAAGGGATGTATCAGGTGTTAGCATAAAGGTTCCTTCTGACACATCTATTCCCATTAGCAGCTTGAGATACATCTTCAGGTAGTAATCACCCATATTATTATTTGTTATATGATTAACTGTTGCACGTGGTCCACCTACAGGCAGGGCTGTCAGGGCTGAGAGGCCGCCTTGTGGGTACATGTAATCCTTCCTGGGATCTATCACAGTGCTGATAATTCCTGTCCCTGACGGGTCTGGCTTCATCGAGAAATTTAGAAAATATGTGTGCCCTCGGAGAGCGGAGGCAGTTTGGGGGATGGGGGGTGACACAGTAGGATCTGACGATACAATATTTCTATTACCTTGAATTATGTGTGCTGACATGTCGAGTGGGAAAATCAGGGGACGAGACTGGACATATGAATTGACCAAGTTGCGACGGTGGACGTGTAACCTGATCATCGTTGTATCAGAATAGAATGAATCACCGGTATTGTTAACAGTCTTCTGTCGGAGACCCTCCACCATTCCTGCTGGAAGGCCTACAACTAAAATTCTGTACTTTTTTTCCGGATCTGTGAATCCTGACGTGCTGAAGAATGCCATAAGATTATCAACCATTCCCTGGTTTATCACCTGAGTTGTCGGAATATAAGGATACTTTTCAGAAAGGTGCTTTAATCCATACCTCATAGCTCCACTGAGTGCTATCTGGTCCCTTGTCATTGTTTGTAGCAGGTCTGCACCCTCCTGTGTGTCCCTTAGCTTTCTAATAAATGCGTCCTGCGGAGTAGAATGAGGATGATTGGCGGGATAGGGTGATGTTAACGAGCTAAGGATCTGTGGGAGCTTTCCAGCAGCACTCTTTGTTATTAAATTTAGGTAGTGGAGAATGTTAAACACAGCCATATCCTCCTCAAGAAGCTTCTTTTTTATACCTCCTATCAGAGAGATCATCCTCTCTGCATCTGCCTTGGATCCTGAGGCTGTCCCTCCTGTTGCATCTGTATTTGTCAGCACAGCAGTGAGCACCAGATCGAGTATTTCCTCCGAACCCTCCACTGTTCCTATCTTGGTAAAATTGTCCAAAGCTGTGGTGAAGCCGATGCCATTGAGGACATTATAGTTGAATATCATGTAGCCGCTGCCGGTGTTGGTCGCTTGATCTGACTCGCCAG